AACGCCGAAGCGGCGGAAGGTAAAGTAAAAGTATAACTTCCTGTTGTGCAATCCGCAAAAACGACTTCGTCATTCAAAGTCAATACATAACTACCAGTCTTAGCAGCTATTTTATTCTGGACACCGGATGTTTGAAGAGTATCACTAAACTTAACTAAACCGGTTCCTAGAGTCGCGATGGCATAATTCGTCGTACTGCCGGATTGCGCGTCTACCCTTAGACCATAACTCGTCGCGATATTCGCGTTGCCTTGATTTGCTGCCCAGAACCCGCTATTGCGGGTCATGCTCATCGTGCCTGCGCCTGCGAATAACGGGACGTTTGCGATGAAACCTACGCCGTCAGCTTGACTGACTGTCTGACCTGCCGCGGCCGTCAATCCCCAATTAGCGGAGAAGACGCCAGTTGCTGCTAACGTCAAAGACGAAACTGTATTACCTGCGCCCAGTCCGGAATAAATTAAACTGTCGTATCCGAAATGATACGGCGTCGGGGGCGAGGCGTTATTCGGTGCCCAGACACTTGTCAGCGAAATCCCAACTTGATCTAACGCAAACTGTGTTGTTGCGCCATCAACAACAATCCCTGTTATCGAGTCGCCATTATTCGGTGTGACATTCCCGGCATAAATCAACGGGAACGTTGCTGGTCCAGCGGTACTGGCTGAGTGAATCGCGCCTGTACTATCGATCCAGAAAACTGGACTAGGGATGCCTACCGTACTGAGTTGTAAAAAGTCTTCGCCCACCTTGGACAACCAGGCGTTTTGGGACGTAAGACTTGCGGTCAATGTGACCTCTTAAAATGGCGGTTGATGTAGGATTTGAACCTACGATACCCTTTCGAGTATGGAACTTTAGCAAAGTTCTGCGATCAGCCTCTCTGCCAATCAACCGTAAACTTGGGGTAGGGGTTTCAACCTACCTACGATTTTTCCCCAATTGAATCAAGGATCAAGATGGCATGAGAGGATGGAATCGAACCACCATACGCGGTTTTGGAGACCGCAGTCCTAGCCGTTAAACGACTCTCATATTTTTAAATCTATCAACATAATTAAGGGCTGGTTGCACCAACTCAGGATGATTTTCTATCCAACCTATCAACCAATTGCAATCGCGGTGTACTAAAGCCCGAACTTTTTTAGCTTCATGATCATGATCTACACAAACTTCTACATCCGTCACAGGAGGTAATATCTTAAAACAACAAGCACAAACTCCTTTCTATTCTTCGTACATACGGATCTTATCTTCCCAAGTTATTCCGTATTTTTGTTTATAATGTTTAAGTCGACTACGTTCTCTTTCTTGTAAAAGATTTTTAGCGTGATAATTTTTATTATACAAAGTGGTACATTTCTTACAACGAGAATATTCTTTTCCGTTATCGGAACGTATAAAAAACTCACCCTCTTTTCCACACTTAATACATATCTTCATTTTGCTCTCCAGATAAGAGTTGACGGGACGTGTATCTGGCACGTCCCATCTAATTGTACGTACAAAAATTGGGGGCTCTGACGGGGATCAAACCCGTATGCCGCGGATGAGAACCGCGTATCCTGTCATTAGATGACAAAGCCTTGGACTACCCGGGGAGGCTTGAACTCCCTAAGAGAAGTTTTGCAAACTTCCGCCTCGGCCACTTCGGCATCGAGTAGTTTGAAATGGCGAGAGTGATGGGAGTCGAACCCACGATAGTCTGTCGTGACAGGACAGTGCGATTGGCCTCTACGCGACACCCTCGTTGAAATTGGCTGTCACCCTCGGATTCGAACCGAGATCTTAGGCATTAACAGTGCCCCATCTTGCCGATTAGACCAGATGACAATTGAAAATTAAAATGGTGGATAGTCAAGGACTCCAACCTTGGAAGCTCACATGGAGCGGCTGGTTTACAGCCAGCAGTAATTGGCGCTATACGAACTATCCGAAAATGGTTGTCAAGTCGGGGGTCGAACCCGAATTACTAATTTAGGAAATTAGCGCTCTGTCCATTTGAGCTACTCGACAATAAAATTTAATGGCGGTCTGATAAGCAGGATTCGGTTCGGCTTGCGCCGCGGCAATCATTCGTCTATGCCTTCACCCGCCGGTCATCGCCTGAGTCTGGCTCTCGGCCTACTTGAAGTTGCTCCGACAGAGAGTTACTTCGCTTGAATGATATGTTAATTTATATCAGATCTTTAGTTTGATATAAAATAACATATACAAAGCCTTACTCGTGTGATTACTCACCCGGCAGCTTCCACCGTGTCGTGACTCGTGAGTCCTGACTTTCCTCGACGGGACTCTTTGCTTCGGTTTCCCTACCTGATTATCAATCAGGATTCAGCATACCATCCGCCGCGATTGCCTAGACTACCAAAACTAAAATGGTCGACAGGGTGGGACTCAAACCCACAATCTTTCCTTTAGAAGAGGATTGCTCTTTTCAATTGAGCTACCCGCCGAATATGGTCGCCCGTGCGGGAATCGGACCCGCGCTACTAGATTGAAAGTCTAGTGTGCTGCCATTGCACTAACAGGCTAAAATGTCGAGCGATCTACCCATGACTGGTAATCGCCCTTTGTCATGTTACGCATCGTTGCGGCGCAAGCGCCTGCAAATTGGTTGTCGGCGATGGTTCTGCCCCATCTCGGCACACTTATCGGGTGTTTCGCGGCTTATAAGACCGCGCTGCATCTAATGCTGCCGACATCAAAGTCTGGTGATTATTTTTACGAGGTTAAGTTCACCAAACCTCGGACATTACAGAGCGCGGCACCGCGGTGTCCACTCTAATCAAGATGGTACGCAACCGAGGAGTCTAACCTCGCTGGACGGCGTGTAGGGCCGTTGCATGTAACGATCTGCCAGTCGCGTATTAAAATAAAAAGTGTGTGGTCTATAGGTCGCCATTTATTCCCCGGCAGGGGCGACTCCACGCTACGGTTTCCCGTTTCGACTTTCGTCTCGTCAGGCGTTAATGCCGGGCCAGATGTCCCTGTCAACCACACTTAGGACCAACGCATCGCATTACATAAAATTGGAGATCCTGCTCGGACTCAAACCGAGATAATCAGTTTCGAAGACTGAAGCCCTATTCATTTGGACGACAGGATCATAAAATGTTGCGAGACTCTCACTCGCTTTCGGTTTACTTAACGTGAATACCGGGCTCCGGTGATGTCCCGGGTCATTCATGCCAGTATACCGATAAATACTGGAGGGCCTACAAGGATTTGGACCTTGGTTTCGGCTTTCGTAGCGCCGCGTCTTATCCATTGGACGATAAGCCCTTAACTTTTTTGTTTACTACCGACTCATCACAGCAGTCATTCGGTAGAGTTCGAAGATAACACAGTCAGGAGGGCTTCCTTTATCCTATGCATCGCCGTGACATAACCTAGTCGAACCGCTGAATTTCTTCAGTCGGCAATTCCCTCGACTTAAACAAACTTGGTGAACCGCCCGGGGCTCAAACCCGGACCTCATTCCTTAAGAGGGAAGAATGCTGTCGCTAACACCTGCAGTTCACAAATGTCTGGGATCGGCCGGAATTTTAACCAACACCTTTCATCGCTACTCACTAGTTTTCACGATGACTATTCGTTTCTTTTCGAATTCAGATCCCGTAGAAATTGGTGGGTCGCCTTGGATTTGCACCAAGATTCGTCGGATTAAAAGTCCGCTGTGTTACGTATTGACACTAGCAACCCAAAACTGGGGGACGTTAGAGTTATGACCTCAGGCTTATCCATTCGCGAATGGCTTATCCCGTCCCGTTGAAACATGGAGCAGATGTCGGGCTTCGAACCCGAGACTAATCCTTACCGAGGATTTATTTTTCCTGCTAAACTACCTCTGCTAAAAACTGGAGCCAAAGCCAGGAATCTAACCTGAGCCTGTGCATTACCAATGCACCGTTCTAACATTGAACTACTTCGGCTTGGAGCAGGGCCGAAGAATTTAACTTCGGTTTCGACCTTACGAGGGGCGCGTCTTGGACACTGGACCAGCCCTGCTTAGAAAAAAAAATGTCGTGTGACCGACCTTATTCGGTGCCCGAAAGCCCCGAGATCCACAAAGAACGAGCGTAAAGTAGTCGGCGCGGGAGCGGAAGTGTTGGGTGTTTCTCGTAGCCTGACGGCTCACCCTCAACTCGTTTCAGCGCGATACTATCCACACGACTGAGAAACTTGGAGCGGCTCAGGGGAATCGGACCCCTTCTTAAACCTTGGCAAGGTCTCGTACTGCCAATATACGAGAGCCGCGAAATGCTTGTCGACCGCTTAAAACCGGTGCTCCGAGTTTACGGGCTCTACCAGTCCTGCGCTTCGACAATCTTGGAGCGTTCAGCGAAAATCGAATTCGCTTGTCCTGGGTGGAAGCCAAGTGCCTAACCAATCGGCCATGAACGCTTTGAAAATGGTCGCGGGACGCGAAATCGAATCGCGGTGGCGAGCCTTATGAGAGCTACCTGCTTACCAAAGCTTCCCGCATTAGAAAATGGTGGACCTTAGCAGAATCCAACTGCTTCTTGATGTTTGCAAAACATCCGTCATCGCGGTAGACCAAAAGCCCACTGAAAATTTAAGACCGATACTCTTTACGCCTCGGTTTACGTCACGACTTCCTTGACGAGGGCGTTGCCTTTTACCACAGGCAGCGGTACTAAAATGGTCCGTCGCGAAAGATTCGAACTTTCACGGATTTCTCCAATAGTTTCTAAGACTATCGTGTCTCGCCATTTCCACCAGCGACGGATAAATTTGGTATCGGTAACAGGATTCGAACCTGTATGGGTATGACCCCGATTGGGTTTAAGCCAATTGCGTCTCGCCAATTTCGCCATACCGATATGGTGGCTATCCTGAGACTCGAACTCAGAGAATTTGGTTTTTGAAACCAACACGTTTACCAGTTACGTCAGACAGCCTAACTTAAAAATATTATTACTCCGACCACGGCTCCTGCTAATGCAACGAGGGCGGCCTTTTTCTTGAATGTCATTCTTGTATGAGCGACAATCAAGGTGAAAAACATTCCTGCTAAAAATGCTAACGTTGCTATCATAAAATTGGTCGAGAAAGTTCGAATTGCACGAACACCCCCACGGCTCCAAACCGTGTGCTCTGCTATTAAGCTACTTCTCGTTATTTAAAATTCTTTGACTTCGCCGGAATATTCGGAGACTGTTTGTATTTCTTTCCGGAACTACCCCATATAAAACAACCGTTCGTATCTGCCGCGTATGATGACTTCGTAAAGACATCTATAAAATCGGTGCCACCAGCAATATTAAACATCTCCGCGACGTCAAACGGGTGGATGTATTCAAACTCACCAGGGCCATCGACAAGTTGCTTTATGATGGCTTGACATTCTTTAAACTGTTCTTTATACCAATCACGTTCTTTTTGCAAATTCGCCACAATAGAAACGACGTCCATTTTTACTCCTATACTACACTCCAATTACTATACTTCTAAAATTGGTACGGGAAGCTGAAATCGAATCAGCGCCCTATGCTTCCGACGCATAGATACTGCCACTATAAGATTCCCGTATGGGGTGATCGGTGGGTAACGCGCCCACTTAACAGGCTTCACAGGCCCGTGCCTTACTTTTAGGCTACGACCACAATCATGGCTCTCGTCCTACCGCTAGACGAACAATCCCCGAAGGCATCGTGTGGGACTCGAACCCACGTTTAGAGCCTATCCTGCCTCACCGTACAATACGTGCGAGGACTTAAACTGTTAAATCTCCGTCCAATCTTTCAGTCTGCCTTTTAATCTTTTCCAGGTTCTGGCAGCATGACAATTAGCACAAACAACATCACATTTCGCTATTTCTTTTAATATCTGAACTTTTCCAAACATGACGTGCATCCGACTTAAATTACCTAATTTCTTTCCTCGAACGTGATCAAAAGCCATAATGTAATATGGATACTTTATACCACAATCTTTACAAGGAACGTCTTTCTTTGTTTGTATAAATTGTCTTAAATAATTTTGATTACTTCTAGCTCTTTTGATTTCGTCGCTTCTATTTTCTTGATACCATTGTTTATAATAATCAGAACGAACTTTAGAATCTTTATGAGACATCTATTCTCCTCTGCAAAGGTTTAGTGGGGGTGTTGCAGCACCCCCTAATTGTACGTACAAACTTTGGAGCAAAATCGAAGAGTCCAACTTCGGCTTCCGCATTACAGGTGCGGCGTCATGAGCGCTAGACCAATCTTGCTTAAACTTTTCTTTTTATACATTACCACAATCTTGAATCTTTGTCAAGTACTATTTCAATAATTATTCCGGTTCCTTAACTCCCCACACCGCACGGCCGCGTTTTTTCCCATTAGCGTTGGGGCTCAAACTTCCGCCGTCACCCATCACTTGAATATCGATTGCTTTCCGTGCTGCACCCTTTACTTCCTGCGCTTCTGTAACCTTCTCAGCTTTAGGCAGCTTTCCCTTTCTTAAGACTGCATCGCACTCACTCGACTTTCCTGCAGGTTGCGTTGTTCCGCCTTCTGGCGTTGACTTACCTGGTCCTACTGGAATCGATGTTTTCATAAATCCTCAAATTTAAAGCCGGGTACTTTTATACCGGTCGTAGCGTTGCGCTCGCGGTGTCATTTCCCCGGCGGCAACCTCGTCTGGCGACGAGTCTTGCTTTTAGTTGTATTTATTCATCTTAGAGTTGTCAGCTTGCTTTAAGCCGTTACACCTCCCGTCGCTTGCGCGACTCATCTAACTAGTGCATGGTAACACAGGTTAGAATCTTTGTCAAGCACTATTTTAAAAATTTTGCTTTTTCATGATAAACAGGAATCAGTCTTAAACGTTCGTATAAATCTATCCGGCGATCATAAATCTTACCATTACGTACGGCATTTACCTCAACATACCAATGGCTGGTGATTAAATCGTTATCTAGGCTTGGACCTTCATTGGTTGAAGAATAGTACCTTCTGTCTTGAAAAGGTGTAAAGCCTTGCTGGCGTAATATCCGAGCTACGTGAGTATCTTCGCTTTCATAGACATCAAGATAATTCGTATTATCAATTAAGGCTTGCGTTGCTTTCCGACTAAGCCAATAACCGCTTCCGCCGTAAGGCTCTCCGTATCCTGACCAATCATGTTGCTCGAATCCGGATCGTAAGAGACGATCTATACAAACATAGGTATCAAGATCGCATCTAAACAAATAATCATAATTATTAATCAATGCATACTCGACCGACTTCTCGACTTTAAAAATTAGGTCGTAGTATGTATCTTGGGAGTCTACAACCAGTTCATCCTGCTGCGGATCTTTAGTTTCGTTTCCTAAAATAAACTTATAGTCTGTTTTGCAGCCTTGTAGCCAAGTGTTTCTTATCAGTTCATGATGCTGTCGGCCTTGATTATAACTGAGTATGGCTATCAAGACTTTCATATTTATCGAATTCTTTTAACGAACCACTGATCCTCAATTACTTTAACAGAAAAACGCTTCCACTTCAACGCTCTTATCGCTTTAAAAAACTGCCCTACGAAAGAAGCGATGTACGGGGCGTTAGATCCCCAAGGAGTTGGGTCGCTATCAAAATGTGGATCACCAGCCGAACCGCTGTACATAACCTTAGCGTGATGGAGATTATCAAAATCTGTCTTCGTGAGATTTATTAAGAAGAGTGTTCTAGAGTCCATTTAAGCTTCGTCCTTAACATAATTAAAAAACGAACGGATTGCTGCTCCCTTATACATAACGGGGCGTTGGTCGAATATTGACGGGCGCTTTAGATAATCCAAAAACTCTTTCTTCTCGTATTCTGTAAACCCGTAAGGCGGCGGATCAATCAAAGCCTGGACTATCAAATCGATTTCTTTATCGGTCCACATTGTGTTCCTTTTACAACAAAGAAGAAACTAAGATAGGAAAACTAAAAGTTTTTTCGTCCTTAGTATAAAAAAGCTGTACAACGTCTTTGGGATTGACTGTTTTAATATAAGAATATTTTCCTGAATTAATCTTACTTTTTAAAGCAGCTACGGCTTCGTCTTCACTAAAAGCCGTCCACTTAAACTCATCGATAAAATAAACTTTAGTTGTATCCATTATAGTTTTTCCTTAAGCTCGATGGCTTAGTGCCGCGCCACGTTCCTTCTGGAATGAAAGCAGTGTGGCTGTACCATTCCAATCTATCGTTACCAAATCTCCGAATTGAATCTGGTCTGTTGCGACTAAATTTGCTAACGGATAGACTATCTGACGCTCGATTGTTCGCTTCAAATGACGTGCGCCGTATTTAATGTCAATGCCTTCTTGAAGAAGGAATGCCCGGGCGTTTGCTGTCGTCTTGAACAAAAATTGACCTAGTTCACGGGTCGTATTAAGAATTCTATCCTGAACCATCGCTAACTCGATATCCAGAATCTGTTCGAGGTGTTCTTTCTGTAACGGATGAAAGACGACTACTTTATCTAATCGATTCATGAACTCCGGAGAGAACTTTTTTCTCGCGGCGTGTTCTGCCGTGATTTTAATCTTCCCGTCTAATTTTGCGTTCTGTTCTTCGGGTGGCGTGAAGCCCATCTTGCCTGTTAGAAGTTCGGTTATTTCCCGGCCGCCAAGATTTGACGTCAGGAAAATCATCGTTCTGGAAAAGTCTACCTTTCGGTTATCACCGAGTGTCAGCGTTGCTTTATCGAGGACGCCGAGAAGAAGTTGCCATAATGCGTCACTCGCTTTCTCGATTTCATCAAACAGGACGAAACTCAACTTTAAATTTTCCGTGTGCGACTGGTCGAGCGCTTCTTGAGTGAATAAAGGGTGCGTTTCTCGGTGCCCTAAGTAACCAGGAGGCGAACCTATGACTTTCGCGATTTCATGTGAGTGTTGATATTCAGCACAATCGGCTTTAATGATTGACTTCGCGTTGCCGAATAAAACTTCAGCCGCGGCCTCGACTAATCGAGTCTTGCCTGATCCCGTCGGACCTAAAAATAACAGATTACCTACCGGCCGTCCAGTAGACGACATTCCTGCGCGGAAGACTTGATACAGATCAACGAGAGCCTTGATGCCTTCCGGTTGACCGACTATTTTACTTTCTAATGCTATTTGGAAATCCTGTGATTCCACACTTCTCAGCGTGGGGTCCAGAGTAGTTCTTGATGGTCGGTTGAAACCCATGACCACGCTCCTACCGGACAAATTATCTTATTGTGACGACGGTTTTAAATTCGTCATACCATTTGGATATTTAAGAAGAAACCACTTAGCGGGCTTTGGGGCCTTCTTAGCCTTTGATATCACCGTCCTAGTGATTGGTTCTCCACTCTTTTTAATTTTATCGTAAACAGCGCAAAGAGTACAACACTTATTATAAATAGGGTGGTATTTATGAATTTCTAAATTCTCTGCATCATTGGCTTCTTGATGTGTATCAAAAAATTCAACTTGAACAGACGAACAAACATCTTTAGCTGTTTCTCTATTTAGATGTTTTTGACTAGGGCCATTAAAAACGCGGTCGTAGCCATGTCTTCCGAACCCAATATAAATTGGATTACCTAAGCCATCAATAAACTTATAAACGCAAGGCTTACGAAACTGGCACCACTCTTCTTTACTCAAAATCACTTTCATATTTTCCTCCCTTAAAGGAAAGCCCGGGGTGTTAAGGGCACCCCGAGCCAATGTACGTACAAAATTAAGACCTAAAATAAAGGTCTGATTGCCGCATATATTGTATTATCATGGACTTACGGAAGAATCGTTGGTGTACCGGTGGGCATAGGCTTTGCCAACGTCACCGGTGGCGACCGACGGCGGGCGGCTGGGGCGGGGTCACCTCCAGTCAAAAACCAAGTTTAACTTCCCTAAGTCGTTTCAATTCTGCAACTTAACTAATTAATTTCTAATCCCACAATTCTCAGCGTACTCCCCGGCCCGCTTGGACTTCGCTTTTCTGGTTGCTTCGGTCCTGCTCGATTCGTTGCATTTTGTTGCGTGAGATCGTTGCAAGTTCTTTGTTTTCTTCAAAGCGCCATTCATTAGGTATTTGACTTACGGTCAAAACCGCGGTCAAGCGGCGTAATGTTTTCAATAACTTAGCCTAAAACGACAAATTTTGTCACATCGAATGACATTTTATGTCACAGTTGACGTTTTTTGTCACTACACAAGGCGGCTCAATTGTTTTTGTCTATTTTGATTGTTTGTTCTAGTTTTAGTTCATTATCTCGTAAGCGATTGATTATGTTGAGCTTGTTTGACTTTTTGTCTCTCTGCTCTTAACTGGCTTCGCTCTGAGGTCTTAATTATAATCTCTTAGACTATCCCCAAAGTAGCCTGCTATGCCACACCAATTATCAGTTTTGGTCACTTTTTTACCCATTTCTATAACTAAGCCCTTTGTTTTGTTCACTAAAAATAATTTTTGACCAGCTATCTACTCTATTAGCTGCTCAATAAACCTCATGAGTTTATTGAGCAAAGCGTATTTAGCGGCCTTCTTGCCTTCGCTTGACACTTTATACTTGTTTCGGTCCTGAGCCCGGCAGAATGGCTCGTGATGCCAGCAAATATGATTCTCGCGGCTTGACGATTCATGCGGAGATTAGATGGTCTATTCGACACAAAAACTGACTCGAATAAAATAGTGTCGCAAAACTTTGTAGACACTATTTTTCTGGCTCACGTTCTCAGCCAATTTTTAGGACGTTTTCAGGATTCTGTCACAAACTTCATTAAAAAATACGGCCAGAGCCACAGGACGTTTTAGCTAACTTGACGTTAAAATATAAAATGGTCATAAAATAAGTCCTTTATAATCACTACGGTTGTACTCCATCGATATAAAATAAGATTTTTAACGCTAAATCTTAGGCACCTTGCCTGACCCACCCATTCAAAAAGTCTGATGCCGAAGATACTGCCGAAGATAGTGCCGAAGATTTTTCTTGACAAATTCCCCTAGTTGTGGTAAGATATAATTTGGAGGTTTTATGGTCACAATTTGGCATCAAATTGAGTACCTGAAATATGAGATACAAATAGCCCAACGATATCATTGGACGAACAGCATAGAGAAATATCAAAAACGGTTAGCACAGGCAGAGAACGCGGCGCTAGGTTCATCGGCGTTTAGATGTAGCTCAGTTTGGACTGACCCTGACACAAAAATAACCCACCGCTGTACGCTTGCCGACGGACACAAACAAGGTCAGCTTAGCCCGAAGCGAATAAAACATGTATCGCTTTCTTGTCAATGGACGGACGAAGGAGTAAAGAGACATGAATTAGACTTGCAAAAGAAAGCATTAAAAGAGGCTAAGAAACAAGCCAAGATATTGAAAATAATACCTATTACTCCGACTATACCACAACTTACTGATTCAATTCCAGTGACGAAAAAGTCTTCCAGAACACTAAAACAGCAACGTGGTGATGAGCAAGAAGCCGAGATATATCAACGACTTATCAGGATTTATCCTCAGACGGTTATGACAAACATAAACGCGATGGGTGTTGATATTCAATGCAAGCCGGACATCGACGTACAATCAAAGGCGTTTAAGTGTGTCGGTCCTAAAGATGTCAGCCACTTCGCTGATTCATCTAATGCGCCACTTAAAATGCTAGTAGCTATGAGTTTTTCAAAACGGGCCAAGGTCCGAGCCGCGGCGAGGAATGTCACATTGCTAACAATGAAAGAGTTTAGAGATAGATACCAGTTGCCACAGGAGGCAAAATGATGCGTTCGACACAACAGAAAATAGCCTTATTCTTAATCAACACGAAAGACCACGAGTTAAACTATCGTGATTTAGCAAAGCGAATCAAATATCGGAAAGACTTCCAGCCAGTCTATGATATGATGCTCCGAGCCCACGTCATAGAAGAACGAGGCTCAGGCACCAAATACGATCCGAAGATAGTCCACTTAATCGATCCGACGACCGGGTTGAATGGGTAATTTTTACACACCAAAATAATTTGAAAATAATCAAAATAAAGCTTGACAACAAAATCAGGTTTTGCTAATCTCTCTATAGGAGGCAACACATGATTATCATCGAAGTCGAAGGCGGCAATGTAACAAACGTCCGAGGAACTAATGATTATGAAGTCCTCGATTGGGACAATTTGCTTGGTGATATCTGGACCGCAGGAGACACTGAGCGGACATTCAACGGTTTGTTCTCCGATACCCGAGAATATATCAAGAATCAATGCCCACGCGAATACGCCAAGATTCAAGAACGAATCGCGGAAGACCGCCAACGTGGAGTAATGCCGCAAGTTGAAAATAGTTAAAATAATCCTTGACACGTCCCGGCTGACGTATTAATCTCATTTAGGAGGAACGACAATGAAACGAGTAATCGAACGAATCGCAGTAGACAATGTTCCACAAATGATTGAAGCCTTGAAGTCCATGACTTATGTCACTGACTCCGAAACTGTCTATGTAACGCTCAATTCGGATTCCGTCCGGTTATCCCTCGTGGAAGAAACCTTGACTGATGGTTCAATCGTTTACAACATCGAATTATCAGAAGTCTGCAAGTAGGTCGAAACGGGCTCCGGCCCGTCTGTCCGTCAATCGGACACTGAGGAGACCAAATGATTAAACCAACAATCCACCTGAATGGTACGCCCGCGGATATCCTGATTGAAGGATACACGGAAGCTTACGTCAAGGCGCAAGAGCTACTAGATGCATTCAGCCGGATCGAATTCAACGCCCGGGACTATTACGTCCAATCACCCGAGGCATTTGAGGAAGCAAGAAAAGAATTCACCGAGCGGTATATGCAAGTCAAACAGATCGGTCTGGAAATGCTTACAATAATCGAGCACATCCAAGACACACGTGGTAATCGATAGGAGGATATATGGCGTTGGAATCCATGACTTTCGACACGAGCACACCAGAAGGTCTCAAACAGGCAGAACGATATCAACAACGTTTGTGCAAGAAATTTGATAAAGTGATTGTTGTTCCGATTGGGTTATATACTCTTAGAATTTGCGGATTTAACTCGAAACCTAAAAATAATTCAAAATAGTACTTGACACGATTTCCGGCTTTTGCTATTCTCATTCCAGAAAGAGAGGCAACCAAATGAAAATCCAATTTGCAAAGCACACTGATCGCAAGGCTCGTTGGATGACCGCAGAGCGGACGTTGTTTGTCACTGTGTTTGGTCTGGCTATCCTCGTCACAAATTACAAGGTGCGGTAATGAAAACCGTCCACAACACCGATTGCAAACGAGTATTCAATCGTTACGACGAGTCCTGCCCACGCTGCCAAGAACTCAAACAAGGCGCAAAGCCACGGGCAGGTTGGAATGACCTGAAAAAGCGCCAAGACGCGCAACGTATCCAAGACATCCACGAACACTTCGCTCCCGGCGGTCCACACAGTCAAGGGAAATGCGGACCAGTATGCACGGCTTTTGATTGGTAATAGTAATAGAATCAAAATAAAAATTAGGAGGATACACCAATGGGCGCAGAAGTTTTCCAACAAACAGCAAGCGGCAAGACACCGAAAGAAGCATTCCAGAAGGCCGTCGATGAAGCTTTGTATGATTACGGTCATGCGGGCTACACTGGGACCATCGCGGAGAAATGCAGCTTCGTTGTAATCAAGCCTCGCGCAAAGACGTTAGAAGAGGCTCAGGAACGCGCCGACAAACTCATCGAAGATAGCGATCCACGAATTGATGACAAATGGGGAGATGCGGGTTGTATCCAATATGATGACAACAGCTATTTATTCTTTGGGTGGGCAAGTTCTTAAAATACCACTTGACAACAATCCGTGAATACCTGATACTCATTACAGGAGGCAACGAGAATGAGAGTCCGAGCGAATTGCGAATATATTTACTACCCAAACATGCTAGACCGTATCGACGGCAGGACAGAACTTGTTCCCGGCAGCATCGTCAAAGTCGTCAACATGCCCGGATGCCCCAAGGCTAACACAATGCAACACGCACACGTTGAATACAACGGCAGGTTCGCAGGTTTGGTTCACACGAATAGTTTGCATAAGTTGTCAGATCGCCAGTTAGTGATTGACGCGATTAAACGCGGCCTACTCAAAAAGGATGGTGAATAATGTCAGTCAAGATGCGTCAGGAAGTCGAACGGAAGATAGCCGCGGCCTTTATCAATCAAGCGTTAGCGGCAGGTTTTACAATCTCAATTGATAATGGCGGCGACGAAGACGAAGAAACGAAACCCTCGAATAATCAAGACGAGATTCTCGCAGGGATGTTTCAAACTGACGAAGAACATCTATACGTCTGGAATCCGACAAACGGCAAGCGAGTCGGGTGGGTATTCTTTGTCTACGGGAATGATGGTTGGGATGTCATCAGTGATTATTCGGTAAATATGGAGCCACTGATGTCAGAAGCGAATAAGATCAGCGACCATTACGCTGATTAACAGGAGAATAAAATGGACAACGAAGAGTTGTATGACGCCGCGCTGAAAGCAATTACTGATTTGTTCAGCGATCAATCAGTCAGCCAATCGAAGGCGCGTGAGAACCTGCGCGGCCTTCGTGACGAGATTGATATGTATATTGACTCGCTTGAAGAATAATTCTTAAAATAGTTCTTGACATCAAACACCGTTCTGCTAGAATTGAGTTGTAAGCAAATTAACCGGAGGGCGCGATGTCCATCAGACTCCAAACAACAGACGGCGGAAAGGTCCAAGAAGGATTCCAGCACGAGTACAACGATTGTGCAGTCAGGGCATTAGCAATCGCGGCAAACGTCCCGTACGCAAAGGCTCACGCCGCTTTGAAGGCGCAAGGCCGTCGGGACCGTAAAGGCTCGAAGACATTTATGCTGGACAAGGCCATTCCTGCAGTCGGCGCGAAGTTTGAATTTATCAGGACGTTTGACATCACCAGCCGGACTTACCGGAAGCTTTATCCGACACTGCAGGATATTCTGTTTAAGTTTAAACAAGGCCGTTACATCCTGATTACCAGAAGCCACGCACAAGCTTTAATCGACGGCGTAATCCATGACGCAGGCTCAATTTCAGGACCGCGAAGCCTCGTCCGTTTAGTATACAAGCTGGAAATACCGGAACAACAACCGGAGAAGCCCGCGATTACACAGGGACAAATAAATGAACTTTGGGAACGTCTGAATCGATTGGAGGCACGCTAATGTCAAAAATTTATTACGTCATCCAAGACATTGATTATGGCAAACAGAGTCATTGCCGCATAACGTGGGAAGGCCCATTTGGTTTTGAAGCAAACGCATTGGCGGCACTCGAAAGATTAAAAATTCTGCAGCCGCAATTTGATTTTATAATTGAAGTCGAGGATGAATCAGGAAAAATGACAACGCGATGAAATACAAAATCATCCGGCAGACTCACGGTAAGTGGTGGGACGTTTATCTGCTTAACGAATTTATCCGGCGTTTCAATTTAAAGCGCGAAGCAGTCAAGTGGATTCTTGAACAGGAACGAGAGGAGAAAAACAAATGAGCTATGAACGTAAAACGCGGTACGAATTTATCGGTGTCGAGTGGCGCGACCATCAAGAGCTAGTCCTGCAGTTGAATAAATACGCTAACGAAAATTGGAACGTCGAGGCACACCGTATTTCTGCGGATACAGTGTCGGGCTGGACAGTCTACAAACGGTACATTCCATTGAATGAACCATTGCTGGAACGAAACGTCAATGTCGGACAAATCTATTCAATATTAAACCATGTTCTAGAACCGGGCTCAGATAAGTCACGAGAATTTGATCTGGCTATCAAACAAGCTTGTAAACAAGACACGGACCCTTGGTAAAAATAATTTAAGAAAGTCCTTGACACCGAAACCGGAATTTGCGATACTCTTGATAGGAGGAAACACCGATGGGAGCCGGACTATCACAGAAACAAATCAACAGCCGAATCTATAACAGGCTGCAAACGATCAAACGCCAATTAGAACAACGTGGCGTCAGTGTTTTCTACGGCAATCATAGCCTGTGCCGTAATGAAGTCGAGGGTAGTCAGAAAATTGGTAGTTTCAATATCCGGTATGATATTTCACGAGCCAGTAATGGCGAGACCGCAGGTTTCCCGCAAGTCTACATTACTGGCGCATTGCGAGATAACGGAACATACGGCTGGCAAAAGGAAGCAGGATCATTCGACAAAGGTATCGAAAAGATTATTGAAATATTCTCAGAAATGTCTTGACATGATTTTCAATCTTTGTTAATCTCTCAATAGGAGGAAACGCCAATGATGGGAGCCAGCTACAAGACAAAGAAAGACTTGAAAGCCGCAGTCGGTCAGCCGTTGCGTTTCATCGAGACAAGCGCATTCGGCCCAGAGTACAAAGAAACGGGGAAGTTCTGTGTCGTCGGGCCGTCACCTTACGAGCGGAAGTGGTTCGCGGAAGTCACGATGGTTGACGGCAAGATTGCGAAGGTGAAGTGATGACACCCAGACTCGCCTCATTGCTTTTAGTGGCTGTCAGCACGACAGGCAGCTACAATCCAAATGAAACTTTGTATCTGGTCGAGGAACAAATGACCGGAGTGGAATACAAAACAGCCTACTCATTTCTTGATTGGGTTAATAGAAACCATTTTAAATTCGGACACGGTAACATTCTTGTCCGGTATCGTGAATACCAGAAGGCGGTGAAATGATGAAACTTTTAACAAGCGCGATTATCAAACAACTCGAAAAATCTCCGTTAGGTTCATACGACGGCGCAAAATACCCGAAAGTGATTGTCAAATTTTTCACGCCTGATTCAAGTTGGACGTGGTATGTAACAGAAGGCGACAAATTAGAAAACGGTGATTGGGAATTCTTCGGGCTCGTCGAGGGTTTGGAATCAGAATTAGGCTATTTCAGGCTGTCTGAATTGCAGGAAGCAAGAGGCAATTTTGGCCTCCCCGCCGAGCGGGATATGTATTTTGATGGTATGGTATTAGACACGGAAGCGTACCCAATTAAAGTAATCAAATCGAAAGGAAACGACAATGCCAAAATCTGAAATCAAGAATCGATGGACCGGAGCCGTAATTTATCAAGATGAAGCAGAGAGTTTCCGTGCTTTGATTCTCGCCGCTATCAAAAGCGGCGCGGACCTCCGCAGCGCGGACCTCCGCAGCGCGAACCTCCGCAGCGCGAACCTCAGCGGCGCGGACCTCCGCGGCGCGGACCTCCGCGCTGCGGACCTCAGCGGCGCGAACCTCCGCGGCGCGGACCTCCGCAGCGCGGACCTCCGCAGCGCGAACCTCCGCAGCGCGAACCTCAGCGGCGCGACAGGCATTTATTCCATTGTGCCCGAAGAAGGTTCATTCATAGGTTTCAAGAAATTATACGATAAAACAATCGTGAAACTCTATATCCCAGAGGATGCCGAGCGTGTCGGCGGATACACAGGACGAAAGTGCAGGGCGTCCAAGGCAATCGTAGTGGAAGGCCAAGGTTTCAGTCAACACAATCCTGAGTTTGAATACAAACCGGGCGCGTTAGTTGTTCCTGATGAATGGGACAACGATCCGCGTGTCGAGTGCTCGCCTGGGATTCATTTCTTTATCACGCGGCAGGAAGCAATTGATTACTAGATTACTAAATTATTAAAAAGGAGAAACATGACACAACAACGAATATACAAAGTCGAACTGAACATCCCGACACGTTTGTATGCATACATCAACGTCGAAGCCACGAGTCTGAATGAAGCAGAAGAAAAGGCTCTCGTGATGGCACACAATGAAGAAATAGAATTCAACTATTACGATCACAATCTGGAAGAAACGGAAATCATCGAAACAGAGGAGTTAGAGAACGATGACTGAACTAAAATTCGAAGCCCGTTGGCACGGCGACCAATCCGCAGGCTTGTTGCCGGGATGCGAGGAAGTCACAATCAGTTTCCACTTTGGTCAGCCGTTAGACGAAGACACGATTGAATATTGGCAACAAACCGTCATAGAATTTTCCGCCGGTGCGGCAGTCGATTTAATTTCAAGAAAGGAGAAATAATATGGCAAAACAATATACTTGCGCTACTTGCGGAGAAGCATTGAAAGGCCGCGGCGACGGCTTGAAGACATTCATCTGCCCGAAGCACCCATTCCGTTTCGTCACAGTCCAGCGTGACACAAGCGGCGGGAGTGAACAGCTACGGGACCGCCGGAAGGAGCCCGTCAGCGTCAAACGACACACTCAGGTCAAGATTGTTAAAATCTAGTGAAAAGGAAATTAAAATGAAACTCAAAAAGACAAAGAAGTTAAAATTGAAATCAATCGAAGAAGAAGCAAAAGCTTGCCGAAAGGCTTTTGCAAAAACCAAAATTGGCGCACTTGTTTTGCATTGTCACCATGAAGTTTTAGGAGAACCACTCCAAGAAGACGCCGAGAATCGTATTAGTTATATTTTGTCTTCAAAGTCACAACACGAACAAGCCTTACGTCTTCGTTTATTTCGTCCAGTTTCAGACGCACAATTAAGAAAACATAAGAAGGCGTACGCGGACAGGCAGAAGGCGGACGCGGACTGGCAGAAGGCGTACGCGGACTGGCAGAAGGCGTACGCGGACTGGCAGAAGGCGGACGCGGACTGGCAGAAGGCGTACGCGGACTGGCAGAAGGCGTACGCGGACTGGCAGAAGGCGTACGCGGACTTAGCAACATTAGTTCATGCGAAGGTATGTCATGAGGGGTGTCCGTGGGATGGTAAGACTATTTTTCCAAAATCTGAATAAATAAAATCAGGAGGATAAAATGAAAATCAAAATGTTTCACCCTGAAAAGAACCATCAGCGTCACGGCGTCAGGCTGTACGCAAAAGTCGAGTCACGTAGTACACCAGAGAAAGAACACAACGTTATTTATATCCGCAAGGCCGGGATGGAAAGGTGGCTGTGTGATTGTGAAGCGCAGCTATTCATCGAGACCGGACGGCGAAGGAATTGCGACCACATCAAGGCCGTGCGGCAAGCGTCAGCGCGAAGAAAGGCGGGCAAATAATGAAGTCCTATCCTAAAATGCTTGCACCAGGAGTCGCGGTTATTGGGAAGTATAATCCGCGAAAACTTGATAGTAAAAAGATAGCCGGACATCTTGTTAAAATTACTATCGACCAAAATCTCATAGGTTTTAAAAAAGGTTCATGGCCGTCCGCTGATTGGCATGACGGCATAGATGCGGAAGTCAGATCACCAGAAAATTACACAAAAGGCTATGCAGGTTTTCCGCAATGGCACCAAGATATGCCAATCGATAATGACCCGAGTCTCGGAATGGTCTTGTGGTCTAATCGTGAACAAACCGAAATAAAACTCCCTGATGATACAATCTTGAATGCCGTTCCCGGCGACGTTCTTTTGATTCGAAATAAGTCTGTCCATCATCGAACCCCAAAAATAATGTCTCCTGATCGTTGGTTCTTTCGACGGTTTGTCAAAGTCCCTGATTGGATGGTGGCGTGATGTCATTCCAACTAGTCGAAGGCGAATCATTCTCAGTCATTTGCTCAGGCTGTCAGGAATACAAGCTGGCAGGCTCCTTGCCTTACAGGAGTGCCAGTACAGGGCTATTAGAAGGCCGCTGTGACGAAGTTTACGCCGATATGGATCAAAACACCCCGAAGGCATATTATTGCTCTGGATGCGCCCGGAAGCACGCTATCGGTGTAGATACAAGCAGGTCCGTGACGCAGTTCTATGGTGATACACGCGGAGAAGCCGTGTTGTAACATTTTTACCCATTTTGGGGTATTTTTACCTCTAAACTGAATTTCCGGCTAGCCAAAATCGTCGGAAAAGTTGTAGACACCTGATGTGAATTTGTCCCCCTCCCAGACGGCTAAAATGGTGTGGCATTCCCTCCTACCGTGGGATGGCAAATCAAAAGTCGAAAGAAAGGGCACGCGAGCAGCGGTTAAAGAAATTTTTCAACCTCACGATGGAACTGTGGGATGTCGTATTATCGTATCAGCTTGGCGTTTGCTTCGTTTGCCATAAACCTCAGAAATCTGGTAAGCGTCTTGCTACAGATCACAGCCACCGGACAGGAATTTTTCGCGGGCTTCTGTGTTCGACGTGCAATAGAGCGATAGGCAGGATGGAACGAACGTGGCCGAAAGGCACAGACGTTGCGTTGATGTTAACTAGGATGGCCGAGTTCCTGACTGACCCGCCCGCGGTCAAGGCATTAGGTAGAGAGATATTCACGTTTCCGGGTCGGTTTGGGACTAAACGACACAGGAAATATCTTAAGGATCAAAAAGTTTTATGAAGACAATCTATAAGATCTTTGTTATATCGGCGGTAGACGCACCATTTCTTATTTTATCTGCTGCTTTCACGTCGATGTTTCATCAATCTCGTGGTTTAGAGGATAAATTAATAACCGCAGCCATGATTTATGTAGCGGTAGCGGCGGCCATCATTATCCCGATTGCTTTTTGGAAAGAAATTTAAATGGTGTGGCATAGCAGAGTACTTTGGGAGAGAAGAAAGAGGTGGCTAAATTAAAAGATTTAACTGGAAAAGTTTTTGGAAGATTAACAGTTGTCGAGAAAGTGCGAAAAGTTAAATATAAAGTTTGGTGGTTATGTAAGTGTTCGTGCGGTGGAACTAAAATAGTTGGGAGTTGGTTATTAAGTACGGGTAAAACCTCTAGTTGTGGCTGTTTAAAGTATGGAGCGAAAAGAAGAATTAATATTCCAATAGGAAAAAGATTTGGAAAATTAGTAGTTCTTTCTGAGAGCGAGGTAAGAGGAGATGCTAAACATAGAGTTGTATTTTGGAAAGTTAGGTGTGATTGTGGACGAGAAGTAGAAGTTAGAAGCCATTCTCTTAGAAGTAAGAAAATTAAAACTTGTGGATGCTCCCGCCTTAATAAAGATGCTGCTTTTAATGCGGTGTTTTATAGTTATAAGAATAATAAAAGAGGTCTGGTTTTTAAATTATCAAGGGAAGAGCTTAGATTTCTAACATCAAGCAATTGTCGCTATTGTGGTGTAGAGCCTCAAGGAGTTTCCAAATCAGTCGCAAGCGGTACATACGTTTATAACGGCATAGATCGGGTTGATAATAAAATCGGCTATATCTTAGATAACTGCGTACCCTGTTGTTCTCCTTGTAATAGGGCTAAAAGTAGTCAGTCATTAGAGGGGTTTAAAAATTGGATAAAAAGATTAATAAATCACAACAGTCCTCAGCAGCCCGCATAGTATTTTTAGATGTGGAGACAGCCCCCAGCTTAGGTTTTTGTTGGGGTAAATATGATCAAACAATAATCGATTTTGATCGAGATTGGTATATGCTGAGTTTCGCATATAAAATAGCAGGACAAAACAAGGTTCATGTGAAGGGGTTGATTGATTATTCAGGATATCTAAAAGATCCGGAAAATGACGGAAAACTGATTGCAGATTTATGGACGGTATTTGATAATGCGGATATTATTGTTGGACATAATGGGGACGATTTTGATATTAAAAAATCAAATACTCGTTTCATTTTACACAAACTTGCCCCTCCTTCTCCTTATAAAACCATAGACACAGTGAAAATTGCAAGAAAAATATTTCGTTTTGATAGTAATAAATTAGATGACCTCGGTCATTACTTGGGTATCGGCCGTAAATTACCAACGACAGGTTTTCATTTGTGGCGCGGTTGCATGCTCGGTGATAAGAAAGCATGGGCGCAGATGAAACAGTACAACGCTCATGACGTTGAATTACTAGAGCAGATTTATTATCTAATGCAAGCATGGGCACCCGGCCATCCGAACGTCAATCAAGGTCAGATGGAAGCATGCCCACGGTGTAGTTCGAAAGATATCCAGAAGCGCGGGTTTAGTTATACAGCACTAAGGCAGAAGCAACGATATGTCTGTAAGACGTGCAACGGGTGGTTTGAAGGCAGCGCAAGGACTGCGGAGAGCTTTCGATGATAATCGTAGGCATCGGTTCAAAAGCGAGGCAAGGTAAAGATACAGCAGCCGAAGCTATTCTTAATTACTACTTGACGCATTCGCAGGCGATGTATAAACACGGCCTGCGATACGTCGGCCCGAAGGTAGTCAAGATTGGGTTTGCGGACGCTTTGTATCGTGAGTGCCGAGAATTGCACGGCATGACTGACAAGGATGCACCGTTACTTCAGAAAGTCGGTCATGCGCGAAGACAAGAAGATCCTGAGTATTGGATCAAAAAGGTTTTTGCGGCAATTCCGCAGGGAACTGATATTGTCGTGATTCCGGATGTCCGATATAAGAATGAAGGCGACATCATTAAAGCGAAGGGCGGGTATCTTATCAGGATGACTCGTCTGAATCAAGATGGCACACGATACGTTGCGCCTGATAGACCGGCAGATCATCCGAGTGAAATAGATTTAGACGATTATAACTTCGACTTCGAGATCGTATCAAAGAATCCTGTTTTGACAGGCGAGATCGCTATCACGATTGTTGAGTACATAAGGGGTTTGCATGTGTAAAGTATATCTAGCGGCCAGATACAGCGAGAAGCTTGAAATCTCCGAGCAGGCCGAGATTTTCCGAAATAACGGAATCGGCGTGACATCAACGTGGCTAGAAGAAACGCATCACCCCGGGACAGAGATGAGCGAGATACACGTTGATACTCTGACAGATTATGCCAATAACGATCTTCGTGATATCGATTTGGCGGATTGGTTTGTTTTTCATTCCGTCGAGCCGACCATCCCGACAGTCCGAGGCGGTAGGCACGTTGAGTTTGGATATGCCTTAGCAAAGGGTAAGAATATCCTAGTAGTAGGACCAGAAGAAAACATCTTTCATCATTTGCCGGAAGTGAATCACGTTAGTAATTGGGACGAAGCTTTGGATTTTTTAAATAATATCTAATAGGAGAATACAGTAATGGCGAGAATAGATACACAATTTACCACTTTGACGTGCGACATCTGTAAAAAGACTGTGACGTTTGAAGTCATCCCGAATCGTAATTTACCACAGACAATCATCGACGAAAATCCGTGGATTAAGTCGTATCGTCCTGTCCTGCGAGGCGATGGTGTGACGTTTGGGTACTGCAGTGATCTTTGTGAGATAGCCGGGATTGAAACAAAGCAGCACAATATCCCGGAAGCACCAAAGGTCGATCTAGCGCAAGGTAGTGCTAAAGCCCAGATTGAGGCAGCCGCGGCAGCAGCCAAAGCGCGAGAAGAAGCAACTAAGGCTATGAAGGAAGGAGCACCTGCTAAGGTGCATCTAGGATAATGATATGTTTTTTAAAAATAAAGAAAAGAAACCAACGGAAGTAGCAGTATTGGTTGTTTCTAGAAAAGCTAATATTCAAATTATGGAGGTAAAAAATGCTTTTGGCAACGACGTTATTGTAATCATGACGGATGACGAGGTTAGAAACGGAATTGAATATCTCGGAAGCCAAACCAGAGAATAATGCGAACAACGATAGAAGAAACACGTCAGCGAATGGTGGCGCAGAAATGGATGAAAAAGCACCCTGAGTATGTCCCTAATGAAATTGATGCTCTTGCTATGTATGATGTAATTGATGTGAATGGATTAGATTGGACTTTTCAGACACTAGAAATAGCATATAAAATTTTAAAATTAAAAGGTCATGAATTTATGTCTAGGAAGTTTATAAATAAATTTGTGGAGGAAAAATGCAGATAGATCCGTTAGGAGACCGCGTAGTTGTAAGCCGAATTGATCCGGACGAAGTCACGCCGGGCGGCCTGTTTATTCCTGAGACAGGCAAAGAGAAACCTCAACAAGGGCTCGTTATCGCAGTCGGCCCCGGGAAGGTTCTTAATAACCTGTTCGTGCCGTTGGATGTCAAATTTGGTGACAAAGTGTTATTCGGGAAGTACAGCGGTACGGAGATTGAACTGGATGGAGAGAAGCTGTTGATTCTTCGCGAAGAAGATATCCTAGGACGATTGAAGTAAGGGGGCTGAGTGTTTTACTACGTTCGTTTTACCGGGCATGTCAATGAAGAGATTCGTCCAGAGAATTTCCCGAAGGAAATCTTCGCCGATTTCATCTGGAACGTCAAAGACGAAGACGAGCTTCGCTACAACATCAACGAAATGAGTAAGGTCTTCGTTGGCCAGCACTGCATGATTTGTCCCCGCGACCCCGGCGGCGTTGAAGTCCCGGGAAAGCCGACCCTAGACAGCCGAATTTTGGTCCCGTTGCACATGCTGAGCCACATATCCACGAAGACGAAGGAAATTATCGGAGAGATTCCGACAGTCGGCGTTGATGGCACGGCACAACTAATTAACGGGACTTTGGTGAAACCAAATTGAGCATAATTTTTTCTTACGACCTTGAGACAACCGGCCTCGACTTTGTCAATGACAGGCCAATAGAAGTCGGGGCCGTGTTGTACAGTACAGGTCAAAAGAAATGCCTTGAGTCACAAGGTTTTCTAGTCAAGGCAGACGTCCCAGTATCGGCAGAGATCACGAAGTTGACAGGCATACATCAATCAGCCATCGACGGTTTTGGTTTTGATAGTAGTGATTCGTTAGCAATCGTGACAGACATGATGTCTGCGGCGGATTTAGTTTTAGGACACAACGTTGTCCGATTTGATAAACGGATGACTAAAGCGTGGGCGGCTCGTGAAGGTGTGGAATTACCAGAGAAGCTGTGGTGTGATACGTACACTGACCTCCCTAAGATGGATGAATTTGGAAATGAAAATGAGCCCGGTAAGTTGACGCTGATGGCTGCGAATGCCGGATTTTTAAATTATTGGGCACATTCGGCGTTGGCGGATTGCCAAACGGCGTTGAAATTAATTGAGAAATATGATTTGAATAAAATCATCGAGCGTGCCAAATCCCCGATGGTAGTCGTTCAAGCCCATCAAGCACGGCATGAAAATGAATTAGCGAAGAAGGCGCGATTCAGGTGGTATCCGTCTCGAACCGTGTGGTGGAAGTGGTGCAAAGAAATTGATTTAGAAAATTTTGTTAAGGATTTACCGTTTGATGTCTCGGTTCACAGGGAAAATATCGAGGAATTTCAAGACTTATAAGGAGAAGAAATGAAAGAAAACTTAACACAAATCGCAATCGTTTTAGACAGGTCAGGCTCGATGGCAACCGTCCGCGAAGCCACAATTGAGGCTTTCAACGGTTACATCAAGCAGCAACAAGATTCGGGCGATGATATCAATCTTCTGTTCGTTCAATTTGACACAGAAGGCCCGCACGATGTTGTGTCAGATGGAAAAATTAAGGACGCGGTTTATATCAGTCCATACAATTACGTCCCTCGTGGCGGAACACCGCTGCATGACGCAATCGGCTGGACCGTGACAGAACTTGGTACACGGCTAGCTAAACTTCCGGAAGCAGAACGGCCGGGTAAAGTTATCGTTGTGATTCTTACGGACGGCGAGGAAAACTCAAGCCGGGAATTTAATCATGAATCTGTCGCCGCGCTGATTAAACAACAGACAGAAACATACAAGTGGTTATTTGTATTCCTAGCAGCTAATCAAGACGCCGTTTTGACTGGAAGTTCGTATAACATCAATGCCGGTCATTCATTGTCGTATGTCGGCGCGAAAGGTATGCGATCAGCAACGGGAAGTGTCGCGGCATTAACGGATGTATGGAAGTATGCTCCATCAAGTTTTGATCCTTGTGCGGTTAATTTTACAGCCGAGGATCGAATTAAGGCTAAGCAGGAAGTTTCACCAGATTCGACAGTTTCAACAACTGTTGAAAGTAAGTAAAGTAGTAAAAACTCAGAGCGCACAGCGCAAACAAGGAGAGTTATGATTATCGACAAGGGACGTAAATTTGAAAAGCCGGACGCAGGAGTATTTCTCGGGACAATCATCGACGTAGTTGAATTAGGACTCGTCGCATCCAAGAACCCGAAGTTTCCTGACCCGCAAGTTCGCGTCAGGATTGTGTGGGTTTTGGATCGGAACGATTCAGAAGGACATCCGTACCGCATCATCGAACAACCGACCGCGAAGTTGAGTGACGGCGGCGGCAATACAAAGAAAAGCCGTCTTTACGAAATCTGTGAAGGCGTTTTCCAAGGCGCACCTCCTGTGCCTTTCAACACGGAAGATCTCGTCGGACGTAGCAACGCGCTATTCCTTGCTAAAGAAGGCGAGTTCACAAATATCAAGGGCTTCATGCCGGTGCCAGCCGGTAAGACGCCACCGACAGCACCCGCAGGGTTCATTCGTGACAAAGATGACCCGAAGAAGATTGCCGCACGGGCTGCAGCAAAGGTAGGTGGTACAGCGGTACAGACTCAGACGCATGCTGCATCTGCCGCGGTTGCAGTAGACGATTCTGAAATACCTTTTTAAGTATAAAGGGAAAGTCACCTAAATAAGACTTGACTTTCAGGAGAGACTGAAGTATAATCCTTAAGGTGAATAATGGATACGTCTTATTTTAGAGAAGAGGCTGTTTGGCGTCTTTGTGGTAGATTTTTATATTGCGAGGGTTTGAAAAAATTAGGAGGAAAACCTTGTCCAATAAGTAAAAAATTTTTATCAATCGGAGATATTCAAATAGGACATTTAAAGAAAGATAAATTTAGGGGTCGTAGTCTTTATTTTAAAGTGCTTCGGATGAAAAATCCTAAAAATAAGTATATACCTCTTTGTACATTATGTAATCAGAGAATGATTTCTTTGTGTCAAGAACTTTTTAGATATCCTGAAAAGTTCCGATTAAAAGCTGCCAAATACGCTTCTAAAGTTGGCCGACGTAAAGCCCGCCTAAAATTTATGGTAAACGTAGAATCATTAACTCGTTGGCAGAGAGAATTTAACATTCCTCCTTTTAAAGCACCATTAAAATATTCTTTATTATTTCGTAAGAAAATTTTTAGGTTTTCTATTAAGCATACAATTTCGGAAACGTCTAAGAAGTTTAATGTTTCTCGATGGCTTATTTGGGTTTTGAGAAAAGAGAATAATCTTTGAATTTTTTGGAAAAAGCCGCCGTTACTATTGCCCGTGGAGTCCCAGTTATACGTCTGCATCCTAACTCAAAGGTCGCAATGGATAATAATTGGCCTGCGCTCGCCACGACGGATTTAGAAATTATCAAGAAATGGAATGAAGAAACACCAGACGCTAATTGCGCCGCAGTCGCGCTTCCGCAATTAGGTGGTGTATTCTTTCTTGAAGTAGATGATCCATCCGTTATTCCTCGAATCGAAGCCGAAACAGGCCAGAAATTTCCTAAGACATATCGAATTCGAAGTCGCGTCGGGCGTGGACACGCCTACTTCAAACAACGAATAGAAAGTTTACAACTCGGCAACTTAGCTCAAGGAAATGTCAAGAATGCCGATTTCAGTCTTCGCGTTGAGAACCAATATGTAGTCGCCGCGAATTCTTTGCATCCAGCAACCGGACTTCCATACGAAGTTGTTTCTACTGCGGATATCGCGGAAGCGCCAATTTGGCTTCTTGATTGGTTGCGTGCCCAAAAATCAGACAAGATAGAAACAAAAGAAGAGCCGAAACCAACCGGACTAATTCAACATGGAATGATTCACTCATACATGTTGACCGAAGCCGGAAAACTCCGTGCATTAGGTCTGGAAGTCGATGAAATAGAAACTGTCCTGCTTCGCAAGGTACATGAAAATTGCCAAGGTCCGATTGACGACGATAAAGTCCGCGCAATGGCGAAGTCTGTCGGGAAATATGAAGTCAAGAATAATATCGTTTTGGTCGGCGGTCAGCAGGAAGAAATCGCTGTCGAGGAAGCGGAAGAGAAGCAGGAATTTATTATTCCGCCTTACCCTCGCTTTCCTATTTGGACGTTACAAGGCACGTCGATATATAATGGTTTGGTTCGTCCATTTTGTGAAAAGAATAGTCGATATGAAGAATTTATGGCGATGCCAGCTATAACTTTAATGTTAAATTATCTCGGCACGAGAGTCCGAATTGAGGGAAAAGAAATTAACCCAAGCCTGTTCATTGTCTTGATTGGGCAGAAGGGCCGAGTAATTAAGTCGTCGAGTGTCAAGGACGCAATGCGGTACTTTACGTTCATGGGATTGCTTGAACACGGCGGCCCGACAATCCGTAATGCGGAAGGCAAGACGTTGATATTCACAGCGGGTAGTCCCGAGGGATTAGGTATTGAGGCTCAACGTGTCAACTGTAAAAACTTCGTGCTATTTTACGACGAACTTTCAGTCCTGACGAATAAAGCCGGGATTGAAGGCAGTACGCTCGTTTCAAATCTTTTGACGTTGTATGAAGGCGATAAGTTTTCTAATATGATTAAATCACGGAAGGAAACGTATTCACTTGACCCCGGGACGTATTGCACGAGCCTGATTGCCTGCTGTACTGACAGGAACTTCAAAACATTGTGGGGCAAAATGTCCGGCGTCACGAGTGGTCTGAACGACAGGATGTTTTTTCTTTATCAACCAGAAAAGTTGAAGGACGTCACGCCGCCAGTCGCGGTTAATACACAGGAGGGTGCAATGGAAACAAGAAAATTGATAGATCGCGCCATCCAGAAAGGTGTTTATAAAATCACAGATTCGTCACCGTTGGCAGACAGGATGACAGGTCCGAACGCACTAGAAAACAGACAGGAAATCAGGGCAGAGAAATTTGCTTTGTATTTCGCGGTAGACCTCGGCCGGGATGAGATTGACGAGGAGTGTATCGAACGCGGATTAGCTTTAGTTGAATATGAGCAAGCCGTCAAGAAAAAACTCCGTCCAAATGAGTCGATAACAAGAGAAGCCGGAATTCAAAACGAAATAGTCGATTACTTATTGAGTCAACCGGGCGGGATGTCGACGCACCGAGATATAAAAAGGCATCTCCATCCGGAGCGTTACGGAACTAGTTTGTGGGGTACGTCGTTTAAAGGTCTCATTACAGCAGGTCAGATTGTAGTTACGGGGAAAGGCACGAAGACAGACCCAAAGGTTGTGACTTTATTGCAGGCTCCGGAAGAGGGGGATGATTAATGAAAATAATAGAACCGAGCGCAGAAATAGTCCATCCCGGTCCAGACGAAGGGATCGGACAATTACAGTTTATAGAATTGATGGCTAGGATTAGTCACAGGTCGGAAGACAAACAAACACTAGATTCTTGGAAACGTTTTATTCCGGCAGTCGTGATGGAGCACGGAGATTGGTCAGTTGTTGAGCATGAGTCTGCAACCGTTCTGTTTCGTGTCGACCGCGGAATAACACACGAGCTAGTTAGGCATAGATTGTTTAGTTTTACACAAGAGTCGACGCGATTTGTAAACGGCAGGAAAAGCTATCCGGACGGTTTGGAGTTTATTGAGCCAGAGGAAATAAAAAATAGTGAAAACGGCGGAATAAAAATTGTCTGGCATAACGCATGTCAAAGTTGTGAGCACGAATATTTTCGTTTATTAGACGCGGGTGTCAGACCGCAAGAAGCCAGATCTGTTTTACCTAACAGTCTTGCAAGCACGATTGCCGTGACGGGGAATTTAAGAAACTGGCATCATTTTCTTCTAATGAGAACCAGCAAAGAAACACACCCCGATTTTCGTCGAGTCACGATTCCGTTGTTAGCCGAATTTAAAGAAAGAATACCGATTTTGTATGACGATATAGAACCGAACGCACGACAAATTGATAATCTGAGGAAGCCACGATGACGGATTGGAGTAATCTAGCAGCGATTGTTACGCGTCGGACATACGCCAGAAAAGATACAGGCAAATTAGAAAATTGGCAGGAAATAATCGAGCGGACGATTATGGGAAACGTCAAAGGTCATAATGTCCCAGAACAGGAAGTCAAAGATCTCCTGCGTTTTGGAATTGAGCGGAAGGCTATTCCGGCAGGCCGAGGTTTGTGGTTTTCTGGTAGTCCGGCGCATGCGGCTATCGGTGGCGTGGCTTTAAATAATTGTTGGTATCTCAATTCAATTCGCTGGGAAAATTTCGTTCGTGCTCAAGATTTATTGATGTTAGGCGGCGGCGTCGGTATGAGTGTCGAGCATCGGTTTACGAGTAAACTTCCAAAGGTCAAGAAGGACGTCAAAATTACTCATAAGCACACGAAAGACGCTGACTTTATTGTTCCTGACTCCCGTGAGGGTTGGTGTGAACTGACTCGACGCGTCATGGAATCATATTTTGTCACAGGGAAATCTTTTTGTTATTCAACATATTGTCTCAGAGGCTCGGGGGAATTAATCAAAGGTTTTGGTGGTTTGGCATCAGGCCCGATTCCATTAATCCAATTTGTCAGTAATTTATCTAGTATTTTGAATGACCGGGCGGGTAATCATATCCGTCCGATAGACGCCGCGGATATCGTTACGTGTACAGGCGAAATGGTTGTATCCGGCAACGTCCGTAGGTCGGCTATCATAATCCTTGGTGATTGTTGGGATAAAGAGTATCTAAAGGCGAAGCGTTGGGATCTCGGGCTTCTGCCTAGCTATCGTTCATGCGCTAATTATTCTGTCGTTTGTGATGATTATGATGATTTGCATCCGTTATTTTGGAAGACGTTTGAGCAAGGCGAGGCATTCGGAATAATCAACCGGAAGGCAATCCAGAAATTTGGTCGGATGGGAGAATCTAAATCAGACTCGGCGGAAGGAGTAAATCCTTGCGTGTCGGGCGATACGTTAGTTTTAACATCAAAAGGATATTTATCAATAGAAAGTTTGATTGATAAAGAAATAATGGTGTGGAATGGGTTTGAGTGGTCTAAGGTTCGACCTAAAATTACAGGTGAACAACAGCCGTTGTTGGCAATAAATTTTAGTTCTGGACAGTCGTTGACTTGCACTCCCCATCATGTTTTTGTAGTTTCTACAGATTATAAAGGGGGCACCAAAAAAGTCAAAGCTGAAAATTTGAAAATTGGTATGAAATTAATTAAGACAAATTTCCCGATTTTGGATAATGAAAAAATTGTTAGTTGGGCGTATACACAAGGATTCATATCGGCCGAAGGAATGGATGATTATAATTATTTTTATGTCTATCCTGAAAAATCGGGGTGTTTAGATCGATTAGGCTATAGAAACATTCGTAAAGCCGATGCTTCCGGCAGAGTTGCCCTTTATCCCAATTTTGATAAACTACCTAAATCTTTCGTGCCCTTTGAGTGGGGCCTTAAAAGTCGATTGGATTGGTTGGCCGGATTGATGGACGGCGATGGTACTGTTACTCTAGAAGGCGGCGTTCAAGTATCATCTATTAATAAGAAGTTTTTATTAGAGTTACAAATGATGTTGACGACTTGTGGGATAATGACGAAGATAAATAAAGATGAGCGTGAAGGTATGCGTAGTTTGCCGGATGGTTGTGGAGGATACAAAGATTATTACTGTCAGGATTTATATCGATTGATGATTTGTTCTGAGGATGTTCAGAACCTTATTAAAATCGGGTTAGTTTGTGAAAGACTTAAAATACTTAACTTTAAACCTAATCGTAATGCTTCTAGATTTAATCAAGTTGTTCAGATATCTGACGCCGGAATAGCCGATTTTGTTTATTGCTTTAATGAGCCCTTACGTCATTTAGGTTGTTTTAACGGCGTGGTAACTGGCCAATGTGGCGAAGCCACGCTTGAGCCTAACGAGCCTTGTAATTTGCAGGAAATAGCTTTGCCTAATTTGGAATCAGAAGAAGAGTTTATTCGCGCTGCCGTTTTGATGCATAGGTACGGTAAGCGCGTCACGATGGAGAAATATCATCATGAAGAAATCCAAGAAGTCATTGATCGTAACAGGCGTGTCGGGACTGGTATTACTGGCTGCCTTGCTTCATCGCTGTTCACCCCGGATATTTTGGACCGGGCTTATGAAGCTATCCAGAAAGAGAATGTAAAATACTCGAAAGAACTCGGAATACCGAAGAGTATTCGAACGACAGTCATTAAGCCGTCAGGCACGGTGTCGAAGGTTCTTGATATGAATGGCTATGAGGGTATCCACGCGGCATACAGTCGATATATTATTCAACGTATCAGGTTTGCTGCGAATGACAGCCTGATTCCGCTTCTGAGAAATGCCGGGCACCGCATTGAGCCAGTCAAGAAACTCGACGGTACGTTAGATCACGGGACGCTTGTAGTTGATTTTTATGTCAAAGCTCCTGACGGCTCACCAGTCGCAGACGAGGACTGGGATACGTGGAAGCAGTTGGATATCTATAAGATGGCACAGAAGCATTGGAGCGACCAAAGTGTATCTGTTTCTGTTTACTATAATAAAAATGAAATTAATAAAATCAAGGATTGGGTTCAAGATAACTTAAAGGAAGTTAAATCTATCAGCTTTCTATGTCATAATGATCACGGTTTTGCACAGGCTCCAAAGGAAAAAATTACCAAAGAACAATTCGAGCAGTTGTCAGAAAAAATCAAGCCTATCGACATTGACAGGATTGATGAAGGCGACGGACTAGACGGTTTGGAATGTGAGGGCGGGATTTGTCCCGTAAAATAAAAGGAGAAGAAAATGAATCTAAATGATTACGCAAAGCAATGCCACGATGATAACCTTAAGTGGTGGCGAGATATCAAGACAGGTGAACCACTCACCCGTAATTTCGGTGAGTTGATCGCTCTATGCCACAGTGAACTTTCTGAGGCGTTGGAAGGCCACAGGAAGGATTTACAAGACGATAAATTACCTAATCGTAAAATGGTTGAAGTCGAGTTAACAGACTGCTTGATTCGTATCTTCGATCTTGCCCAAGGATTTGGATATGATCTTGAGGGCGCGTATCAAGAGAAGCGGCATTATAACGCACACCGAGCCGACCACAAGCACGAGAACCGCGTACTGCCGGGGGGTAAGAAGTATTGAAACCGTTTCTTCATCTCGATTGGGAATCCCGTGGCGTTGTAGAACTTCACGGCAGCGAAAGCGTTGGTCTCCATAATTACTGGTTGGATAAATTAACGCAACCACTTATTTTGGCCTATGCATATGGGGAAGCCGAGCCGAAGCCGTGGCAAATCCACCTGACCGGGATGCCGGATGATTTACGTCGAGGCTTGGAAGATCCGGAACAACCGCTTGCGGCGTGGCATTCAACCTTCGAGCGGTATGGCTTTCTTTACAAGTTAGGTATCGATTTGCCGATTGAAAGATGGTACGATCCCCAAGCTTCAGCTAGGTATTTAAGTCTTCCCGGGGCGCTAGATAAAGTCGGAGATATCCTAGCGTTGAAGCCGGAATTCCAGAAAGACAAACGCGGCGAAGATTTAATCAAACTTTTCAGTGAACCACATTTGACTAGAAAGAAGAAGGGCGAGACTCAACGGCAGTACTTTAATGATTGGAATACGCATCCAAAAGAGTGGCAGGAGTTTGTCGACTATTGCTGTCAAGACGTTCGGTCGGAACGTGAAATCATGCGGAAAGAAATGTTGTTGAAAGTCTTCCCGCTGCCTGAACTAGAACGGAAGATTTGGATATTCGACCAGAAAGTCAATGACCGCGGAATTTTCGTGGATTTGCCGTTTGCGAAAAACATGTATGAATTAGCGTCTCGTTCAAAGGAAGAAGCTGTCAAAAAGCAAAATGAGTTGACTGGATTAGAAAATGCCAACTCCCCGAAGCAGATGCTTGCATGGGCTAGAGAACAAGGCTATGAATCGAACACATTAAATAAAACAACAGTCGAGTCACAGTTAAAGTATCACAGCGACACAATGACGCCATTGTGTCAACAAGTCTTGGAAGCCCGCCGAGCGGCGTCCAGTACGACATACAAGAAGCTTGCAGCGATCATGCGGCAGATATCGCCTGACAACAGACTCAGGAACCAGTTTCTTTATATGGGAAGCGCAAGATGCGGTCGTTGGTCTGGGAATGCTGTTCAACTTCAAAATTTAGCAAGGCCGGGTGTTTTGAACGGTTTTAATTTTGAGGATGAAAATGTCGTCGATGAGGCGCGTGGTATGGTTCGCAGGATGGACTACGACGGTATCCAGAAAAAATTTGGTTCCGTCCTGTTGACGATCAAGAACCTTATCAGGACCGCGTTTGTTGCGCCGGAAGGAAAAAGGCTTGATGTTGCCGACCTTAATGCCATAGAAACAAGATCCGCGGCCTACCTTGCTGGTTGTGAACCGTTGATGAAAGTCTTCGAGCCGCGACCGGGTAAGCCGAATGGTAACGACCCATACATTGACTTCAGTGCGACCAAGCTTCTCGGGACAAGTTATGAAAAGATGGAAGCCGACTTGAAATCATTGGATAAAATGATTAAGAAGGCCGCGAAAGATAATCGGCAGATGGGTAAAGTGGGGGTTTTAGGATGTGTGTACAGAATGGGCGGCGGTGATTGGGGAACGAATCCCAAGACAGGCGATGTTATAAAAACCGGACTTTGGGGGTTTGCCGAGGGTTATGGCGTCCAGATGGAACAGAGTCAGGCACATCATATAGTTCAAATTTTTCGTGAATCTTATTCAGAAATCAAACAATGCTGGTTTGACATCGAGAAAGCCTATACGGATGTTTTGAATGGCGAGCGAACGAAACGAGAAATCGGACCTAACGGCTGTATTAAATTTGATAAGTTGACATTAGATCAAGACGGTATCAAACGTGTCATTCTGAGGATTCAACTGCCTTCAGGTCGCTATTTACACTACCTCGATGCATCTATCCAAAATTTAAAGAAGCCGTGGAAAGATGAAGACGGCAACGATGTTTTTGGCCCGACCCTGACATACTCAGGAGTTAACCAGACTACCCACGCGTGGTCTAATAGTATTACGTCACATGGGGGCAAGATTTTTGAAAACATCGATCAAGGTTTTAGCCGTGACGTGATTGCCGTGAAATTTTTGCGATTCGAAGAAATAGGAATAGAAGTAGATGGTCACGCGCACGACGAGGGCATCGCTGAGAATCCAGATTGCCCGTTTCATCCCGGCGTCCAAGACATGATTCAAATTTTGTCAGAGCCGGTAAGTTGGGCTCCGGGCCTTTTGCTTGGCGCGGACGGCTTTTCCGGCAGTTATTACCATAAGTAGAAAGGAAAATACTTTGCGAGAAATTTTTATGTATGCCGCTCAATGTATGAAATACAGAGTTAAGAAAGATGAACATGATAAAGATGTTAAATTTTATTGTATAAAAGACGCCGGACACGCGGGTCCGCATCGGGATTATTTAGGAAATACATTTAGAGATAAAAAGCTTGACAAATAAGGAAAAGTATGATACCGTCATTCTATATGAAATTAAACGTGAGGAATTATGCCTTTTAATCCGATTTACGACCTTGAAAGCCTGACTGAAGAACAACGTCAGAAATACTACCTTGACGCCTGTCAGCATTACAGCCTGCCGCCAGAATTGAGCGCCTTGGCATTTATTTGGATGGAAACGGGCGACGGTAAACGCAACTTGACGCTTTATGCGAAAAAAGCCGCGACGGATATCATCCGAGCTAATAAACAAATCTCTACGACGAAGCTGACAAAAGACGAAGGTCGGGGTTATGTCGCTTGGATTGTCGAAGGAAAAGATGCAACCGGCAGGACCGAAATGGCTGTCGGAAGTGCGTCAACGGAAGGCTTGAAAGGCACACAGTTAGCAACCGCCGTGATGCTCGCACAGACACGCGGGACTCGTCGGATGACTTTACAATTTGTCGGCGGTTTGCTAGATGAATCCGAATTAAACGAAACCACAACCGACATCAACCGTTCCAGCACGAGTCTAGCAAGTATGGCAACTCTACCGGCCCCCCAACCGCAAGTCGAACCGAATAGTCAAGCTGGTAAAGATGTAACGGAAGATGTCCGGAAGGCGGTTGACCCAAACACGGCGCTTGACTCAATAACTGACGCGGTTTTACTTAATCCTAATCGTAAGAGCGGCTTCAATAAAATGGTTGCCCCAGAGCCATTTTCAAGCGGTTCGATTATTCCACAACCAATCCCAGGCGTTGAACCGATAGAAAAGTTAGTTGAAATCGAACAATTCAATAAATACCCAACGATGGCAGAAGCAGCAAAAACCATCACTGATCCTGTCGTCTTGGCTGCAGCCGACGCCTTAGTTAAAGAGTTGGTAGAAGGAAAACCGCGACGTAGACGGCGCACTAAGGCTGAGATGGAAGCCGCAAGAAATAACGTTAACGCGAGCGAAGATTTTGATGCGCCATATCTTGGACCAGAGCACATAAAAGCCAAAGAAGAAGAACTAAAGGTTGCTATGCAGCCTCTTTATGATCCTGAACCGCCTTTCAATATTGCTCCGGAAGTACTACAAGCCGGAAATGAGATTATTCAAAACTTAGCTGAAACTATGAAGCCTTTATTTGCGGCAGCACAAGAAAGTGAGTATCCGACAAAAGAACAGGAAGACGCGTACCGTGCCCGTCTTAAGGTGTATACAAACGAAATTCTGAAAAATGGCGGCATGACGGACGGCATTATTTGGCGTGTCAAGAGGTATACGATGCATCTATTTCCTGACGCCATCGTTGAAAATGGCAAGTTGAAATTAACCGTCAAACAGTGGGACCAACTGCTTGCAACTTTCGATGAACGTGTCAAGGTATTAGGACCGGGCGGTCTTGTTTTGATTATCAATGAAGTCGCGGAGAAAGCATGAGTTGCCCATTTTGTAGTGGTCGGATTTTTATTTCAAAGGAAGAGCCGAGAGTGCAAACAGGTTGTCCAAACTGTCTCAGTAAAGTTATGCCGATAGGCGTATCCGAGGAAGAATTTATTCGACAGATACTTGATAACGAAAAAGAATCAAAACGGCAAATGTCTTTACCATTAAATGATATTGCGGAGAAAGTGTGATTCTTAATCCTCAACAGGAGCTAGCTGCTAACGCTATTGATGGTGTCTGGGTAACTATCGCAGGGCCAGGATCTGGCAAGACGACCGTCTTGGTAGAGCGGTATATCCGGATGCTGACTCGTGGAATCAACACTCGGGACATCCTGAATTTGACCTTCACAAACGCCGCGGCCGAGCAGATGCAAACACGGATTGGGATGACGGACGCGAAGTCATCGTTTAGGACTTTTCATAGCTTCGCGTTGGAAGTCTTAAAGAAGGAACGAGAGCACCTGCCGTTTGAACTGTGCGACGAGATTATCCCCGTCAAGGCTCAGGATTATCAGCTTTTGGCCGAGCTTTGTCGGCAGTTTCCACAACTGCAGTACAAGACGCTCAGAGAGAAAATTACTCGGTGGAAGTGTGAAAATACTGATCCAGCCACGGCAATGGAAGAAGCTAGACACCAAGGCGCAGAGTACGTTTATTCATTGGCTTATGAACAATACGAAAAGGGCATGCGTTTGGAAGGCTGGTTGGACTTTGATGCTTGCATTACTGAAGTTGTAAAGCTATTTGAAACCAATCTGGAAGTTTTAGCAAGGTGGAAAAGGAAGTATATAGCGGTTGACGAGGCTCAAGACACGGACGAAAAACAGTTCAGGCTGCTTCAGCTTATATTTGACGGCAATATGTTTGCGGTTGGAGATGAAAACCAATGTCAGCCTCCCGGCACTCTAGTTGATGTTTTGGTTTCTCCGGTTCAAGGTCGAGTAGCTGCAAAAGTAAAGCAAGTTCCAATTGAGCTTTTATCCGAAACAAACGACCGGATTGTTTCATGGGATCATTATGGAAAAAGAATGCGATTAGGAAAAGGCCGTCGTTTTCGCAGAGCAGTACGTCAGTTTGATGGAAATCTTTTACAGATTGAAATGAATAATGAGACTACGAAAGTCACACCAAACCATTTCGTTTGGACAAAATTTAACCGAAAAGCGTTACAAAATAAAACGCATTTTGTATATTTGATGTGGAGAAGAGATCGGGGATTCAGAATAGGAACAAGTACGTTAAGAACTGCCTGCGGTGGTAATCAAATATCTCATAGAGGATATCAGGAACGAGCAGATAAGATGTGGATACTAGATGTTGTGGAATCCAATACAGAGGCACATACTAGGGAAGAAATATATTCTTTACAGTATCAGATACCTGAACGAACTTTTCATAATTATAGAACAGCGGTTACGGGTCAACAAATTAAAAGAGTTTTTAAATCGGTGTCTTGGGCGGGAGGATTTAATCTTCTTTTAGAAAAAGGGCTTCTTTTTGAATACCCTTTAATTTCTTGGGGGAATAGAAAGAAACATCGAACAAAGTTTCATGGATATTTTAAAACGGTTGCAGCCAATCTTTTGGAAAAATTAATGGATTTACCAACAAAGAAAACATATAAGAGCTCTCTTATTCAAAAAATTAAAAAGATTAAATATTGTGGCCCCGTTTATTCTCTTGATGTAGAAAAAGATCACACCTATATTGCAGATAATGTTCCGGTCGGAAATTGTATTTATGAGTGGAGAAGCGCCCAAGCTGGAAACTTATCCAAGTTTTACGAGAGATTTCCAAATGCAAAAACTTTATATCTTGGACAAAACTACAGATCAACTAAAAAGCTCGTCGAATTTTTCAAGGAAATTTTGCCCGTCGATAACGGCATTGCAAGCCACATGACGACTGATAATGAAGTTGGTGTCGATCCTACGGTAGTTGAATATTCGTATGATTTACAAGAAGCCGACCGGGTTTTATCAAAAATTACTGATCCGGAGCATACAGCGATTTTGGCTCGTACTAACCGACAATTGTTCGCGTTTCAGAAAGCGTGTACAAGCAGAAATATTCGTTATAAATATTTAGGAAAAGATGGTTTTTGGCAACAGTCGGAAGTCAAAAGGCTTCTGAAATTAGCCAAGGAGTCAAATGATACTCGTCCGGCTAATGAGGTTTTAGCGGATTTGATTACGAAGCATAATTTGATTTGGATCTACCGAAACCTAGCTGATGCCGAGAATGATCCCGTTAAGAATCTTAATGATGCCGTCAGGATGTCCGCAAATAAGGGTAATGTCACGGAGTTTTTAAATTATCTCCGCAGGCTAGCATACGCCACGAAAGCAATAAAATGTTTAACTCTAGCCACCGTGCATAAAGCGAAGGGTTTGGAATTCGATTATGTTTTTCTAGTTGGGTGTAGTCAAGGTAAAATTCCACATAAAAACGGTGAAATTATGGAAGAGAAAAGAATATTTTTTGTCGGGGCGAGCAGAGCAGCCAAGCATCTAGAGTTGAGTTATTTCGGTCCTAGAAGCGAATTTCTAAATAACTACATAGACCGGATACAAGTCTATGAGGAGGAGTATGCGATTTAAATTAGTAAGTGACAACGACGGCCACGATTACGTTATTCACGTCGAGGAAGAGAACGCCTTCTATAGTTGGGTAGAATATATGGAAGGCGACGAGGATGCCTACGGCGGGAAAGGTTTTGATGATTGTCGGGTCAACTGTAGTAATTTGACGTTCACAGACCCGCAAGGTTGGCAGTAATGGCCTTTCTTTATCTCAATTCAAAAGGTGAGCCGCAGAGGCGTCACTCGTATTCCGCGGGTTTGGATTTCGATGGTAATCCATACCGGTATCATTTACGAAGGGTTCTTGGTTGGCGGGAATCTGATCTGAAGGCGGCTTTTAAATTCGGCAGAGCTTTCGAGGAATCTCTGCAATTTTTTCATGACCACAATGCAGAAGGGTTTTTGGAAGATTTTTCTCGCCGTTGGTCCGAGCATAAAGAAAACGATAAGTTGAAATATACGAAGAAAGAAAAAGATTGGAATAATTTGCAGAGAATCGGGACAGAGATGCTTCGTCTTTATAAAATCCGACAACCGGACCTTCCTATCCCGTTAGGCGGTCGCGTTAGTTTCCAACGTGATTACGAAAAGGAGATTTACCCGGAAGATCCCAATTATGGCGAGATAACCATATACGGCAAGATTGATATAATTTCTTACACCGAGCCAGACCACCCGCTTCTGCCTAAATTGGAGTGGCGACCGGAATATGGACCCTTCAGGCCGCTTATTATTGATATCAAAACGGCCGGAATCAACTATCACGAGAACGCAGGTTACGCGGCATTCGATCCTCAGTTATGTTTGTATTCATGGTTGACTGGTATTAGGGACGCTGCACTGCTTTGGTTTACTAAATCTGGACATAAATTAGAAAAAGGAACGAGCGTTACTCTTCTAGAAAACGCCGAGCCTTTTAAAGCCGGTCAAGAAGCCGTCGTGGCGCATGTAACCGATGAAGGTGTCTGGATAGTCGTGAATGATTTCGTCGTGACATTGATGGAAGAAGCACAAGGCCGAAAAGCGGACGGTAAACTCGACACGACGAAAGCTGCTACGGAAAGAAAACTTGCGTGGTTAGCTAGTAATGCCACGAGAGTTCCGGAGAATTTTTTGACGCGGCAGCGGCTTCAATTCAATAGTGGTTTTATTACACAAGAGATGGCAAATAACGCCGCGTTGGTAGCCGGTAATCAAATCCAACAGATTGTTAATGCCTGGAAATCTAAAAATTGGATTAATAAATTCAGTAACAGGCCCGGCTTTGGATATACCAACGATCCTTACTTTCGTGCCTTCGTTCTCCGAGATGAAGCATTCAAGAAAGAGTACTTCACAAAGAAAGACGACGAGACACTTGACGACATGTTCGTTGACCAAGAGGAGGAAGACATTGAAGCTTAAGTTATATTGCATCGCATTAGGGTGCCAGTCATTTATAGAATGCACGGAAGAGGTCGTAGCCGCGACGAATTTTATCTGTAAGAACCACACATTGAAAGGCGAAGATAAAGTCCGATTCCAGGAAGCGCAATTCGACCACACGTTGAACGGGACAGACCCGCAAGCTTATGAACGAGGCGGCAGGCTACGCAGGAATAAAACTGTCAATCGAGATGGCGTGAAATCCACGTCGGCTAGAAAAAAGCGACTGGAAAAAAACGTCAAAGCTTTGGAAGGACACGAGAATGCCAACGAGATTTTGGAAATACTTCGGAAAAAAATCTAAAGGAGACGATATGGATACCGCAGATTCAATAGGAGCAATGAAAGAAGAATTAGTAAATTGTAAAAAAGCTATAGAAAATTACGAAGATTTAGCCAGACGATTTTTTCATTTAATTGATCAACCTTTTTATAAAAATTATAATCATCGAGGTAGTGAATTTTATGTTTTTCAAACTTATATTCAAAGCTTAGAGTACGATTTGAAAGAGAAACAAGAACGCGAAAAACTTGAAAAAATAGTTAAAGACGTTTTGAGGAAAGAAAAATTAATTCCAGAACCCGAAAAACAACAAGAACCGGCATGAACAGAGACTTCCAACAGCTTAGGAAAATCCTAGACGGCAACGACGGGTTTATGACCGGTTCTCGAATCGGGAACCTCCGTCATCAACGAAAACGGCCTATCCCGGATTGGACTAGAGATAACCGGAAAATCAAGGCAATCCTGCTTGACTTGTTCCCGAAACTCCAGACGGACGTGAAGCAGCGGGCTAGGGCGGCTAAGTGGGCTCGGGTCATTCATTTGTACTTCCGGTTAGGATATACCTATCGGCAGGTAGCCGAGGAACTAGAAATCACCCTGTCGGCGTCTAGGGGCTTGATATGGAGCATTAATCTCGTTTCTAGGGGTCGACAGGCTAACGGCCGGAAACAACGCGGCCTGCGCCGCCGTGGACGGCCTAGCAAGGTATAAAATGGTGTGGCACTCCCGTCTACCTTGGGAGGAAGAAATGCCCACTTTTAAAGTTATTATTTTCAGTAATTTAGTACTATTAGGAGTTTATGCCTGTCATCAAGTTGTCCCGGGTCCATTATTGTTTCAGCCAGCACCTTAACGAAAGTAAACCCAGAACGTGCCGGTGCCGTAAAAAGGTTCCGTTACTAGAAGCCACGAAATTAGTCGAACGTGGTTTAGCACAATGGATTGTTTTGAGTACGAAGTACCTGACGGGTAAAGAACCTTGCCCGATGTGTTTAAATACCGCGGCAAAGAAGAATTGCCAGCACTGTGGTAAAACCGGGGAAGTCGAGAAGACGTATCCAATCCGGAAACACGGCGACGATATCGTTTTAGTCTCGGTCGGCTCGGAAGGCAAAGATGGCAAGACGACATACCGGTCGGTTCTGGCACTGAAAACGCCACGGGTAGCGACGGTAGAAAAAAGTCATATCGAACGGGCTTATGTCGATGGCAATAAAGACGAGATAGAACGGATTGAAGCTTACGGCTTGATGATTCTGGAAGCTAGGATTGAAATGGGCATCAAGCCTGAACCGCCGGACGACCCAACAACAGGGGCAGGCAGGAACTTTGATTGGGGCAGGACGCCATTCGCTAGAATCGCAGACGAGCGGACAAATCAAGGCGGCGTCGGGAAGAGAATCGCGGAAGGTTTTAAAATGACCGATGATGAAAAGAGGGAAGATGGACGAAGTTAAGGACGAAGTTAAAGAAATTGTGAATGATGAAAATCCGCAAGTTGACGTTGCGGAAGCCATCAAAAAATTTCGGGAAGAGTTTACTGAGCGGAGTTTTGCAGGCCGGAATGTCGAATTAGGCAAGATGATTAATTGTAAAGTCTGCGGTTTAAGGCACCGGTCGAGTCATGAGTGTGAGCAGCGGATTGTCACACCAGCGCCACACAATACTAGAAAAGGGATCTACGGCGCTCAGGCGTTCGCTAAGAAAAGAATTAAAAGTCACCACTCAGCAAGGATGCTGCAACTTGTCCAGTTGACACAAGACATCTTTGACAAGTATTACCCGAAGCAAATCGCAGACGCCGAGAAAGCGATGCAGGCAGCCCGAGGTGAAGCTCTGCAGATACTCCGTAGGAAGAGTCACACAAAGAGTCGAGCGAAACAGAAACAGCAAAAGAAATCTAGAAGGATTAATAGGAGTCGATAATGAGCGAATTATGGGTTATAGAGTATAATGAACAGAAGCTTCTTAACGATGGTTGGAAACCTACTACGGAAGCTTTTAAAAGTGAAAAATTTGCAAAAGAAGTCGCCCGTCGTGAAAATAACAGTTGGCGCAACCGGTTCAGAGATTTGGTACGTGGAATAATGACAGAATATCGAGCGATGAAATATGCCCCAGAAACTTTTGAAACCGCTGCAAATAAAGAGATCTTGAAATCTATTCCTATGATTTTTAAACTTCTAAATAACAAATCATTTGTGGGAGAGGCTAACAAGGCCGGATATCAGTTTAATGTCAAGGAAATTTTTAAGGCTTTTGAAGATGCCGCAGGGTGGAAACGAGGCGGTTCCGAATTTATTCATCATATCCAAAAGGTAGAAAATAATGGAAAATAATCCTACAGTAGGTTTCTGCATCGGAAAGTTGGAAGGCTTTCTTGAAAAATTAGGCGCGGAAGGCGAAATCAACACCGAGGAGCTTTTGGTATATCTTAAAGCCATCGAGCAGGCGTATATCGCTAGGACGCGGGAGATCTTCACTTTGGAGCAAAAATTAGAAGCTATCTCTTTGAACCTCCAAGGTTGGCGGAAAATAGATTGATGTTTGAAAATCTCAGTATCGGCATCAAGACGTTTTTAAGAGACGAGCAGTTGTTTAATACGCTGCACGCCATCAGGACTAATTTGCCCGGAGCGCAGATGATTATCGCGGATTGCGGCGACATGACGGAGGAAAAAGACTCGTATTACGCGGGGTTAGAGCGCGACGGACACATCCACATTGATTTGCCTTTCGATAGTGGATTTGGGGTCATGAGCAACTCAATTGTCGAAAGGACTAAAAGAAAATTTTTATTGATTGGTGCAGACGATTTTGATTTCGCACCTACTGAAGTTCGACAAGGAATCAAAAGGCTCGAACGGGTTCTTGAAGAATATCCGCCAGTTAGTATCGCTAGTGGTCGAGTCAATAATAGCCCGTATGAATTTCATCTTATTGAAAGACAGCCCGGCGAATGGTATGAACGTCCGTTGTCGGCGGAAGAGTATTGGCAATCGCCATTTGTTTATTGCGATTTAACAGTCAATTATTCGTTGATTAGAATGGATCATTTAAACGCGGCTGGAATACGTTGGGACGTGCCTGAACCTAAGATAGGTGGGGCCGAGCACGCCGCATTCTTCCTTGACTGCAAAAAATCAGGCTTAAAAACAGTTTATGTTTCGGGAGTTGGTATAAATGAACAAAAAATTAGAAATAGTCCTAGATATAATCTTTATCGGCGTCGGGCGCAAGATCCGCAGCGCCCATGTTTTATAAAAAGAAAAATTAAAAAATACGTTCTTGGAGATGGTAGGATAGACTATGAAGAAACTTGAATTAATTAAAGGTTTCCGTTCTGGACGATTGGTGGTTATTGAAAAAAGCGACGTGAGAATAATTACCTCAACTGAATCAAGATGCGGGTGGCTTTGTTTATGTGATTGTGGAAACAAAAAAGTTGTATTAGCTAGTAAACTTTTAAACGGTAAAATTCAAAGTTGCGGATGTTTAAAAAACGAAGTAGCTAATTTAAATAATAAAGTATTTGGGCGATTAACGGTAAAAAATCAAATTAGAAGATCCGGTAAGCAACGTATTTATTGGTTATGCGAGTGCAAATGTGGAAAAGAAACCATTGTGATAGGCACTTCTTTAACAAAAGGTTTAACAAAAAGTTGTAGTTGTTTAAGAAAAGACACAATAACATTAAGAAATATTTCTGATAATCCAGCTATTGTAAAACATGGGATGTCCGGCACACCTGAATGGAGTGCTTATAAAGATGCAAAACACCGCTGTACTTATGAAACTAATCCTAGATGGAAAGATTACGGTGGTAGGGGCATTAAATTTTTATTTACGAATTTTGAACAATTTTTATCTGAATTAGGGCCTAAACCCAGCCCTAAACACTCATTAGATAGAATCAAAAATGACGGGCATTATGAGTCTGGAAATGTTCAATGGGCAACAGCACATGAACAAAGATTAAATCAAAGGAAACACTAATGATAAATTTTATCATCACACACGCAAAATGTCCTGATGGTTGGTGCGCTGCCTTTATTGCTAAGAAACGTTATCCAGACGCTGAAATCATGCCGTTAGACCACGGCTCGCCCGTCCCGTTTGACGTGGTTAAAGGGCGCGATGTATTAGTTTTGGATTTCAGTTGGCCGGTCAGGGAAGACAACATCAAATTACATGATCTCGCGAAGAGTTTTCATATATACGATCATCACAGGACTGCACAGGAGCGGCTGGAGGGCTTGCCATTCGTGACGTTTGACATGAAACGAAGCGGCGCAGGTCTGGCGTGGGATTATTTATTTGGAAAAGACAGACCAATAATTTGGGAAGGTGAAAAAATCGGGAAACCGTTCGTTTATCAAACACGACCGTGGTATGTCAGTTATGTTGAGGATAGGGATTTATGGAATTGGGCATTACCGAACTCAAAAGCTGTCAACGCTTATATTTCGACGTTGAAATTCACAATCGAAGAATGGGACTATCTTGATAAAATCAAAGTCGAACAAGCCGAGCAATTCGGAATTCCAGTCTTGAGATACATCGACATATACGTCCGTGAAGTCGCAGCCGAAGCCCAGAAAGGCGTCTGGTGGGTTAATAACCGACCGTATACAACGCTTGTCGTCGGGTGCCCGTATGTCAACTGCAGCGAAGTCGGGAATACTTTGGCACAGAACGCCGACGTCTCGTTGACATACTTCGAGAGACATGATGGGCAAGTACAATTTAGTCTTCGGTCGATTGGTGATATCGACGTCAGTGAAATTGCTAAGAAGTTTCTCGGCGGCGGGCACCAACATGCCGCTGGACTAAGGCTGCCGCTTGATGAAGCGCGAAAAATGATTGATACCATTCTTGGACGCCGAGATTACGCTAAAGAACAAACTGAAATAAACGCAAAATTGGATGCGATAGTAAGTCAAATTTGGAAATAAGTAATGGACAAAGATCAGGAGAGTTTGAATAACCACGTTAGGGCTTGCGAGCGGTGTCTTAATGCTAAAAATTTGCAAGAATGTTGTCAAATCGGTCGGGTTTTGGCTATGATTATAGAGTCAAAGAGAACAAGATGATAGGAAGACTTTGTGAATTCGTTAAAATAGATGAAAAAGGTGATTTTATTGGAGCCTTTAAATGGTCTAAAACTTGGGCTACGGCCTGCCGTCGAGAGGCTGTAAAGATTTGGCATTTTGCTAATCATAATTCGTTTTTGTGTCAAGAACACTATGATCGATTAGTCCTGTGGATTAAAGAAGATGAAAATACTCATAGCTCTTAAGACGTGCTGCCGCGATCTAGATCTTGGCTTCCATGAGGCGATACGCGCTACGTGGGGGAAAGATTTCGCTGGTAAAGCGGACGTTCGTTTCTTCACTGGGTGTGGTGAACACCAGTCAGGTTTCGGCGGCTACCAGCAGGACGAAACTCAACTGGACTGCAAAGACGGCTATGACGACCTGCCTGCCAAAACGACCAAGATTGCTGAGTGGTCAGTCCAGAACGGATATGATTTCACGTTTTTATGTGATAACGATACTTTCATTATTCCGCACGCTTTGTTAGGGACGTCATTCCGTGAATATGATTACGCCGGGATGTTTGGACTCGATCCGCCGATAGGCTCGATTTTTACTTACCGGGATTGTCACGAGATACTTCATGAGCGTTGCGAGCCCTGGGCGTCTGGGGGGGTCGGGTATTGGATTTCTAGACACGCAGCAAACATTATCGCCGCGAAGGGAGTTCAAGGATGGGCAGAAGACCTTGGCGTCGGACAGGTACTCGGGCCGTTTATTCGAGCTAAAGTGATTCATGCTATAGATCTTCCGGATTTAGAGTGCAACGCTTCATGGCACGTCAAGCGGTTTGCAGTTTTCGAACATAAATTTTTCCCTGAGATGATCCGTGAAATTTACCGTCACGGCCGTCCTGAGCCGTGGTACGAAGAAGTCGCTAGCGAAGAATACGACGTCATGAAGATGCTCAGTAAGCAACCGAAATTAAAGATGTTGACAAACGACGAGGCTCGTGCTAGAATGGAATCGGGTAGGAAGTTTAAAGAGCAACGGAAGAACCGAAGATGAAAATAGCCTTGATTTGTATCGCGACAGGCGAACAGTACTGGCCTTTCGCTAAAACGATGATCAGGTCTGCCAAAAAATTCTTTTATCCGGAGGGGATAGATGTTTTCCTTTTTAGTGATTGTTTTATTGATTCTTATCCTGCTGATATTATAAAACAAATGGTAATTATCGAACCGAAAGGCTTCCCGAAAGAAACGCTTTTCAGGTATCATACGATGTTGATACTTGAAAAAGAATTAGAAACGTATGATCAAATCTTCTGGGTCGATGCTGATATGGAATTCGTCGCGCCAGTCGGAAATATTTACAGTCAAGGCATCACGGCGACGTTACATCCCGGCTATCCGGAAGGTGGCCCGGGAGTTCCTGAAAGCACAAGACCGCAATCGACCGCCTATCTTGTAGGCAATAAGTATTATTTCTGCGGCGGCTTTAATGGTGGTAATGCCCAAGCGTATCTCAAAATGGCTAGAACGTTACGAGACAACATCGATAAAGATCTAGAGTGGGGTTGTATCGCAATCCATAATGATGAAAGTCACTTGAACCACTATTTACACTATAACCCGCCCGCGAAAATCCTGACACCGGCGTATTGTTATCCAGAGCCAACAGCAGGACCGGGGTACGATTCAGTCCGAGCGAAGTATCAGCCAATTTTAGTTGCGCGTGAAAAGGGCTTTCAGAAATGAAGACATTCGTAATGATGGTTCTTTATGCCGCTATAGTTGGGTATTTTATAGCTTTTATGGGTATGGCTCTTGGGATAGCAATTATCTATATAGTGATGTCTATATGGGAACGTTTAAAATTTTGGCCGTTTAAGTTTGAGTAAATTATGATTGTCAGCATAATTATCCCGATGTTTAATGCCGCCGCGACGATTGAAAGCAGTGTATTTTCGGCTATCAATCAACACCCAGTCGAGGGTGTCAAACGGGAGATAATTGTCGTGGATGATGGCTCGACGGATACGAGTTACGCGACCGTCGAGAAATTTATCAATGAAGGAAATTTGATTAAGCTCGTTCGGCAGAAAAATGCCGGACCTGCGGCAGCTAGGAATCACGCCGTCAGCTTGTCATGTGGTGATTACATTCTGCCGTTAGATGCCGACGACATGATTCGTCCGGACTTCATCAAGAAGACTTTGCCGTTGATGACTGCCGGAATCGGGATTGTCTCGACGGAGATGATGTATTTCGGGATTGAAAACGGCGTTATTCCGATTAAGAACAGAACGTATGAAGAGCAATTGCAGAGTAATGAAATCCCCGTGACGTCTTTGATTGACCGGGAAGCGTTTCTGCAGGCAGGAGGTTATAGAACAGATATTGATAGTTGGGAAGATTGGTTTTTGTGGATCGAGATATTAGCTAGAAATTGGAAAATGGCTTCTATTAATGAGCCTCTTTTTTGGTATAGGAGAAGAGAAAATCAGTTTGCATCTGTTGGATGGAATAAAAAAGAAGAGTATACAGAGAAAATAAGAAGGTTTCATCCTGATTTTTTAAAAAATAAATGAGTAATTGTAAACATGGCAGAAGAAAGAATTGTTGTAAAGAGTGCAATATAGGGCCTTTTTGTAAACACGGAAATGTTCCCATTCAATGTAGTAAATGTGGAACAGGAAATCAGTTTTGCATACATAGTCGTAGAAAATCAAGATGTCCTGATTGTGGCGGTCATCAGATTTGCGGGCACGGTCGAATTAGACACCAGTGTAAAATGTGTATAGGATTTCCTGCTGTGGCTCAACAAATGCTAACATCTGCGAAACAAAGAGCTAAAAAGATGAATTTACCAATAAGTATTACGAAAGAGGATCTTTTGGAGCTAATCGGAAATGGTAAATGTCCTGTTTTTGGTACACCATTTAATTTATCGCATTTTACACAAACTGATACGTCTGCAAGTTTGGATAGATTTATACCAGAGTTAGGATACACAAAAGAAAATTGTTCGGTTATATCATATTTAGCTAACGCGATAAAATCAAAAGCAACGACTGAACAAGTTAGAAAAGTGCTTGAGTGGATGGAAAAGAAGGAGATTGAATGCCAATCGCAATCGCGCTGATGGGCGGTCTCGGGAACCAACTTTTTCAATACGCGATGGGCCGAAGTTTACAAAAACGTGGCTACGAAGTCGTATTTAAAAAACGTGACCTTCTGCCTGCGTCTAATGAGCCGCATGCTTTGAATAAGCCACAATACGGCCTTGACGGCTTCAAGACGAAGATTGTTTTCGGTGACTCTGATGGTCCTGAAATCACAGACTCTAATATGACATTCCGGCCGGACATCTACGATCCACCACGAAACTGCACATTGACGGGGCATTGGCAAAGCGAACGGTATATTGAGTGTGTCGCTGATGAGCTTCGAAAGGAGTTTGTTCCAAAGAACTTTCCTAAAAAAGACGTCAGCGAATTGTTGAATAAAATACTAAACACAAGTGATTCAGTTGGCGTCCATGTTCGTCGTGGCGATTATGTCAGTTTACAGGATTATCATGGCTTGATGCCGATAGCGTATTATCAAAATTGTATTAATAGTATCAGGCAAAAGTATCCGCACGCGAAGCCTTTCATTTTTAGCGATGATCCGGATTGGTGCCATGAAAACATCGAAGGCGAAATAATTTCAACTGGCGACCGTTTTTGGGATATGCACTTAATGAGTCAATGTCAGCACGCAGTAATTTCGAATTCCAGCTACGGTTGGTGGGCGGCATTTTTGGGGGATAATAAAGCTGACAGGATCGTCTGCGCCCCACGGAAGTGGTTTGTAGTCGAACATCTAGATTCAAGAGATATGATTCCACGGAGGTGGCAGCTTATGGGTAGTCTCAGCACGGATAAAACAATCGTGACAGTCGCGGTAGGAAAACGTGAGTATACAGGGAAACAGAATGAAGAAGAACTGATCGGGAAGCCTTTCTCGGATAACCTCGACCGGTTCGTTCATCAGATGCAAGTCAATAGCCCAGGCGCGAAAATCATGACGTTCAAGGATGTCCTGCCGGTCGGCTCACCGACACACGAAGACAGTCCATATGAATTCAAGATCCACGCTATCGAGGAAGCCCGGCGGCTAGGCTATACTAAGATTCTGTGGGCGGATTCATCCGTTATCGCGGTCAGGAGTCTTGAAACAATCTGGAATTTAGTCGAGAAGCAAGGTTATTGGATCTCGATTAACGGACCTAATACTAATTACGAGTGGATCTCTGACGAGGCTTTGAAACTAATCGACCGTCAGCGGAATGAAATGAAGAAGGTTCCGCAGGTAATCTGTACGGCTTTTGCTTTGAATTTCCTGAACCCCACCGCGGTTCAATTCTTTGAAGAATATAAGCGGTTGGCTAAACTTGGCGTCTTCCGAGGTCCGTGGACAAACGAAAAACTTCAAGCATCAAGCAATCCTGATGTTCTCGGACACAGGCATGACCAAAGCGCGGCAAGCTGGATTTGCTACAATTTGAAAATGTCCTTGACAAAAGAACCAGCAATGTTTCTAGCTAACGAACCGGAATTCCCGCATTTCTATGCTGGGTGTTCGCTATTTATCGAACGGAATGGCAAGAAACTCGACGAAATTCGCGGTTTACATCCGCCGTATCTCAGCAACATATACCCCGGCGCGGATTGGGCAGACCGCGTTTTGGATAACGGCCGAATTACACCGAAATCAAACGATAAAGAACGACAGGACAGGATTGAAAGCGCCAGGAAGTTCAGAGAGCAGCGGGATTCGCAACGAGGCCGTCGATGAAGCGTGCTTTGATCACTGGAATTACGGGCCAGGACGGTTCTTATCTCGCCGAACTTTTATTGCAGAAGGGTTATTCTGTCTACGGTTCTTTACGTAGATCGTCTAGTTTTAATACTAGAAGAATCGACCATATTTTTGATAAGTTAAATTTGATTTATGCCGATTTAACGGATACCGGATCAATCCGAAAACTAGTATATGATTCAAAACCAGATGAAATTTACGCATTGGGGGCACAATCACACGTTCGGAGTAGTTTTGATATCCCGGAATACACAACTAACGCTGATGCTATTGGAACATTACGTTTATTAGAAGCCGTTCGAGATATCGTGCCTGAATCAAGGTTTTATCAGGCATCGAGTAGCGAAATGTTTGGTAATACTACTTGCGTTCCTCAGAATGAATATACAAAATTTGCGCCTCGCAGCCCGTACGGCATTTCTAAATTGTATGGATATTGGATGGCAAGGAATTATCGAGAAGGATATAAGATGCACGTTTCAAACGGGATTTTGTTCAACCACGAATCACCGCGGCGAGGCGAGACATTCGTAACTCAGAAGATTGTCAAAGGTGCTGTCGAGATTTATCGCGGTCTGCGCGGCGTTCTGAGACTCGGTAATTTGTCGGCCACGAGAGATTGGGGATACGCGCCGGAATTTGTTGAAGGGATGTGGCGGATGCTTCAGCGAGATATTCCGGATGATTATGTCCTAGCAACCGGTGAATCACATTCAGTCCGTGAATTCTGTTATGAGGCGTTTACATATCTTGGACTAGATTGGGAAGATTATGTCGAAGTTGACCCGAAGTATTATCGTCCGACGGAAGTTGAAAACTTGTTAGGAGACGCCTCTTACGCAAAGGAAAAACTCGGTTGGACGCCAAAAGTGAAGTTCAAAGAATTAGTAAAAATCATGGTGAACTCGGAAATATATGCTAAGTAAACGTATTTTAGTCACCGGCGGTCACGGCTTTCTCGGCAAGCACGTCTGTCAGAAGCTGTGGGAACGGGGGTATTCAGACGTCATTGTTCCGTCACACGAACGGTATGATCTTACAAATCAAACAGACGTTGACGGGATGTTTTCGATAGAAGGTCCGGAAATAGTAATCCATTTAGCCGCTAACGTCGGTGGAATCGGTGCGAATCAAACTAGTCCGGCTGACTTTCTATATGATAATGCCGTGATGGGTTTGGAAATAATGAGAGCCGCGAAAGACTTCGACATCGAGAAACTCGTGACTGTCGGGACTGTTTGTTCCTACCCTAAAATGACGTCGGTGCCGTTCAAGGAAGAAGACATCCATAATGGCTATCCGGAGGAAACAAACGCGCCATACGGTCTGGCTAAGAAGCTATTATTGACGTATAGTCAGGCATTACGTCAGCAATATCTTTTTAATTCAATCTATTTGATCCCGACAAATCTTTACGGGCCGGGGGATAACTTCGATTCTGAAACAAGTCACGTTATTCCGGCATTGATTAAGAAAATTGATTTCGCAGTCAAGAATAATGAGAAGTTTGTTGATATGTGGGGTTCCGGTCTTACAACACGCGACTTTCTTTATGTTGAAGATTGTGCCGAAGCGATTGTCAAAGCGATGGAAATCTATAATGAGCCTGATCCAATTAACCTCGGCAGCGGTGAAGAAATTTCGATTTTTGGGATAGCAGAAAGAATAGCTGAAATTATTGGTTATAAGTGGCCATTTTTTACTCACCGAGATAAGCCAGACGGTCAACCAAGGCGGTGTCTAGATACATCTAGATCAAAGAAATTACTTGACTTCCAGCCAAAGACTGATATAATGACGGGTTTAAGGCGTACAATCGATTGGTATCGAGATCAACATGACTAAAATTGTCGTTATTGGAGATGTCCACGGGAAGACTGGAGACTATAAGCGTTTAGTTCGTAATCTTCCGGATGGTCAAAAAAGCATCCAAGTTGGCGATATGGGCGTCGGCTTTTCTGGTGTAGTCGTCCATAATATGTCCCAGGACCATAAATGGTTCCGGGGGAATCACGATAATCCGGAGAAGTGCCGAAAGCACCCGAATTATCTCGGTGATTGGGGATACCTACCTGAGTATGAACTATTCTGGCTCGCCGGGGCATTTTCAATTGACAGAATGGTGCGCCAAACAGGCGTTTCATGGTGGCCGGATGAAGAATTGAGTTACGAAGAGCTTCAAAAAGCTATTGATTTTTATGAAACTGTCAAGCCGAAGTTTGTTTTGTCGCACGAAGCGCCGTCTAAAATAGCTAAAATGCTTCTTATGACTTTAGTCGGGCCGTATTTCACGGCTAAGATGGAGTGCTCGATGTCCAGAACAGCCGAAGCTTTACAGGCGATGTTTGATATCCATCAACCGAAAGAGTGGTGTTTTGGGCATTATTACGTAGATAAACAACTTGAGTGGGACCGGACGCTATTTACATGTGTCGCTGAACTCGGGACATATGAATTGAGGATTGATAATAAAGATGAAAAAGATGACGGACAAGAAACTCCAAAAAGAGTTTGATCGACTTAATTTTCAATTTTTTCAAAGCAAGATAATGCTGACTTATGTAGGTTTTTCTAATACGGTCAGAATGAAGCATGCCGACGGGGTTTATAATAGCGATAAAAAGTATATTTTGATTGACTCCGGTTTAAGGGGTTATGAAAATCTTACTAGCTTGGTTCTTTTACATGAAATGGCTCACGCATATCTTGATTTACAGGATTATAAAGGCTATCCTGTAGATGGCGGCCACGGGATGCGGTTTCAAGTCGAACTAGACCGCCTTTACCGCATCGGAGCACTAGATGGGCTATTATAGCTTTTTGTATTTTCTTCAATCGATTCCTGACCGGTGGATTTTATGGATATTATGGATATTTCTAGTCTTGGCAGTCTTGGTATTAGCAGCAGCGCTACCTTATGATAAAGATAGTTGATTGGCATGATAATTGGTTTCCAGAAGAGGACGAAGACATGAAGACTTTTATTTGCTCGGATACCCACTTTAATCATCAAAATATCACGACATACTGCGACCGCCCGACGGACTTCACGGAGCGAATCATCAAGAATTGGAATCAAATCGTGAAACCGGACGATTTGATAATCCATCTCGGAGACGTTCAAATCGGGAAGAAAAGTGATTGGATTATACCGGCATTACCAGGCAAAAAGATCCTTGTTCGCGGTAATCACGACCGGCAATGGTCGAATCTCCGTTGGATGAAAGCCGGATTTGATTTCGCATGTGACGGCTTGATGTTTAGAAACTGTTGGTTGACACACGAGCCCGCTAAGTCTTTACCGGAAGGGGCAGAGCTTAATTTGCACGGGCATCTACACAATATCTGGCACGGTTTTCATCCTAATGACCCAAAATATGGAGATTTTTCGGCCAATGATGTCATGAAACACGAGCGGTTAAATAATCCGTGGCAGCGGTTGTTCGCTATCGAGTACACAAATTACGCTCCGGTGGATTTTGAAAGTTTCGTTGCGAAACCGGATAAATATCAAGCCCGTGGGCCAAAGAAAGCGTTATGAAGAAACCGATCATGATCACGACGCCATTCCCGACTGCGAGGCAGTTAGCTGAGATTTATAAGATTCCGATCAGTCGGATTCGACGATTGGAAAAACTTCTAAGAAAAGACTTGACAAAATGCTAATTTCATGTATACTGTTCTTCGTACAAGCAGTCAGGCATAAACTAGGCTTTTGTGAACCGTGGTGCGCTTTCTGTCTCGTCAGGAGTCATTACGGAATCTATCACGGAGAAAACAAACCAGAGGAGGAATGATGGCAAAAATCAAGAGCATCAAGGTTACAGCGAGGCATCTAAAGGATGCCGATTTTTCAAGCAACATTGACTGTCCGCTTGCTAAGGCTCTAAAAAGCAGCGGGTTCAAAGATGTCGTAGTTTCTGGGTGGTCCGCAACAGCCGTGAAATTAAAGAGAAGGTATTTTTTCCAATTTGATTCAATTTCAAAACAGGTTTTTGCCGGAAAGCCGTTTGTTGTTAAATTTAATGAAGTAACAACTATTGATGCAAAATCTTAGCTTCATTTTGATTGGCCGGAGTCAAACTGGATTGACACAAATTTGGGAAGTCCGGTCAGTCCACACGGATATCTTGTTAGGTCAGATAAAGTGGTATTCAGCATGGCGGCGGTATGCATTTTATGATCAATTTAGCAATATCTATGATTCCGCGTGCCTCAAGGAAATTGCTGAGTTTATTGATGAACAGATGGAAATCAGAGCGCAAAGTTAGGAGCAATATGGCAAAAACGGTGGTCGATCATGTGTACGTCAATGGAAAACCTGCCCGCTGGTGTATAAGGTGTGGACTGCATCTTGATAAAGACTATAATATTGATTTGGATTTTTATACGGCTAGAAGATATCTAGCTTTAATGCAAATACCAGAGGAGCAACGCTGCAAACACGAGCGGCCGGATTCTCCAAAGACAAATGAAGAGTTACTACAAATGATTGATGATAAATTTCATGGTGGTTCGTTTTGGGAAGAGCGGGCGGATGTTTTAAGAGAAATTGTGAAAAGGCTTAAATAAAGCCATTCATTGAGGGTATTAAAATGAGCAATAAAGATTTTTGGAAATTTATAATTCCTGTTGTTTTTGGAACAGACGTAATATGGATTGGTGTTTGTTTTATGCTTTATAAATTGGGGGTTTTTAAGTAAATGTCAGATTTTAAAACCGCATTTCTCATAACCATCGATGACACGCACGAGGGCGGCTATCAATGCCTCCACGACGATTCCGGCAACTGGACCGGCGGAAAGGTCGGCGTCGGCGAATTAAAGGGCACGAAGTATGGTATCAGCGCCGCGGAATTTCCTAACGAAGACATCAAGAATCTCACGACTGACAGAGCGGCTGAGATTTATTTAGAGGGGTACTGGAAGCCTTTATATTCCCAGATAAAAGACCAGTTTATCGCAAACAAATTGTTCGACCTCGGTATTTTATTTGGTGTCGGAACGGCTGTCAAAGTCCTGCAATTTTCTCTCGGGATTGCGTCTGACACAATATTCGGGCCGGTGACGCTTGAAACGTTGAACGCCGCCGAGCCGGTATCATTGTTGACATACTATAAAGCTAATATGGTTCAACACGTTATTAACATCATTGCCGCGAAGCCGGAAGATAGGCCGTTTTTCAGTGATTGGGTAAGACGAATTAACAGTTAATTGGGGGCCATTTGAATGACCGAGAAAAAGATTTCATACGTTGGGTATTTGAACTAGAAATTAAGTTCAAGGACGCCGAGAAGAAGTTTCCTAGAGACCTTGATACGTGGCTTTTGCAATCAAACGTCCGTGGGTATGACAGGATATTCGAACAACTGCCGAATCGCTGCAGCGCACCCGGCTGCGGATACCCGATCCGCGATACCACGGAGAACTTCCGGGTCGTTTTGTATGGCGACGTCTGCAATTTATGCTACCAGATGTATCAAGCCGCGCTAATTCGGCCGGGACTCGTGGAAGCACAACGGCTGTATTTGGAGAGTAAGGCTAGGAAAAAGAGACTAGAATAACTCTTGACATTTGGCGGATAATATACTATTATACGTTTATGAAGACCAAACGTAAATGCCCAAAGTGCGGAAGAATCATTGAGTTCGATCAATTAGGCGCTGTTAATTTGGACAACGAACCAATTTTGTCTTGGCATCTTCAACCCGGCCCGGAGGGACTTAGGGTGCCGTGCACCGGCAGCTATCGTTCGGTGGCTGAAATTAGGAGACAATCATGAAGGCTTACGAAGACTTCAAAATACAACCGGAGGAGGTAGATTAATGGGATTCGTGGTTGTATTCGGTGGTTTTATTGTTTTCTTCACTCTAATGCTGCTTTTAGCAGAGTTTATAACTGGTGAAATTGATGAAGAAGGTATAAAAAGAATGCTAAACAAGGAGTTTTAATGACCTACGAAGACTTTAAAATACAACCGGATCAAGCTCTTCTAGCGCAATACGAAACCTCGACAACGGGCGCGTCTGTCCATGAGCGCAATAGATTACGCACGAATTACTTGTGGTGCTGTAAATCAGGGCGGCAAGACGGGGTCGAGCAATACGAAGCCGCCATGCGGCGATTGATGGCCATAAAATAGTGCTTGACAGATGGATAAGTATTAGTTATCCGAATTTATGAAAATCATATGGAACGAACAATTCAAGCAGTTCGAGGCGCAATTAACGGCTGGTGAGCACTGGTCCAACGACCAGCAAGCCGCGAAAAAGGCCGGATTCCGGACGGAGGGTCCACCAAATTGGGTTTGGTTGACTCAACGAGTCAAGCCACTGATTGCTTTAAAGAAATCAAAGCCGTTGTCCGGTTTAACAATTACTTCGGAGGCTTTAGAAAATTATAACCGATTATTAGCACAAGAAGAAGCAAATGCCGCAGTCAAGAAACAATTAAAGGAAGCCAAGAAGGCCCAGAAGGAAAAACAAATTGAAGAATCCGGCTCAACAAGTTTTCAATATGACAAAGACGGTTGGGCCGTCATTGACCCCGGCGAGTCGACAATTTGGAGTGAAAAGACTAAATTTATCCCGCCGCCATTGCCTACTGAATTGTGTTCAGTCTGCCGGACGCCAATTTATTTCTATGAGCAACACGAACCTATCGCGCTTTGTCTTGATTGCGAGTGTCCTAAAGAATTTTAAAATAACTATTGACAATAAATTGGTTTTGTGTTAGTCTGAATTAGAAAGAGGATCTTGGAATCGTAGCGTTGACACAGCATTCTTGTGTCGGGAGAGGTCGATGAATCCTATTACGCAACCACTGAGAAAACTGGTCGAGAAGTGGAAGAAGATGGCGGACGCGATAGACGATGGAACGCATCTTTCGTCATGCTCGTTGCTTGCAGGGAATTATCTCAATCGGGCTGATGATATCGAATCCCTCATCCCGCAGATCGAGCGCGACATCGAAGGAGCTCCGATTACGCAGTTGCAGAGGAAGCAGATGGCCGAGAGCCTAAACAATATGGGCCGACAAGATATCCTCGCCTACATTGAGAAATTGGAGCGCGACATCGAAGCGGCTCAGGCTTTGGCTCTGAGGGAGGCGGCTGAATTGTGCGCCGAATATGCCAAACAGAACAGATTGATGGCCTCTGGGAAGTATGTCACTCCGGAGCAAGATGCTGTGCTATCGGCAGCGGGAGACGAAGCTGAGTCGCTCAAGTCTGCCATCCTCGCCCTCATCGGCTCGAAGCAAGTCTCACTCGAAGAACACGATGCGGAGTTGCGACGAGAGATTACGCAAGAACTGGCGGAAGTTTTAGCGTCGAGGAATCAGGAAATTGCAACCTTAAGACAAAAGGCTGAATTGCTCAGGCCGATCAGAGAGTTGGTGGCCGAGATTGAGATGCATTGCCCTTGCGGAGCGCGACCAGAGTCCTTAAACACACATCCGCATGTTGCGGGATGTCCAGTATTGGAGTTGGCTCGATTGGTGGTGCGGAAATGAAACGACTAAAGCAGCTATTCTGCCGACATTCCTGGTACTGGAATCATGACGATCAGTTTCACACGATGTCTGTTTGGATTTGCACGAAATGTGACAGTGCAGAAATTCGCAGTCCAAGAGCGGAGTTGCGACGGCAATGGGAAGCCAAAAAGGAGAAACCATGAAAGACGGAGTTGAAGTGATTCGAGAAAATGCACTGGCGTTACGTAGCGGCGTAACCAATCAGGATAAGCAGTTGATCGCCGACACCTTTGAAGTCATCGCTATGGAGATCGAGGCTCTAAACAAGTTGCGACAAGGGGAAGCCGGGAAGCGAGCGAGACAGGAGGATGAACGTGGCTAAGACATTCGAGGAGTGGATCAAAGACATGGATTGGGCCGATCCGAAACTGGAAGAGAACTTCGAGGGGCAACGTGGAGCCGCTTCTCTTGCTTGGCACGCTAGAGACGCTGAGATAGAGGCCCTTAAAGTCGACCTAGCCCAAGCCAGAACCGAGGCGGGTGCGGCGATGGCAAGGATAGCGGCTGACACTGTACAGGTCTGGTTGAAATCAAACCGTTTAGATTCTCGAAGTTTAGCTAACCAATTAGCAAATGAAATTATTGCCCTCGCCCCAACCGACGCGCTGGCAGAGGTTGAGCGTAAGGCCAAACTCGAAGCGTTGCAATGGGCATATGTTCACCATGATGGCCCAAAAGAGATATTGGAAAGAATCGCCGCGTTGCGAGCAGAGGAGGGTCGAAAATGAGCAAGTATCGAAAGAAGCCAGTTGTGATCGAAGCAATTCGATGGGATGGTCGAGAGTCCAGCATTGCGAAACTGTTCCTGTTCATGGGCGAATTGCCGCACGCACCAGACGATCCGCACATAGTAACTGGCATCGGATTCACGCCTCCCGATGGCAATGTCTACATTCCGACACTTGAGGGAACAATGACGGCTTCTCCGGGTGATTGGATCATCAAGGGTGTTAAAGGCGAGTTCTATCCCTGCAAGCCCGACATTTTCGAGGCCACATACGAAGCTGTACCCGAGGCCGGGGAGCCGACTCGATGAAGCGAACGATTGTACTTTTGCTGCTGGTGGCCGGATGTTAAATTTAAAGGAGGATAAATGAATATCAAGACGATTTCAATTCTAGTATCCGCTTTATCGTTATCTTTATTTTCAAAACCGGCCGTCAATTTAACCGATTATGACCGGCCGGAATTTCGTGAAGCTTTGTTCGATGCGGCCCGTGTGTACGGTCGGGCAGGCTGCGGTGACTTCCAGTTGGCAGAATCGACGGCTAGAAGCTCAATTAGATCGGGGCTTCCGGCTAAAGTCATCGCAGCCGTAATCGCCGTCGAATCAAATTGTGATCCGTTGGCTGTCAGCCGGGATGGCGGCGTTGGACTCCTGCAAGTCATGCCGCGAGTCTGGGCGAGTCAATATGACAATTTCCGTGATAAGAATCTTTTGAAAGCCGAAGACAGCATGGATGTCGGCGTCGAAATTTTAGCTCGGAATGTCCAGCAATACGGATTGAAGCAAGGCATCCGGCATTACAACGGCTCAGGATTAGATGCCGAAATTTATGCCGCGAAGGTCGCGGCTTTAGCGGGGATGAAGTGAAATTTTATCCGTACCATCTGACAGTTACGTTACCGCGTAAGAAAAAGCCGATACGTTGTAAGCGGTGTGGCGAAGATATCAAGGTAGTTCCAGCATTTTGGTGTGCTGATTTTACCAATCCGACTTTTAGTTTTTGTTCTAAAGAGTGTCTAGAAGCATATAAAGCTAATTTTATTGCTAAAGGAAAAAGATTAAATGCATCCCGGTAATGAGGGCATTTGGGATGGTAAACATAAACCTCATTGCAAACGATGTGGCGCGAAAGAACCGAAAGGCGAGCATTGGTGGGCAAGTGCGGAGAGAGGTGAATATTTTTGTTCTTTTGATTGTAAAGATCGCTATCTTAAACGAAAATATAAAAAAGATTTATGAAAGAAAGCCATATTTGTAAACGTTGTGGTTCAGATAAACCCAGAAATGAACCGCCTGGTTGGTTTCTTTCAGCGGGCTGGCGAATAGAAAAACGGGGTTTTGTCTGGGATGAAAAGCTTGATATTTATTTTTGTTCAAAGGATTGCTTAGAGTCTTACTGGCGGGTAAAACGCGGTCAATATATAAGAGAACACGGGAGAATAGATGATTTGGCATACAAAAGTCAGTTTCATGAAGTCCGGATTAAGAATCGGCGGGTATCTCAGTCTTTTGATGTTTGAAGGAATGGGAATCACAGTAGGGATTTTAGTCTTGTCGGAAGTCATTGGAATCATCGAGGAGTTAGTCGTATGAATATAGAAGTCATTACAACGCCGGATAAAGATAAACGCGATCAAATGTATGAAGATCTTCGGAGACACGGCGATGAATTAGAAAAGCAAGTCATCCGTTTTAGTGGTTGTGAAAAAATCGGCGAGATGAGAATATACCGCAGGCCGGGTCAATTCGATGGACCGTACGAACTTCGGCCTGTTTACCGTAGTACGTGGAGTCTAGCGTATCCGAGATCCTGATGGCGAGAAAATCAGGAATATCACCCGCAAAACCGGCTAAATCTAAAAGTCCTGGTTCTTTTGTGTCTTCATTAAGTAGTTTAGATGATGTAATGAAGAAATTTGCAAAACTTTATAATAGAGAAGAAAAAGGATGGTTACCGTTGAAAAAAGAAACTAGTCAAAATAAAAAGCACGGTTGGGCGTTAGGTAACGGATCGTATAGAAGCGTTGATGACGTCCGACGAGTCCTGCCGCCCGGGCTTTATACGCTTGACGTCGAAGACGGTCATAAAGTCTATTCGCCGGTCACGGCACCGGCGGACGAAGCCGTTGATTTGCCTGGCTTGCCGTCGAAGTACTTGATGGATCAAATTCGACTATTTTGGTCTCGGGCTGATCGGTATGAAAAATACCATCTACTGCAAAAGAGAGGCGTCCTTTTATACGGCGAGCCAGGGTGCGGCAAGACCAGCATCATTAGTCTTCTTAGCAGAGACCTAATTAAAATTGGCGGCGTGATCTTTCTGATTGATGACTTTGATACCGCGAATATCTGCATCCAACACTTCCGGCAGATCGAACCGTCTAGACCGATCATGACCGTAATGGAAGATATCGAGGGGACATTCTCGGGGGACCAAGGTAACCGGGAAGTCAAGGCGGCGCTGTCACTTCTTGACGGTCAAAATCAAGTTAATAACATCACTCATCTGGCGACCACCAACCAGCCGGAACTTCTAGCGGATCGTTTCATCAAGCGGCCGGGACGTTTCGATCTCGTCATCGGAATCCACGCCCCGGAAGCAGAAACGCGGGCGGCGTATTTGAAATACGTCACGCAGGATCAAATTTCTGAAGAAGATTTGAAACATCTTGTCGATAAAACGGAAGGCTTGAGTCTAGCGTATCTCCGTGAAATTGCCTCGACGTATCTCTGCCTTGATATACCTGTCGATGAAACACTAGAACGACTCCAGAAGAATTTCAAATTAAAGACGCTGAAAAAGAACTCAACGCGGTTGGGTTTTTCAATCGGATATGATGAAGGAAAGAAGGAGTGAAGGAATGAAGGAGTGAAGGAATGAAGACTGAAAATATCCATCCGTGCCGTAGGAGCATTTATATCGAGGGCTCCGCTCGACCAGGAACCGCGCCGTCTGTTTATGATCCCGGTAACTTAATGGGTGGCGCACAATATGAAATTTGTGGCAAGGAAGGCTTTCATAGGAAAGAAAACGGCGCTTGGTTGTGTGAGAAACATTGGGGCGAAGAAAAAGCAATCAATAAGAGATTTGAAAAACGTAATAAAAATAAAAAGACTTGACAACCGTTTTGAGTTGTGATACCGTTGAATTATGAAATTCGAACAACAAGCCGTGAAATACATCGAATGGATTCAAACGCGTCGTCGTTCGCCTGTCCGGCCAGCGACCGTCCGAATCTATGATTCATATTTGAACAATCACATTTTGCCGAGATTAGGCGACGCGGATCTTGAGTATGTCGATAACGGCAAAATGAAGGCTTTTATAGCGGAGTTGAATAACGTCGGTTTAGCCGCCTCGACAATCAATCAGATTTTCAACGTCGTGAAGGCTGTAATTTCGTCTGCTACTGATTTGAATGGCAACGAGTTATACCCACGGAAGTGGAATCATGACTTTATCGACCTGCCTATCGTGAATCAGCAGGAAGTCGACGCGCCTATTGTAACCCCGGAACAAATCGATACGAGCCTATTACAGGCACCAAAGCAGGTTAGGAGTCTTCTGATACTACTTGCGGCGTCAGGTCTTCGTGTAGGGGAAGCCTTAGCTTTACAAGGGCACCATACAACGACTTATGGATCTACTGTTCCGGGCTGCGGCATAATACCGGAAAAAATCCCTCTAGGAGGCACTTATGGCTTCTCGTATTGGAACCCCCTAAAAGCCGTCGTGGTGGTAAAGAGTACACTAGTCCGCGGCCGTATCGAGCCACAACCCAAGACGGAAGCCGGGAACAGGGAAGTTGACCTCCACTCGGACGTAAACCAGTATTTAATCGATGCGAAACTCCCCGAGACGGGCTTTTTGTTCCAAAATAGCCTTGGCGGTCACGTCAGGGTTGAAACGGCCTACGATCAACTAGAAGACGTCGGGATTACGGAGGGTTTTCACGCTTTCCGGCGGTTCAGGGCGACTCACCTTGAAAGCCAGAATATCCCGAGGAGTTTGATGCGGTATTGGATGGGGCATTCAAGCAATGCCGATATTACAGATAGATATATAAAAATTGGTCAAGATTTAACAACAAGAAAAGAATACGCATTAAAGGCGGGATATGGATTTAAAATTCCAACAAACTAAAATTAGAAAGGAAAGACATGAATACTAAATTACTTCGCAGGATTGAAAGGTTTTTGCTTCGAGAACCACGACGTTTCGATATGACCGAAGGTGTTAAACCGGCCGATACAATAGGTTCTGTTTTACAAACCCCGCCGTGCGGAACCGTCTGTTGTCTGGCTGGCGCGGCCTATATTTTGCATAACAACATCGAAAAAACACTTTGTGGTGATGACAAATATTGGGGCGATGTTCGCTGTAATGCTATCGAAGCTTTAAATATCACAGAAAAACAGGCGGATAGGTTGTTCTTGATAAAAACGCAGCACTCGTCTGATACGGATGATTATTGGCCAGAGAGATATGCTGAAGCATACGATAAAGCAAAAACACCAAGACAACGGGTTCGGGTTGCGATCCGTAGAATTGAACATTTTATTAAGACAAAAGGCAAAAAATAATGAAATTCGCCATCCTCGTGACCTTAATCTTGATATTAGGAACGACGCTAAATGCCGACAGCGGATTAATCGCGTTCCATTTAATTCGCCATAAGGGCGAGCAAGCCGTCCTAGAGCCGCTAATCCCGGCGAAGATCAAGGTCACGAGGATTGCCGGTGATGAACCGGATGACGTCATCTTGAAGTGCGAAGCGATACCAAGCGTCGGTGAAGGCGACAAGAGAACAAATCTTTTGAAATGCGGGTCAGTTACTTATGCTGTCGGCGATATCATGCTATCGAGACAATAATGATAAAAATTATTACTGCTATTTTAATTGTTAGCTCATTAACCGGTTGTTATTGCCGGAAGGGAAACTACGGCTGTTATCTTGAAACAGGGCAATTTGAAAGACTGAAGCGAGAACTACATCTGGAACGGAAAGAATATAGAAAAGATAAATTTTGGCGCACATAGGAGACGTTATGTCGAATGAGTCGAGTTCTTTTGCAACACTAGGATGTATTGTATCGGGAATTTTGTCATGGTTAAAGTGGCATAGCGTAGGTTGGGCAATCCTGCACGCGATTTGCGGTTGGGTTTATGTAATTTATTACGCGATTGTTTATGGGATAAAGTTCTAATGACAAAAGAACAACAGAAAATCGTCGACGGCTTCCACGAGAAAGCGATCAGTTTGATTTTGAAGCGCAGTCAAGTAAGGAAGTACGGAACATGGGCCGAGGAAGAAGCTATAAATCGAGAGATATTTAAAATCGAAGATGAGCGGAGGAAATATGAAAGGGACAATCGGACATCGCGAGAGAAAGAATCCGAAATCGAGGGAAGCTTACGAGAAGTTGAGGCAGGAAACTAATGCCGCACGGCCGAAGCAGAAATTTAATAAGAAGATTAAGGAATGGAGCCGATGACGCCTTCCATAATCTTTATCAATGCGATGTTAGGACATTTTGTAGGAGATTATTTACTTCAAAATCAATGGATGGCTACCGAGAAGAGTCAACCGGGGAAGAGGGGGCATATTGCTTGCACGATTCACGTCTTTTTGTACACGTTGGCTGTCGCGCTTTTTTCTGGAATATGGTCGTTGCCGTTTTTGGCGTTAATTGCGATTCCACATTGGTTGATTGATCGCTGGTCATTAGCGACGTATATCCTGAAGTGGAAAAACGGATATACGATGCATGAAGTTTGGAAGGAAGCCCCGCTTTGCGCCCGGCCTACACCTAACGAATTACAACAGAATGTCTGGAAGGTCGCCTTCGCCGCGCCCGTCTATATCCTGAATGACAACACGATGCACTTCGTCTGTCTGTGGCTTACGGCTAAATTATTCAGCCATTAAATGGCTCGAAGTCGGATGAATATCGATCTTTCGGATTAACCTTCTGTAACAAAACCTTTAGTTGTTCAATCTTCTCTGGTAGTGTTCCCTCGACCGTGAATTGCGGCATCCGGTTGTAATAGTGAAACCCTTGATGGTAGGCAGTTGGCGGGACGGCGCATAAAGCTTTTCCGCCAACGGATTGCATCACGCGCCGAATCAAACCGTCATCGTTAGTTCCAGCGTCCTGCATATTAGGAAAATGTTCCTCGACGTATCCAGCTTGATCCGCAAAGTATCTATCGTTGATATGTGGAATGACTAAAGCCAACTTCTCGCGGCGGTAACACGTCCCGGGGTTGGAATAGTAAAACTCATCTCTATTCGGTAGCTTTCTGCCGCATGTCACGAAGTAATCGCCGCTCGCCTGCATCTCTAGATGCCTATCGAAGAATTCCGGCCGGACAAAGACGTCTTCCTCAACGAAGAAAATAAATTCCACACCAGTTTCATATCCGGATTTCAGGGATTGCAGGATGTTCCACGTCCCGCCCGGGCACAAGACGTGTGTCGCGGCGTGAAAAATATCCGCCGTCGGGAAGAACGTATCTCGGACGTATTCTACTTCATCAAGTCTTTGTTCCGTCGTATGATCGACGTAGATCCGGACGTCTAGACTAGAAGCCTGTCGCGTCTGGGACAGATGCTGTAGCGTCAGAGCTAACATCTCCGGTCGACGGAGCGTTGGAATCACTACTACGGATTTTTGATTCTGGTTCATAGTCATCCCAGATAGCCGCCCATTTCTCGGCTGTAACTTTAGAATTTGAAGTTCTAAATGACGCCCGCGCTGCTCCGGAAGCGAGTTTGTCGCCTCCGCCGTTTTCTTGTCGCATATTATCCTCCTATTATTTTGTTCCTAGACTCTTCTGTCCGGTTTTCGTTGACTGCATCATGCCGAGCCAGCCGTTAGCGGCGGCTTGTTTCTTCGGGTTGATTTTTACTGCTCTTGCCGGTACTTCAGTTCCGGCGGAAGATCCTGTTCCGCTTCCGGTGGAACTTCCTGCCCCATGTAATTGATGTGCAGGTAGTTTTCCTTCGTCAGCGGGACGTTGTTCTCCCTCATCCAGTCCAGAACGTAATCGACGTGCGAATTCTGAGACTTGTTGTCTTGCTTCGTCGGCTGTGATTTTTCCATCAAGGTGTTCCTTCCATATTGAGTTTACACTATTTTTAGTTGCTTCAGTCCTAGATTCCGGTGGAAACATTTTTCGCCATTCAACCCAAGCAACAGATTGAAGTTGACGAGGATACTGCATCGGTGGATCATCAGGATGTTCGGCATTCAGTTCACGCATAGCTTGTCTAGTTGCTTCGACATACAACGGATACGTTCCATGAGTCCCTGTTATCGTCGAACCGTTACCGCCGAAATTTAATGCCGGTTCAGCATCAGACCCAGCAACCGGCCGCATCAAACTCAAGCCAACGTGGTGAGTATCCGCCGTGACATCTTCGTGCGGGCTGTTTGGCTCGGCGATGTTGTTATAAAAGCTTCTTACTTTATGGGCTTCGCCGAGATTTCTGCTGATGTTTTCCAAAGAACCGTCTTGCAGGACAGAAATTCCTTTCGCGATGCTGTCTAGACCGCCCCAAGCCACTTTTTCAGGGGTGTTGGTGCCCTTCAGCATCACGATGCCCTTCTTAGTTCCATCCGGGGCTATTTCATGAAATTCCCGGGGGTTGTGTGCCTCGTCGTACAAACGAACCCAGGCAGCTTTCTCTACAGGATTACTCAAATCATCCAGAGACTTGCCTTTCAGCTTATTAATCAGTTTTCGGTCGACCCAAGGATCGATCTGTGATTTTCCTTGCGCGGCTCGCTTGCTATTAGTTTTAGCAATCTCGCGAATAAACTGATTTGCCTTCGTGTTCATTTCCGGTGTGAACTTAACATCCGGTTTATTGAGGACGGCGTCCGTCAAGCGTTCATATAAAGATACGTTTTGGTTCCAATCTTTCTGAGGAGATTGGGTTGCTATAGTCGCAAAGTTTTGTCTCGGCTCTAAACCGTAAACTTCCGCGTCCCGCGTTCCGAAATTGTGTGCGCCGTCATACCAGATACGGTCGGCGATATGATTCCCTGAAGCCCGGGCCTGGTTGTAAACATATTTTATATTATCTTTAGCCTGCCTGATAAATGAATCAAATAAATCTTTCGGGTTGGCTTTTTCTTCCGGCGTAAAGACCATGCTTTTATTCTGTTTCAGAATCTTTTCTGATAAAGCTTGTGCTACCTTCGGGCGCTCAAGGATCTTATTAACGTCTAGTGTTAAATTATGGCCCATCGGGTCTTCAGACGCACTAACGGCAGTAGGGAATCTTGAACTAATACGTTGACTAGTCTTCTCATCGTAAGGCTTACTTTCGCCGCGCAGGTTTGCCATCCGCTGATTTAAAGGATAATCAGGAAACTCAATTTGCTCGCTTTTTCCGCCAGTCTCGATTGGCTCGCCTTTATTCAAATCGTAGATGGCAACTTGATCTAACTTTTTAGCTAAATCGATAGCTCGATTTTTGTCTTCAGTTCGCGCCGAGATATTTAATTCGTTCTTACCTTTATCGGCGTCGTACCAACCCCCGACATGCAAATCAGGGTGTTCGGCTAGGTACTCTCGGTTATCATCGTGGAATTTTTGCAGATCTTCCGGAGTAGCTTCGTGATTTAGATAAATTCTAGATTCCGGCCGAGCTTCAACCATATAGCCGGTTTTTGGCGCTTCGCCCGATTTGGTGTCTATCGAGAACGCCCCGCCTTGATCTTTAGCCATCCGGATGGCTTTTTCAGTCCAACCAGGCGACTCTTTGTATTCTTCTTTTTCGGCGTGTAAATCCAGTTTTTTAGACTGCTCTGGGTGGACACCAATCTCCCGAAGCATTGGTTCTACATTATTAGCAGTAGCAAAATCCTTGATTGAATTCTTAAGGTTCGTCGGCGAGTCGGCGGTCTCGATACGCAACTGACCGTTTCGGCCGAGTCCTTGATGGACGGCGGCCTTCATGGCATCAATTTGTTCCGGATTGACACCGTCTTTCGGAACGCTGAATGACAACGTCCTACCAGCACGACCTGTCGTGAAATTCGACCTGATAGCGCCGGATTCATTAATAAACGGCACCCGGGTATCTTGACTGTCACTTTCATAACCGGCTTTCTTGATTACCTGCGGATGGTCATCCGTGCCGAGGTGGACAAACTTACCTTCCGGTGTAATGAATGACGCACCCTCGCCAGTCTTTGCGGCATTCGATGATTCACCATACTTTTTCTTGATATTTTCGAACGCGTCACGAGCCGTGACCGGTTCTTTACTTTCTTCTTCGTCAGGGGTTACGACTGCTGTGGCTGGGAGACTTCGCTTAGTACCTTCTCCCGAAATTTCGCCTTCTGTTCCGGCGTCCACTTTTGGAGATTTATTTCCAGGTTCTCCAGCATTTGCTTCGTCGTTCCCTTGAACGGCTGTTTTTCCTGCTCTGTTGTTTTCATCGCGGATTCTCCTTACTTCATTAGCGTAAGCTTCGGTTCTTTCCGGGCTAGCGTGATAATCAGGGTGCAAGTCAGCCTCTCGGACTTTAGCATTAGCCTGTAATATATCACCGATTCCGGGTTTTGTCAAGTTTCTTTTTGCTCTATCTAAACCGTATCTAATAGCGCCATCTATTTCGTCATCCGAGAAGCCTACTTTTTTGAATATGTCTTTCAATAATTTAACATCGCCGCCAGCCATTCTATTGATTTCGAACGGTATTTGGCTGTGCAGTTCGTCCGCAGCAGCGCCGCCTAGAATTGTCGACAGGATACGGCCGGAATTCCTTGCAACGGACTCTGGGTCATCAAAGTCGACACCGTGAAAAATAATTGTCGCGGCGGCAGTCTTTTTCTGACCGGCTAAGTCTGGATGCGAATCACTCTTGATGCCTTCCGTCCCGAAGTCTTCGATTGCTGCATTTGTAATGTGTCCCCACTCATGTTTGTGGACATCCGCAGGTAAAGTACCTTCAGCGCGTCTGTCAGCCGGGACATTTTGGGCAGGTTCGGTCGGGAGATTATAGGCCGGTAGGTCAATCTTGCTACCGAGGCCCGGCCCCGCGGTAGCCTTTGTAGGGTTTGGTTGCTCGGTTGGAGTTTCAGGCGGTGTCGCAGTTGTCGTCTTACTGGCCTTCTTGATGGCGGATTCAATCAAGTGCTCAGGAGAGTTGAGGTACTTTGTAACAAACGGAATCGCCGCAGCTAATGGATGACCGCTTGCTACCGCAGCGACAGCGCCCATACTCTGTTTGAAGTCAACCGGTGCTTGACGGCCATAAACCACGGCACGTTTTTCAGCGACACGCTGCCATTGATTCAGTGCGCCATAATCCTTTCGCAGTTCCGGGATGTTCTTTTCACCTAATTCGGAAAGCTTATCAAAGGCGTGATCTCGCAAAGAATCTGCAGCGTCCTGTAATATCCCTAATTTGGGATCTGCCGCGGCCATTCTGTATTGTTCGCTCGGTGATTGCTTGTAGAAGTTTCGCAGCTTGCTATTAAAGTCAGTAATGGCTTGCATCGCTTCGTCAAGCTGATACGGACCTTTAAAAGTATCCGCCCACTTTTCTAATGCTTCCGTGACTTCCGGAAAATGACGACGGGTCGAGGTATTGATACCGTCTTTAATATCCTGAGCGATTTTATCCCCGTCGATTGTTTCTCCAGGATGTTTACCGCCGAGTTTATCATTCCAAAGTTTTGTCTTTTGGTCATGCATAGCCTCGGCAAGATCTTCCGGAGTCGAAACTTTACTTGTTTTATTCTGTTCAACAAGATAAGGCAACATTCTAGTTGCGTTTTCTTTTAAGTCACGTTCATTAACACCCGCGCTGCCGGACATAGACCGAATAAGCCTTTCTTCCGACCCTTCGTTCATCATCTTGACCGGTTGCGTGACTGTTTCCGCGGCCTTTTGACCAGCACCCTTGACTACGCCGCCTACTGCACCGGCCACTTCTCCGGCTTTCTTGACTGCATCGACGGCCTTACCGCCGTATTCTGTCGCTGCAGCGCCTAAAGCTTGCGTTCCGGCCTCTGCTGATTCGCCGACAGCGCCTAATGTCGGCTTGAAGCCTGGTATTACGTGCTCGGCAGCCATTTCACCGGCCGCGATATTCAAAACTATCTTCATCAAGGCTTCTTTAGCGCCCGGCTCATCGCCTTTAGCTAAAGCGTCCATAAACTGCGGCGATTCCTTCACCGCGGCATAAACGGACATTAAACCAAAGCCGGACGACAAGGCTTTCGCGATAATCTGACCCGCAGGACCGGGCAGTTTACCTAATCCGCCTGACCCAACCATGATTGCGAAGTTTTCCGGCGATGTCATCCCGCCCGCAAAATCTAATCCGGCCGCTAAGAACGGGTGTTGTTGACGTTCATACGGTGTCATGGCATTCGCAACAACGCCCTTTGATAATTCTTCATGCGCTTCCGGCGGGGTAATTACGCTCGGCGCAGGAAGTTGTCCGGTAGATTGATACGGGGCGTTTAAGTCGGGGTTTTTAGGTGTTGCTGCGTTCCATCTGTTAGTAACGTCTGCGCCAATCGTGCCCGGTCCCGTTGCCGTGATCGGCAAACCGGTTACTTTTTCAAGTATACCGGGTGTGTGGTGCATCGGAGCCCAACCGTCCGGATCAATTTTTCCCCCGGCTTTCAACGCTTCATGCAACCGGCTAGCCGGAACAACGCCGTGACTACCGTCAGGCGCAACAACCGGAGTACCAATTATTCCGCCAGCTTTAATGGCGTCATGGACACGTTCGGTCGGGATATCACCGAGATCGCCGTTAGGTGAAAACATCGGGACTGTCTGAGTCGGAGAAATAATAGGCGGCTTGTCTGCCGTCTTGGGGATGTTTCTCGGTGTCTGCTGGTTCGGGATATTTTGAGGAGCGGCTAACTGAGGTTCGGGCGCAACTGGGTTTTGATCGATTGAGATCATCCCCGGTGTCGAGACATCATTGACGCCGGACGGATTCAAATCTATCGGGATTGTCTGATTTACGTCGTTTCCTGTAGCCATTATCTCGGTTTCCCGCCGAACTGACCGAAGAAGTCGCTCGGTTGTGTCCCTTCGACTGGTGCGGCGTTAGGCGTCGCTGCCGCGGCTCCGGCCGATTGTCCCGGCGCACCGGTCTGCGTTACCTGTTGTTGTGGCGCGTTGCCTGAACCACCGATTCTTCCGCCAGTATAAAACTTCTCAACCGGGATGCCGAGATACCTAGCGTCGTTTTGATTCTCGGTATCAATCAAGTTCGGGAAATTATCACCGGTTGCTGTTTTATAATGACCGTTCATCGTGTTGGCTCGGACGGTACCCATACGTGCCAAGACCTTCAAATCGGCATCAATCTGACCAACAGTAGCGTCGGCACTGTTTATTTCATTCTGGGCTTTGATTTCATCCGCAGTCGCGGCATAGCCGCTCTTGATCATCGTCAGAGCTTCCGAGTTGACTATTTCCAAAGCTTCTCGTAGGGCGTTAGCGCTTGTCCCATATCCAAGAGTCGATAATTTATTAATCGTACTCTTGAAAAGACGCGGATCTGAATTCCAGAAGGTATCTGAAATTCTCTTGGCTTCCGCGGCGTGCCCGATGAAGTTATTCAGGCTGTCTCGTTGGTCGGCAAGCTTCCCGCTCGTAGCGCTCTTATAAGCGTCATGCTTCACGCCGTAACTTTGTTCACTCCACTGGGGATTCAATTGGTGAAGAACCCCTAACGCTTGTTGGGTATTAAGACCTGGAGCACCTTTAGTCAAACGACTCGGGAAGTTCTTTTCTAAGTCCTGTTCGCCGTTACCGAACGCGATTGACATCAAAGCGCTCTGGGTGTTCGGATCATATGCAGATAAGACGGCTTTTTGCGGGGCCGGGAGACTATTAATTTGAGATTGAAGTTCCGGCGTCAACGGCGCATTAGAAGTCGGAGGATTATCTAGACTATTTTTGTCTTCCTCTTCCTTAAGCTTGGCGCGTTGTGACCCTACCAACGCTTGTTGCGCTTGGACTAGTAAATTCGTTACCTGCGGCTTATCCGCATTAGGATCTTTCAATTTTTGTTGAAGAAACGAAATCGTAGACGGCAGCTTGGTTGGCTCCATTTCCGGGAGATCTTTTTCTATCTTATCCAGCGGAGCGTTTGCTTGATCTTTTAGCTTTTCTGTCTCAGTGTCACGAGACTTGACATAATCGACATAACCGCCGTTAAGATTCATGAAATCTTCCGCAGCCGTCGGGTGTGCTTGAGCGAACGCCGCGCTACGGGGGTCGACTACCGTGTTGACTTTTCCTGTCGGCTTGCCGTCAGCGCCCATCTCCGGTTGCTGGATCATATGCTGACCGGTAATGAACTTCATGGTTTTATCGAGACTTTCTGATTGTGCTGAAATTCCAGGGAACTGCGGGCCGAGATTCTTCAATGCTTGTGCTTGTGCTAATTTTTGATCTTGAGTTAAGTCGGCAATTTGGGCGGCTTTACGGTCAGATTCAGCCTTAGCTTGGACGGTTTGTGCGTCTCTGGCTGACTGGACGAGATTCAAAGCTGTTGCACCAGGTAGTACGATAGGATGATCCTTGTCGTAAGTAAATTTCGGGCCATTGCCGTATTTATTTATGGTATCAATTTGATCTTCGGATAACGGGAGTTGTTTCGGGACAATAACGACAGAATACATCTTGGCATGATTAGGTAAACCGGTATCAGGATCTACTGCCGGTTTCCCATCCTTTCCAATCGGAGTATATGTATTAGTCGGAATGATCGTCATCGTACTAGGGTTGATGGTTCCGTCTTTCAGTCCGGCTTGATACTGAGCTTCACTGATATCTTGCGCAACTATCGTGGCGGGCGGAAAACCTAAATCACTGACATCTTTTGTAAGATGTTGGAATTCTTTTTGTCCTTCCGCGACGTCGGCATGATTAATTTCATCACTTAGTTGGTGAAGTTGCGTCTGGTGATACATCTTCTGGACATTAGTTAAAGCAATCGTAGCCCGCGCTTGATCTTCTTCCGTCTGGGCCTTTCGTTCTTTCTGAATTCTGTCCGCACGAGCGTTCTGGACTGCACCGATTCCGCCCAATATACCTTTGGCCGGTGCTGCGGCAGCTACGTCGCCTAATCCAGTTGAAAGACTTGATACCGCGCCAGAAACAAGCTGACGCGCCCAACTACCAGGCTTTCCTTGTGCTGCAGGCGGCGTATTATCGGCCGCATCGTTGACATTAGCGTGTAGTTTGTCGTTAAAAGACAGCGGAACGCCGTTCGCTGGGTTACTTAAAGCGTTCTGCAAAGGCCCGGCTAAACCTGTCGTGGCTGTAGGTATCCCGGTACTTAACGCATCTTGACCGGCCGGGGCTGGCGCTGACGGAGGAGTTGGTTGATTCTGCGCAGCAAGTTGTTGGATAGGAGCTACGGCGGCCTGTAATTCAGGAGTAAGTTGTATCATTTTTATCTATCAGTCCTCTTTACCACTCGCTACTATTACCGCTACCGGGCAAGCCATTGCCTGTATCTGAAGACAAACCGCCGCCCCCGGAAGAACCACCAGAACCACTAGATCCAGGTTGACTTAAACCAAGAGCGCCTGAAAAGAAATTACCAAATTGCTCACCGGTGCTGGAAGATCCTGTACTATCAAGATTACCCAAACCACCAGTAATCAAAGGAGCGACCATTCCGACAACCTTTCCGATATCCCCAAACAAACTACCGTTTTCTGCGGAAACTTTGCTCTGATCACTAAATGCCGACTGTTCTGTAGATGAAGCTAGATTACCAAATGCTTCCGGATTATATTTACTAGCTAGACTTTGCTCGCCGCTAGACGAATTCCAAAAATTACTCCGGCCGACATCATAGTTCTTCTGCGTAATTGCATTTTGTGTCGCTGCTAATTCATTCGCGGCCTGGCTGTCAATCGAGCCTTCAATTTGCTGCTGGACGCCGCTCACAAGTCCGGATGAACCACCGCCGCCCTCTCCTGCCAACGTCGTAGCCGCAGCCTGTTTCGCATTTCTTGCCGCAGCACCCGCGGCATCAATAGCGCCGGTATTCATCGCGGCTAATTCTTGTGGACTAAAGCCTTGCTGATTCGGGCCGAGATTCGCAATCGGAGTCAATTGCTGATTGATTTGATTCAGAATCCCTTGCTGCTCGCCGAAAGTCTGACTAAATGCATTGCTGTACGTCTGAGCAAGATTAGACTCTTGATTCGCAGCATTGATTTCAGATTGCGACGGACCTCCAAAAACGGTGGAGAGAAATGACATCAATACTCCTGAATACTTTTAATTTTCTATAATTACGTGAAGGCCGGACGGCGGATTTGGTGGTGTAGATCCATAATAACAAACTGTCGGATCAAAAAGTTTAATGCCGGTCGCATCTCTAGATTCAGAGTTGTAGCAAGCTTCTGCCGGGATAGCATTAACGTGGCCAGCTAATGTCGACGTATCTACGCTACCACCAGTAACGTCCGGACCCATTGCGGGCCACGGAACGCTACCAAACCACGACGGTCGGGTTGATCGATAAAATGAGGTGGGTAATGTGTGTGTTACAGCACCGTTCCAAATAATTGAATTACTGGCTATATCGAAATTACCGTGTTGGAAAAATGTCCCGGATGCCAACCCAACCCAATATCCTGCTGTGTTAGACGGCCCACTTGCAAAAGTAGTTACTCCACTACCGTTGGTATCTGAGCCGGTATCATATCCAATACTCGTGGCATAAAACCAATATTGATAATTTCGGGTTGATGAAGGAATCACGGTGGATGTAAACGGCGACAACCCACCATTATACAACCCGGAAGTAGCGGCAGTTACGGCATCCGCAGATCCAAAAATGTTTCCAATAGAGTTGTTGTTTGTGTGTGGATATGATATAACTTGGGCGTTCATTTGCTGTGTAGCAAATTGAGTACTAGACCAATTGACTGTCTGACGACCGGCGATAAGCGGTTGAGCCAGCGTGTCTGTCCCGCGAAACTGATTACGGAACGTCGTGTCGTTTGATCCGGTGCCCCAAAAACTATCTTCAATCATTGTGTTGCCGACATTACCTTCCAATAAATTAAATTGTGTATGAGCGCCGTGCATCCCGAAGGAAGCCAAGATTACTGGGGGCGGATTTCCAGTATTGTTGCCTTGATCGAAATTGCCATAACTATAATTATAACCAAATACATTGCCGGAACAACCCCATTCCCACATAATCCCGACATGTAGTCGTTCTAAAATATTGTTTTCAATTAAACCATCGGATGATTTATTGATACAATCTATATCCGAATCGGCGGAGCCAGAAGTGTGCAAATAAGCATTAGAAAAATAGCTGTCTCGAATTTCATAATGTAAACTCCAATAGATATCTACGTGATCGCCATCCGAGTAATTATCAAATACCCCTTTAATCCAACAATCATAGCATGCGCTTAAATTAAACGTCTGGGCATAACCCGTCCCATTAGCATATGTTTGCAAAAGATAAACCCCTGCATTCTGACCGCCCGGTTGATAATAATAAGCCAACGCCGGACCAGTTCCAGTAGCGCTGCCGTAATTAGTATAAAGTCCGGGAGAAATCGTTAGCGTTGTACCGGAAACATTCGTAACCCGAACAACCTGTCCTCTTGCCCTAACTCCCCCATCACCAGTGCCGTCACAAAATGTGCAATTACCTTGAATTACGTGGATAGTTACATAAACAGGATCATTAATTTCAGAAATTGCGAGTAACGTTCCCGTCGAAATTCCTGAAGCACTAGATACTCCAATACTTGTCGAGCCTGCAGTTGCACCAGAAGTAATTGTTGTTGATGCCGGTGATGTATAATTTGGGCCACCGCCGCTTCCTATAGATATCAACGAACCACTAGTAGCCGTACCACTGACGATAGTTCCTGAAGATGTCAACGTACCCGCACCACGCAACTCACAATTAGATGGAACCGTCAAATGAGTAACACTAAAAACGCCAGGCCCGAGTAAAATATAATGATTAGTCCCACAAGAATTTAATGCCGCTTGGATTGTCGCGGTTCTGTCGCCACTTGTTGCTGTTATAGTTGAGCCGGATTGTGTCCACGAACCAGAGGGAATGCCCCCAATTACTCCGGCAGTCGACCAATCAATAGCACACTTTTGTGGGGATGATACTGACGCCGGATTACACGCCCCGGAACCAAAAGTCGGGTTTAAAAGTCCAGACCACGCTTGCGCACGGCCTTTTATAGGAACCAATAAACATAACAAACAAGATAAAACAAATAAAATCTTAACGATTCGTGGCATTCTTAGTAACCCCATAAATCAATTCAGCCGACTTAACAGCGACCGCGGTGTCTGTATTTGTATCCGTTCCTGAGTTATTTCTTGTCACGACAATTTCAAAGTTATAATCCGCAGCGGAACCCGTCATGGTCATACCAGTCAATTTACCGCATAACTCGCCACCAGACACTTGACTTGCTCCGATTGTGACGCTCAAAGCCTGCAACGTATTCAACGTAGGATCGTCTGTCACGGTGCCGTTTGTGGCATTAAAGCCCGTCTGGATATTAAAGCTCGTGACATGTCCGTTTGTTGTATCCGTCGTTGTGAAACAAATTTCGATATCCGTCGACGCACTTGAATTCCAATCACTCGGGAGATGGAAATTTATATACCCGACGTTTCCTTGCGCAAATGCCAGCGTTCCTTTTCTGACCGTCGTACCGGCGCATTGCGGCGTCGGCGTATTTGTCACGCCGATATCCCAACCGTTACCGGCCGTCGAATTATTACAACCACCGGCCGGGAAAAATGCCCGGATAGGTTCGCTCAAAGAATTACCAGTGCTTTCTGCGTTTAACGTCTTGTTAGTAAAGGTATTCGTACTTGACGGCGTGACCGTCCCGCAAACTCCGGAAGCCTCGACAAGTAATCCTGTCGTTCCGCTAGTCTGGACACACAACGAGCCGGTAGGAGCAGACGCAAATGCAGACGCAATACTATCAGCATTATTGATGTACAGATGGACGGAATGCGCCGTGGTATCTAAACCGATGTTACTTGCCGATCCGGCAAATAAACCGGCTGCTTGCGGGATTTTCATCGTCGAACCGCTGAAATCAAACAACCCACTAGGCGAAGCTCCGGCGGCGATATTTGCTAACGTCGGTTGTGCTTGACTGCAAATGCCGGTTGCTACCGCAATCGCAGTTAAGAACTGATTTGATACAGACGCACAAGCTCGGACTGTCGTGGACGTTGCGTCCGGCCAGTTGATAACTCGATTGGCTGTCAAATTAGCAGTATTGAATGATCCGCTTTGATTTGCAACCGTCCCGAAAAACCCATTTGTAAAAGGCAACGCCTGTGAACCTAATGCTATACTATTCGCAGCACCAGGAATAAGGCTCTGGCTCATCGCAGTCGGATTTGCCATGTTGTTCATATTGGTATTCAGACCGCCGCCGCTCGCTCCGCAAGCAGCCCCGGCATCACCTAAGCTAACAACGCCGCCTACAACGGAAATATTTGCACAATCGCCGTTTGTCGGAGTCGATCCGAAACCAGCAAGTAACTGAGCACCGGAATTGTTTGGATTAATCTTCCATCCGTGTGCGGTAGAATCCGCCCACAATTGGTCTATTCCGGAAGCCCCTGTCGGTGCGGTTGTTTCGGAACCTGAAAAGAATTTATATGTATGCACGCCGCCATTGAACGGAAACTGAACGCCAGAAGGAACCGCGGCGTATTGTGCGGCATTGAGATTAAACCCGATAAATCCCGTCCCTAATCCGCCGCTAAAACCGCAATATAGACACGAGTTGGCATTATTTTCTTCCGTCAACCACGTATTCATGGCATTTCCGACTGGGGGAGGCGTTCCTGACGACGCCCCGGAAGTTGTTGTTAATGTATATGTACAGGTTCCATTCGTAACGGTAGTCGAATTGAAATAATTAGCTTCTCCGCCCGCAGATGTCCCGTAATAAACATTACAGCTTGCCGGAAAATAAATGGTTCCGGTTGCCGTAACCACCACCGAACCCGATGCGCCTACTACCTGCGATACTTCCGGGCTTGCCCCGCCCTCACGTCCAGCCACATCTTTGAAGGTGACTTTGATGTAGTAGGTCGCCGCTGAGAGCGATCCTGAACTTGCGCTGGTCGTTACTGATGGACGCCGGATGATGTGGCCAATCATCTGTTCTCCGGCAGTTCCGCCAGCGGAGTTTCCTCCCGAGGTCAATACTTCGGTAGTCTGAACATCCGGCCCCAATAACGTGATTCCATAATCGCAACCTGTATACGTTCCATTATAAATATTTCCCCAGTATCCTAAGCTTTCAAAGCCTGCTCCTGGCTGGTTTTCACTATCGACAACCCAAAAGCATTTTGTGTCTGCTACCGTTTGCGCTGAACTGCTAATGAGGCTGGAGAAACCAAAGGTCTGCCCATGCACAAATATCTGGTTACCAGCTATCGTGTTGCTGTAACCGGCATAACCGTACATGAGCGATTGGACAGCATTCGCATCTCCGGTGTTCACATTGTCGATTGTCCACGACTGAACATAATTGTTGGTTGCTGTAGTCACAAATCCCGGATCCCAATTATCCTCTATAGATGTAAGGCCGCTAAAAACTACTGGAGATGAAGGACCGCCCCCGCCCGGAAAGGCTTGATCCATTCTGACCGTATGAGCAACGAATGTGTTGTTGTTGAATATGAAATCGCTGCTGTGAGCCGTACTCGTCAGTCCCAAAAACCAGATCATCGGGATATTATTTGCGGTGCTGTTAGCGCCATCGTTCCAGTTGCTGTGGTCATAGACGCTGAAATACACGTTATTATCAATTTGGAGCATGAGTCCGGTGCTGGAAGTCGAAAAGACGAAATTTACGTCCTTTGTGGTCACGTCGCCTTGCGAATCTTGGACAATTCCACCCTGAAATGGGGACACCGATACATGATCTAAATTCAATCCGCTGTTTGAGCCTTGTGTGACAAAAAGAGCTCCGAGATATGTAGAACCCGCAATCGTGCAACCGTTCATCACGTAATTATTTGCGCCGTAATCCCCACAATCGTGCCCGCTGATTGACACTCTTCCGGTTCCTCCACTAGCAAGGCCGCCGTATACAGGCAATCCAAACAAAACAACTTCTCCAGACAGATTTATCTGGACTCCTTCTGTATAGCCGCCGGGATACGGGATTGTGTCGGTATACCAAACCCCCTTCGGAATAAATACCGTCCCTTTATTGTGGTGCGAATTGTCGCCATCGCTGTTCGCATCCGAAATGGCCTGCCCGATAAACATTGACTCATCCGGCCACGTAAATGCTTGGGTTACAGATGTTGTGGCTGTCGCCGCAAGGGTCAAAGCTCCAGTGCCGCCACCTGATGTTATCGTGGTGATTAGAGCTTGTCCTGTCACCGATCCTGGAGGCGCTCCCGGCCACATCGCCGCAGTCCCGCCAACCCAACTGTTCGTTTCGACTCCTTTATCAATCGCGCCGCAGATTCCACCAGCAGAAAATGCAGTACAATCAAAAGAATATCCAAGAGGGACGTAAGTTCCTCCACCATTATTATCTGTATAAACGAGATAGCCGACCGCACCGTTGACCGCCGTCCAGTAGATTCCGACGTAATCAATCGGCGTACGTGTCGATGGCGCTGTGGTGATCGTCAATGCCGCGCTCGCTGCTGAAGTGCCGTATTGCGGGTCAATCGCAGCTACTTTGTAATGCACGGTGGTGGAACCGGAAGTCATTCCTACGGGAGTGGTCGGATTAGGAGCAGCCCCTTGCGTGGGAGTCGAAAGCGTCGAAAGAGGCCCTGCCCCGGCTACGAACACCCCGCATCCATTAGCGTAGTATGACCCGCCTCCACCAACCAAAGTCAGAGAATTCGATGATGCGTTAATCGTTCCGTGCTCTTGGCCACCGGATAGATTTGCGTTGTCGCATCCACCGACAGGCATATATGCCGTGATATCTCTATAAGGAATTGGACCTCGGATAGACAAACCGCCATTTACTTTTTGCTGCGCAGAAACATTGATAGCAAACAAGACAGTAAAAAATAAAACTGAAAATAATTTCTTCATATTATCTATGTTATCCCTGTATAACAATTCTTCCGCTTTGTGCCGCTTCGAATGTCACCGTGACGTCGTATGTCGTGCTGTCTATCGAGACAGAGTTCGGAATTATCAAATTTCTAGTTCCGGTTGCTGAATCGTAAATTGCAACTATTAAATCTGCGGTTCCCAACGCGTGTGTCACACCAGTAATAACCAACGATGTTTGGTTTGAAAAAGTCGCCGCGTAAGCGCCGCCATTAGATCCGCCGGACGGAATGTTAATCCAAAGACCGGACTGAAGTTGCCATATTGCGCCGGTCGTGACATTCATGTAAAAATCATTATTCAAAAACCCAGTAATGGACGACGGGTTGACAGTCCCGAAAAACCACGGGACAGAATTCTGACTGAGTCGCCAAATCAGCGGATCGCCGGGCGCAGTAATTTCAATCAAATTCAAAACAAGCGGATTACTAAAACGACCCGCTATTGTTTCAGGTGTTCTTGCCATTAATTCAACCCCAAGGCGACTTTAGCTACCTTTGCACGACCGTTTAAGATATCGGCGGCTTGTTGTCGCTTTTCATCAAGATGTTTCTGTAATGAAGCTTTCAATTCATCTTCTGATAACGACCCAACCATATCTCGGCCGTCTTCCGAACCGACAGTTATGCGGTGTTCGTGTCGTGCTTCACCGAGCGTAGACGTGATATGTATTACGGCTTGACCGTTATCAGTATAAAAAATCTCTGCGGAAGAATTAACCGTCCCGTACTCTTTATCAATCGATTTTTCAATCATTAGATTATACCTTCTACATATGCTTCATAAATATTGAGTGTGACCGCGCCTGTGGCTACGCCGTCTCCGGCTGTTCGACATCTAACTCGCACAAGAGCAAGATTTTGGTTATTCGATAAAGTCATTTGATCGGTTGTTTGTGCTCGATTACTATCCGTGACAGTAAATAAAGTTGTATATGAATTACCGCCGTCGAGAGATATATCGACTGTAGCGCTATTATGTACTCCACTAGTTCCTGTAACCGACGTCAAGACGTATAAAATCAAACTTGACCAAGGAGCTGATGTCGGGGTGGCGGCTTGAAGAATCATCCCGCCATTTACGGTCGTTGACGCGGAATTTGTTTGAACGACGGACGCAAAAGTTGTCAGATCGCCATCAAACGCATTTTGTGGATTTGATAAAGTCGGATCAATCGTTGCGCCGGTATTAGTAAAAGCACCAAATAAAAATACGCTGGTGCTTCCGCCTTGCGCTCCGACACCGCCGTCGTTATTGCCCGTTGTATTAGGCGCGGTCGCTGCCGGAGTAACAATCGATCCGACAAAAAATCTTCCCGCGCCTTGAATTGCTGTAGCTTTAGTAGTTGTAGGAACAAACGTTACCGAACCACCCGCTAAAGTTGGGTCGTCATAATAAATATAGTATAAAGTTGAATAAGACAACAACGTTATAGAACTGCCGGTAATAGAGATGTCACCCTTACTGCTCGTTCGCATCGTAAACGATAAAACCGTAATAGTTGCGTTTGATACACCGGCGGATGCAGTTAGTGGATTAGACGTCGGGACATACGAAAGCGTCGAACCGGTAGCCGCAAATCTAGTCGTACCGTCAGGAACATTGTCTAGACTTGCCGGACCAATCAAAAGCCAATACGTCACATTCGGCGGCGTTTGGTTTGTATTCGCTAAGATGCACTGATAGACATTCCCGCTGAAAGTAACTTCATTTCCTTGAACATACGCAGTACCTGAATTCCATGCGCCAATCAAGATTACAGACGTCCCGACCAACGTCCAGAAAGTCGATGTAGTTGATGGCGCGTTACCCGTCGAGTTCGCAATACAAATCCAATACGAACCTTGATAGGTAACTTGGTTACCAGGGACATAAGCTGTAGCGCCATTATAAGCGCCAAGAAAGACAGTCGTATTTGTTGTCGAAACAAGCTGCCAATACGTCACGTTCGGCGGCATCTGGTTGATATTTGCTAAAATACAGATGTAATAACCACCGGCTTCCGTGACCTGATTTCCAGCAACGTATGCCGTCGTTGCGCTCCATGCACCGAGAAATATATTCTGGGTTTGGATGTTCGCAATCGCGACTGTATTTTGTTCTATTTGCGCTTGTGCTGTGACAAACTCGGGGTTCTTTAATAATGTCGACGTAGCTGCTGATACGGCCGTAGCGGAACCAGCGACCGATGACGGCATCAAACGATAAATCGGAAGATGCCCGGCTAATTGAGAATCCGCGGTATCTGTCTGCAAACCAATCTGGCTGATGATAGCGCCTTGAAAAGGGTCGTTTACTGACGGCGCTGTCCCGGGCGGTTGGCTAGCTAATATCGGCTCTCGTTGGATAAACTTCACTTCATCTAGCGCAGGATCGTCGGCGGCTATCAAATTGTTTGGTTGATCGGCCATTAGCGTCCCTTAGTGTCCCTTACTTATTGCGCCATAAATCGTGAAATTGAAACACTCGTCGGCATTCGCAGTAGTTCCAAAATCAAATCCGACTTGCATATGAACAGCCAAAGCCAACGAACCGGTCGATGAGAAATAAAAACGCAACGGGACGTAGGATGTCGGGGCTTTGATTTTGCCGTATAGAACCGGCGGATCAAATAACGCCTGTGATGTCACGAAGCTATTAAATGTCCCAGAAATTTCATTCAAAAGATATGAAACTGTCGGGTTGGTATTCATCGAGAAATCCGACTCAAGGAACTTCAGGATAGCCAACTCGCCGCGACGGACAAGCCACAACGAACCTAACTGGAAGTTGGCATCAAAAGGCGTGCCGTCGTCTGTATAGACGGTCGGGTCACGCTTTAAAATCTCTTCCCCGGCTAACGCAGGGCCGACAAGCAGCTTTTTAATACCTGGCGTCGTTTCGACAGCCTGTAATAGCTGGCAGCCGTTCGTAATCGCGGCAAAAGGGCTCCAGACAGGCTCGGGACCGTTAATACCACCGGGGATCTGACGGGGGGCCATCCTGAACCAACCTGTAGCGCCGTTATAGGTCGTGCTGCCTGTTCCGATATAAATCCCGGTGTCGTTCGGCAAATCAGCGAACGTAATATATGCCGTCTTCGGGTTGAATTTCATGAGTTGATCAGCAATCGGGAAACCGGCCGCGGTGACAGACAGTGTCGGAGACACTACCTGGAGTTGGCCTGTCGCGTCCATAAAAAACTGCTCACCCATATAGACATCAAGAGCGTTATAGTTGCCTAGACCGATACCCGGAGCTAAAGTAACACTGAAAAAACTAGCCGTAGCAGGACCGCCGAGAATAATTTCTAGGCTGTTGGCTGTATATACAACCGAACCTTGTGTCGTCTTGACAATCCTTAAGACATTCGACAAAAATGGAAACTCGTCTGCAGGATTAAAAGCCGCTTGTGGATTACCTACCAAAGTATCCGGACCACCAGAAAACAACACCTGTTGTCCTGTTGCACCCCAGATACGTTCGAAATTATACTCCATCGGGAGAAATGTCGCGAGCGGCGGATTATTGACTTCATCGATTGGCGCAGAAATAAGCTCGTTCAAACCAGGGAATACGGATGTCGGTAAATCCGGCAGGAAATCTTGAAACGACCACGGACGGGCGACACCGTTGACTGGTTGTGGCGCAGGAATTTCCGTCAGTTCAAACATATTGCTTGAACCGCCGCCGTCAGCGCTTCGCCAAATTACAATAGTGTCGACTTGCGGATCGGTCGAACCGAGTCCTGAAACCGTATTTACGGCACCGGCGTTTCCACCCGTAACTGTAAATGCCGGTGAAGCCGTCGATACCGCGCCTAACAAACTACCGGTCGGCGCTGGTAATGGGCTTGATTGACCCGGGGGTGTCGGGATAGCTAACGGACTACCGGACGGAACAGAATAAAAATCCAGAAGATTACGGGATTTATATGAATATGCGTAAGAATAGCCTTTCGTCCAACCCAAGGATTGGGCAGGTTTAACCTCAAGATTATACCAAATTGCGTTTTGATGCGCAGTTCCGGGATTCGTTTCATTAACCTGACTTGTCAAAGAACACACCAAAGTTGAGCCGGTTGACGCCGTGACATTAATCAGGGCGTTATTTCCAGCGTTAGTAAATCCGCCGATAAGAAACGTCTTACCTACCAAGCCGTTCGCAGCGCCGCCCGTGATTGTCCCTGTATACGTCGCGGTGGTCGCGCCGACCGTGACTTGCGTTAAAACCAACGCCGTTCCAGAATCTGCCGTGTATCCACCGACTGAATTCCATGTCGGGTGACTTGCGCCGCCTAAACCGCTATTGATAATAAACTCGATATCGCCGTTGGAATCTATGATTGATGCCCCGCCGTATGACGCACTGCTAGTCCCACTTGTCTGCGGAGGATAGAAACCGGTCGACGGAAGATACCATTTGGTATTTGATGTCCAGCCCATTGATGTCCCGACGCATGTCCATACAACCGTGCCGTCTGTCGTTGTGGCTCCGTATGTCGAACCCCACGTTGGTTGAGTCCCGCCACTCACGCCAGTTGTAGTACAGACTTGAAAATTTCCGTTGGAATCTTTCAATGCACTAAATATCGACCCGGGCGCAGTCCAACCGCTATAACCGGTTGTTGCGGCCCATGTTCCTGAGCCCAGTGATAGCCAAAGTGTATCGCCGTTATCACCGATAATCGATCCAGCCAGAACAACCGTCGAACCAAACGGCGCAACGCCCGATGAGCCCGACGTTCCACCGACCTTAACAACTTGCCAATAAACCGGCTGACTAGTCGGCAAACCGAACAATAAACTCAAAGGCTCCGTGACTGTCGCTGCTTGATAATTGCCTACCGGAGGATTACCGCGGCTAACTAAAAATGTCGGGTATGTAGTCGAGGCAGCCCATGTCGGCAGTACACCAGGCGTTCCAACATATTGCCACAAGCATTGATTATCTACCGTCGTCTGGCCGTTACCGGCTTTAAAATTCGGTACCTGGCTACCTGTGTAATAACCGGTATAACCGCCGACAGTTGCTGTCGAGACATTAACGTAGATGGCTTTTGTAACTGGGTCGTAGATGACTTCCGGAAGATTATTATACGCAGCGAACACGCTGGCAAACCTAGTATTTGCCGACCATGAAGTTATGATTCCGTTATTTTGCCACGTTACTGAACCGTCAGTCGTCGTGCCATTAAAGGACGTATTCCATCCGCCGGTAGGAACACCCGGTCCTGTTGAACCAAATTGTGTCGTGTTGGCGTTGCTGGCGTTAACGGAGTGTAGCTGCAGGATAGTCCCGCTGGCTGAGTCATAAATCAAGCCCATCGTCGACCAGACTGTACTAGCGGTCCACAAAACGGACGCCGAACCGCTCTGTACTACGTTCACGCTCGGCGCGGATGTCGGTGGTTGAATTCCCCAATTCCAGACGGTCCCATTGACATTATACGGGACATAAGTCCACGTCTCGACACCGTCACCGACATAACAAATCCCGGCGACAGCGACAAAATAAGACTGTTGGGCATTCGGTTGCTTGCCTTTCAAAAGCAAAGGCACACCAATTTGTGGATCATAGTAGACCGCGCCGGAAGAAATTGCCTGCGCCGGGTTAGTTTCCGCGATGCCTTGCGGATTCTGTAAAGTCAACGTTGTTGCGGTTGATGCCGTGCATAGAAATACGCCGTTATTTGATGCGTTCGTTGTGAAGCCTTGAATCTGAAAATACATCCCGGCGTAGGCATTTACAGCACCGGCCGGAAATACTCCGGTATAAACGGTCGTGATGCCACTAGCATTGGCTGCCGAAGTAACTGTCAGCAAACCGGTCGTTCCGGTATCAATCAAGACTCTGATTAAACCGGTAACGTCTTCGAATGAAAAAGCCCTGATTGGTTGAGTAGGATATGTCCCGATTGAAAACGGCGTTAAACCAAAACGGCGGCCGATTGTATTCCGGACTGTAATCTCGACATTCTGACCGCCAATCAAGCTACCGGGCCTGCCGCCCATGTATCGACGCTCATAAAGACCGCTAGGGTCATGGAGCGCAGAACGGTTTGTATACAAACCAGGCCATAAATCTTCTATGAATAACGGCGCAAAAGGAATTTCCTTGATTGACCTTGCGCCTGCTCCTGCTAGTAAATCCATTTATATCCTTAAATTCCGCGGGCCTGATTTCCTTGGGCAGTTCTTAACTGACTGGCTTGAGCCATTGTATCTCGCTGTAACCACTGCAAAGTCCAAGCGCTAATTTGTGCTTGAGTCAAGCCTTCGGCTTTCGCAAGCATTGCTGCGACTCCGCGCTGACGATATCTAGCCGCCTCGGCATCATAACCAACGGACTGAAACGCTTCAGATAAAAAGAGTGAAGTATAAACATCACTATACTGATCAGGAATTGGTGCCCAACTCCCATTAATTGCTGTGGCGTTTGCGGGCGTCTCGGCGATACCCGAGGCATTTGCAACCGTCAAAATAGTGGATGTACAAGACACAACTAAAAACGTACCGTTATTAACTGCGTTGGTCGTGAATCCCGCGATTGTGGCTGTCGACCCTGTCGGAAATGACGCCGGAGTAAATATCCCGGTATATGCCGTATTTCCACCAGCCGCGTTAGCCGATGAGTTGATAACAAAAGGTCCGAACTGAGTCGCCAAACCTTGGTAAATTAAGGTGGCTGTGTAGCTTTGATCTGGCGTAGAATTGAAACGAATCTTTACGCTCGTGCCGGGTGTATTTATTAATACAGACACAGCGCTAGGCCGTTGCGAAACTTTATTCTTTGCCAAGGACAGCGTGTTATAAATCTCTTTAATTTCTTGTGTGTTTCCGCTTCCGTCCGTTAATACAACGCGCTCAAGCCAACCGAAATTTGTTAAATTAACTGTATAATCCGTATTTGCCGAAGTGATCGTAGTGCTACTATCCTCAAAACGGTTCCACGACCAACTTAACGGGCTATTTAGAAAAGAGTTACGAATCATCGAAGCAATCGTGATCGCAGGCTCGCTCCCGATTCCATAAGTCAACGGAGCATAATTAATTAAGGCTTGGGCAAAATTAATTGTTGTAAAAATAGTATTCGACAATTTTATTCCTTAAAACGTCTGTAACTTGTTGATAATAAAGATTATCTGCTCGGATAATTGAACGGATAAGCTGGCCCCATAAACTTATTTCTTCCAGCCGTTCCTCCCATTATTCCCCGATCCGGGACAAAAATATTTTCTTCAGTTTCACGATCTTCTCGTGACCGAAGTTCTTGCAATGATTTCAACCACAATTGCCATGCTGCGGGAAATTTTTCGTACACGGCTTTCATCGGAGAAAAACGATAAAGTTGCGCAATCAAGCCCATCTGAAAATGCGGTTCAAATTCATCTGGAAATGGAGCGAGAGTTTGACCAAGACTGGTGAACCTTACTGGCTTCATTTGATAAACAAGATTAAACTGCCACGTAACTCCACTTTGCACGGGAACAGGAAGAATTCTAAAACCGACCCCATAAGGATCTACAACCGTCCACACCGTTGTAGCCCCGCTTCCTGAAACCGTTGTACCGGGAGTAGAATTGACTGGAAGAACTGGGGCCGCTGAACCCTCGGTCCCAAACCCAGTCAACACTAACAGATTTCCGTTAGCGTCTTGGATCTGCATGATTGGATTCAAAGGCATGCTGCCACCAAGCGATACAAGCGGCGTATAAACAGAGCCCGCGACAGGATTATTTCCTAAGGTCGATGTTCCAGTATTGGCTTGACCCCATATTCCATAATACAAAACATTATTAGGAATCCAGTTGACTAGAAATGCCGGACTATTACTGTTGCTAGCATCGAATACACTACCGGTTGCCTGACTAAGCTCTCTGCCTGTTTCAATCAAACGATATGGTTTTGGCTGTGCAATATTGTTTATATCAATACAAATTCCACGTTCAAGCCAGGACAAATTAGTTAACGACTGGCCGTTCGGATATACCGCGGCATAATCTTGCTGCAAAGAATTTGTATAGAAAAGAGGAGCATTAGCCTCTGCCCATTTATGCGGGAATGCTACCGCATGTATGGCGCTCATTACATTGTTGGCGGCCGTCAAAACTGCAGTCGAAGTTTGTCCCGCAACATTTAGAATCGGCTCCAGGTCCCCATATCCTTGGAGTATGTCACATTCCTGCTGGAGCGTGACCGTGCTTTGCGAATTTGCCATTTGATCCTTACTGAGTTACGATGATAATAGTTGTAGGCCCATTCGGGTTGGCCGGAATTGTCGTCGATGCCGGAAGCGAACACGCGGACTCTTCATTCTTTGAGTCAACGGTCGTGACACAATAGCTATACGTCGCGCCGGAAACTACCGTCGTGTCTACAAAAGACGTCGTGGTATTCAACGCGGTATTAATCTTCGTGTAAGAAACACCCGCTCGATAGATGTTGTATCCTGCAATTACTCCTGAGCCACCCGGTGTTGTCGGGGCTGTCCATGTAGCTTGGACGTTGTGCGGGGTTCCGGCAGGCGGAATTGCCGATTGCGCAGATGCTGCGACGGCTGAAAAAGCGACGAATAGAAATGCTGCTAAGAATTTTTTCATGTTTCTCCTGGTTATTTAATTTCCTGATTGTGTCAATATCCAATTATCTGGTGCTTGTTTCTCCGATAAGAGCACGCCTGCCTTGATTGGGGCTGTTGGAATGTTCGAGGATGTCTGACTAATGGAAATTGAAGAAACGTCCCCACTATCCTTGGCCTGCTGGCCAATTCCTGTGTTGTAAAACGATAGCACGTTGTTGATTACGGTAGCGCTGAATGTCTGAAACCACTGTGCGTTAGTTCCCGCGACGGCCACTGAATCTATGGTTGCCGCCAGTGCCCCTTGCACATAGAAATTGCGAACATCTTGCCCAAGCGTAAGATAAGTACCGTTATTGAACACGATCTGATAAACACCGTTTGGGAGGTGAATGTCCATCTTGTAATCGTTTCGTGTACCAGCCGTATTCAAAAGGTGATTCCAAAATAGTTGCTTGTCAGTTCCAGTGATCGAGGAATTGTTATTGCAGCATCCCGGCCACGAAGGGACATTCGACATGCCGACGCCATAGTGATTACTGCTGTACCAAACGTGGGTCAAAGAGTCTGTGTAGTCAGAGGTAGCTTGCAGAAGCCGAATTACCGCTGGGGTCACGTATACCGTCATCTGGGCCTTTACCGAGCCGTTTGCGTTGCTGGTCACCGTCACCGTGGTAGTTGTAACGGACGCTTCCGATCCAGGGGGCGTGTAGAGACATCCAGATGTGATCGAGCCGACCGTAGGAGACATCGTGCAGGTCACCGCGCCATTTGAATAATAAGGAAGCTGCTGCGCTGGAGTCCCTGCCATTATGTAAAACTGCTGCGTTCCAACATTTACCGCCGTGCCCATCAAACCGACATTCGCGCTGGCCGATCCGCTTGATTGTGTGTAGGTGACAATCTCCCCGGTTGTTGTTGCGCCGGATAGCGTCGTCTCCATCAAACTCGATTCGTCCACGACTTCCCAATTTGACGTGGCGATATTGGCATTGTTGATTTCTTGCATCACGGCGGCGGCTGAAGCGGGAAGGTTGTCGAAGTCAGAAGTGATTTGCCATCCCCCTCCACCGTCAGCGAGGATGAGACCATAATTTTTCATTTGCGTTAATAGGACTTGTGCGCCCGCAGAGAAACTAGAGATGTTGAAAGCCGATTTCAGGCGGAATCTCGTACCATAGGGAACGATACCACCGCCAGCGAAGGCTTCCGATGTCGCGGGCCAGATATGTCTTGTACCTGCGGCATTACTCACGGAGCCCACAGGACACGCGCTAGCCGTGCTTGACCCGCAGATGAATCCATTTTGGAGTGTCATTCGTAGCGCGTGAGTAATGGCCGTGCCGTTCGCTACCGCATTCACTACTTCCTGGGCATTTAAGGTAAGTGGAGAAAGTGGAAGACCGGCAGCGTCAACAGAGCCATTAACAGGCAATCCGTAGTCAGTGTTGAGATATTGCATTCCAGAGACCGCGTTGCAGGTCGCCAACACGCAAGACGTTATGAGCGAAGCAGAACCGCTCGTGGTCGTTGATGCCGTCGCATGCGAAATATTGAATGTGATCGATGTAGAAGTTGCGGAAGTTAGCGTGAATGTACCGTTAAGGTAGGTATCACCGCTCGTCCATCCTGTCAGCAAAACCGACTTTCCAAGCGCAGCCGCCCGCACGAATCCAGCCGAGGTATTTGTAGAGGTGATCGTACAGGTTGCTGAATTCGATCCATTGACCGTGCAGCTTGGTACGGGAGCCTGCGCGAACCACTGATAAATCTCGGTTAAGTTCCCGGTGGTCGTATCAATCATTCGGATGTGATGGTCGCTCGTAGTGTTTCCCACGAGCGAATCCCACCAACCGTTTTCCACGTTTGCTAGAGGCCATACTGGAGTCTGGAAAGTCCCATTATTATTTGGCGTGCTCTTGAACACCATTGAGGTTGTGGTGGTCGATGGAGTGACGTAGTTGATTGGAAATGATGGCAAAAAGTTTACAGGTACGCTTCCTACCGCCGCCATAATCGTCGCCGAATTTGATGCCGCAGACAGCCCTGAAATGTTCACATTGAATACATCATCATTGGGCCGCAATGGATACCCGCCGAGCGATTGCGGAGCGATCAAACTTGCTGGAGCTGTATAGAGTCCCGTGCTGGAGTTGACGCTGCCTAGACAAGTCCCGCCGTTGGATGTGTTTGCACAGGCGTACGTACCGCCAGAATCATTCGTCGTGAATTGAGAAGTGGTATTTACATTCACTGACGGTGACACGTCTTGAACTGGAGGCGGAGTTGGATTATTGATGTAGGCCGTTGCGATTGGTCCCGCCACTGTGCTCGATGTGATGTTGGGAAGCACCGTGCTACCTTGTGTGCCAAGCTGGATCAGCATGTCCTCGGTTTCAGTTCCGCCAGCCCCTAATGCGATGATTGCGTTATTTGTACTCCATCCCCAGCGCACTACACCGTATCCAGTTCCCGACTGCCAGCTATGGATGATTTGCGAATTATCGTAGAGATTGTTTGGACTACGAACGAGCATGATGCTGGCCTTCGTGTAAAACTGATATGTCCCAGTCGTTCCCGGTCCCCAATAGGCAAAGATATAGGGGTCAACAGGTCCACTTCCGCTCCAAGGATTGCCGCTTGCTGTTGCACGTATCCAGCCAATCGAATCTGGCGGCGTGGTTCCCAATTGAGTAGGGTCTTCCAGAGTGACATCGCTGAAAATTGGCGTTCCGGTTGTGGCTATCGTGGCAGCGTTCGTTACGGTGGCTACGTGGTGAACGTAAATCTGCCCGTTCGGATAGATGTAATACCGTGTCGTTCCTGTTAGATTGTTGAATATCGTGGATGCTGTGGCTGCGGGCATCGACTTGGTTTCAACCACTATCCGGCTGGGGTTGTATTCGAGCACATTCAATGAGCGCGACATATTGGGGAAATAAGCATGGGATGGTTTCCCATACTGCTTCACATCACCAAAGTCATAATAAGTTCGCTGAAACAGCCCCGGCTCTGCGGAATTCAAGCTCCCAGGCAGGGTGCAGGCATTTCCAGTTCCAACCGGACAGGCCGGACTGAGAAGGTTCGTAGTCAGTGTAGGATCATTGACGAGATCGTACCATCCGTCGATTCCCCAATTGTCCGCGTTGTCGAACACCAACTCGAACAGGCCAGCGGAGGTGATAGCAAGCGTTTGCGTTCCGCTAGAACCTTGCGCCCCTGAATATATAGCTGACAGTCCCGTTGGAGAGTTTGGGAATGTCGTCAGAGGCGAGCAGAAGTTCTCGCCAAACGAAATAGCCGAGACTAGTGCAGTCGCGGATACGCTGTTCGTCCAAGTCGGCACAGTCATGTCGAACGTATTCAGTCGATGCGCGTCAGCTACCTGCCCGGTGTTGTTGTCCAACACGAACGATGTGTTTATGGATGAAACTGTTCCGGTGGAGACGTTCGTCAACTGGAAGATTATATCGTTTGATCCGTTTATAAATTTCGGGTAGCTTGCAGTGAAGTCAACTCCCAGGAGATTCGTGGATGCGGAAGTGTCCTGCCCATTGGTGACGTTGCTTTCTAGGAATATACTTGGCTCTGCCCCGCAATTCGTGGTGTAGGCGATCTCATAAAATCCACAACTTGTGTTCGATGCGCCCGTCGTCCCACTCCAATTGCAGGTGACGGTAATAGCGCCTCCAACAGTTTTGAGAGTGTAGGCGCATCCCATGTCGGTTGTATTGCCGCCGCCTTGAAAGTGGCAACTTGTTCCTCCGGCCACGAGCAAGGAAAATGTTTCTCCCGCTGCGGTGACACTCGAAAGAGTTGACGTGTTTCCATTGTGTATGAGTACAACTCCAAGATGCCCGGCCCCAATCGCTGATACCGTGATGCTGCAACTCGTCACAGCGCCGCAGGAATTGTTAAACACGGACTGCACGACACTGAAGGTCGCCCATGCATGGCTTGGGATCAGTAAGACAATCAGGAGAAAAATATACTTTATTCCTTTGTGCATGTGCTACCCGGTTGAATAGTTACCGTTCCAGTCCCGGCTGCTGCTGCTTGCAATTGAAATGTCCCGGCGTTCGTGCCATTGATTATTCCTACATTCAAATCAGCGCCAAGATCGGCTCCGGTCGTAACTAAGGTCGTTGGTCCCAGAGAAAACGCAAATGTCGTTCCATCCGAAGCGCCAGCCCACGTTACTGCCGCCGCTCCGGTTGTAGTCGTTGCACGAAGGCTGGCGGTTACTTTTGTTGGCGAGGCTGGCCCTGTGCTTGACAGCAATAATCCGGTTGTCGTTGCCGAACCTTGAAAAACGATATGACAGGAAATCGCATAGGCTGTATTCGCGGAAAGAGCCGCCGTTAGCCCTACAACGCTAGATGGTGTAGTAGTTGCGTTTGTATAGGCATTGGCAACAGTCAGGACATCGCTGAGAGAAGTACAGGTCGGTGATGCATACGAATATAGCGCAGTAATAACTTGATTAACGCAAACAGTGTTCGTGCTTCCAGAACCACCAACAACCGCTAGACACCAAAATCCAATCGCCGTTTGAGGGGCCAAGAGGCAAGTATTACCGCCTGTGGTATAGGAGTATAGTTCTCCGGTAACTGCGCCGGTGTTGCTGGTGATCGCTGGAAGAACGAGGCCACCAACGCCACCTGCACTCAAGTTTACAGCGCCAGTCCCGCTCAATGCCAACGATGATCCAGAGCCAAGAACCATTGCCGCCGTCGTATTCGTCCCTCCAGTGATGGCAGAGAACGCTGCGCCGCCAGATGGAGCTACACAATCATTCGCCTGCGGGGTGTACGTGTAGGTTGCCGTGTTGCAGCCGGTCAAGCCTTGAACGATAGAACTGATATTCGCTCCGGTCTGTTGAACCAAACCACCTGAAGAATTTGTTGCCAATCCAGTTGCCGATGTCGGAACCGCTATCCCGCCAAAGAAGCCGTACACGTTCCAACAGTCGATGTCCCATTGGGTCGAAGCTACTTGGTCTATCATCCAGCCGCATCGCGTGTGATACGGCAGTGTAGCAGGGGCTTGGCTGGTTCCAGCCGCACCGCCATCCAGCGCGATATTAAATGGGCTCGCGGGCGTCACCACTACGGCATTTGCGTTTTGCTGCGATACTGTATAGAAATTCGGATTGCCGAGGGATGCCGTGTTCGGCAGGGACAGCGCAGACGCCGGATTGTACATGACGCTTCCGTTGTCGCTATAAAGAACCGCTGCTCCCGCCGCCTGATCCGCAGAGAGGCCGAGAAGTGGGCAGGTTGGCTGCGCTGTCGCGCTCGCGGTAATGTTGTAAAGAAACGGATATTGGCCATTTGCCGTGGGCGGTGTACAAACAACAGAGTTCAAAGCCGTAGATGTGCCGTTCGTATTAACCGGCACACCGTTAAGAACCTGGTTGGTCGTGGTGCCGCTACTACTAGAAACAATAGTTAAGACGCCGCCAGTGATAGTGCAAGTCAAATTCGTGCTGCAATTAAAAGTCCCAGCAGACCCTAATCCGGCCCCGGCGTTTTGAAACTGCAGAGCACCACCACCTGTCGAAGAACCGGACGTAGTTGAAGAAGTAATGGTGACTGTCGGCGTTCCTGAAGCCAGTGCAGATGCATATACCCCGACGATAGTCAAACCACCAATGCTGGCGTTATTCCAAGTACCTGCCACAGTCGCCGTGATAACCGTGCTTCCACCAGCCAACGGAGTCATTGCCAAAGCAGTAGCAAAAGGCAACGTGGCATTAGTTCCAATGAAATTCAAAGTCCCGCTGAACGTTCCCGTGACTGTAACAGCGACAGCCATACGATTATTATTAGGGAGAGGAAGAACTACGCAGCCCGCAGTATTGACTAACGTGCAGCCAGTACTAACAGCGGTTATCGTGCCTGTTGAGACTTGTTGGGTGGGGTTTTGTGCAAAAATGGTAGGTGCAGCTAGGAGTAAAATCGGCAGAATTAAAGAAAGTACAGCGGCTCTCAAACTTTTCATAATGCTCCAAAATTAAAAGAATTCGGTATTAAATCCGGATACCGAATCTGATCCGCCGGAACGGTGTGACCCTGTCAAGGATCTATTTAGGCTTCTACGCCTTCAGGAATAATTTGTGGTTGAACCTGAAGAGGAACTTCACTGCTGGTGGACGTGTTCGTGGATTGTGTGAACATCGCACGGAATTCTTCCCAGCCTTGCTTTGTGTGATTCGGAATCTTTCTGCCTTTCCGAACCAGAAATTCCTTCGTGTCTTGCGGTTCCCATCGCATACTGCAGTTGTTGCATTTTCCTTCAACGCGGTTATTGATGAAGGTATGCATCGTGACGTTGTAATTAGGAACGCCGCCTAACGGGCCGAGCTTCCCTCCCTTTAAGTGACGGCAACGAGCCTGCTTGACAAGCTGCTTTTCAACGTGAGCCGCGCTGGACTTTTCACGTTGGGCGTTACGGGCCTTACGGGCGATTTCCTTGTTCTCTTCGTCTTCAGCAACCCGAGCTTCCTTAGTAGCTAGCAAAGTAAGAAGAAGGTCTAACTTTTCTTCCATACTTCTGTTTCGCTTTTCTGGAATGACTGGCGGGACTTGTGACTTTGTTTCGTTCTGATCGTGTGACATACTTCTCCTAGAACCCGAGAAATTAATCCCGGCTGGCCGTTTTAGTGTCGCGGCACGACTGAGTTGCCCGTAATTGCTAGCTCACGGGACCGGAGGCTTACCGGGAATTTACCCGGCTACAACTTCTTGTTGGGGTTGTATGAACCCAAGAAAATCAATACGGCAAGGATGCCGGTGAACAATATGATTGGAAACGTCATTATATCTCTTTAGAATTCGTAGTCTTGAGGACCAAAATCTAGCTCTGCGTGGTTTCTGATGAAGAACAAACTTTCGCGATAAATCATGCTGACTTCGCTGTCCGTTGGACGTTTGAAAATTTGATGGGCCTTCGTTTCTGTCAAGACGCCTTTCGTAATCAGTTGAACGAGAACGGTTCTCCAGCCCCTGTAATCTTCGCCTGCTGGCAGGCCGTGACGGTCGACTCTAAGGATAGACCACTCATACATTGCGGGAACCTGGAGGTAACAAATGTACTCGCATCTGTCTGTCCCAGGGATTACTGCCCATAAGGCTACCGTATTATGCCAATTGTTATCGACTGTAAAACACTTCACGCCGTTACGGCGGAGTTTCTCGATAAAATCTCTAGTACTGATTGCGTTAACCTTCCGAGCCGCGGCGTTAGTCAGGATATCCTGATTCGCCATCTTGTAATCGGAAACTTGACTGTCGCTTTCTTCTTTTGCTGCCTGGAAGGATTCCTTGACGTAATTCTTATAATCTTCCGGCCACTTCACCCAGTTGGGTGTCCCGTCAGCAAGCAGTTTCTTGATTGTTTCTTGCGTTGTCTTGATGTCGTGTTTGTGTTTCCACGGGTCTCGGAGATCCGTCCCCGAGACTAGTTTGCGCATGTCTTGCATTATTGTCCTTACAAAGCTTACAATTGGGATTTATTATGTTGCGTTTTACGTGCCAGCGATTATGATTTGCTACTTTACCGGCCTGTGATTGGTGTTCAAATGTACGAAGACTTTCTAACTGCCCGCTTTCTACAGCAATTCGGCCAGCCTTTGGACCGCCAGCTTTACCGCCTTTTACAGCCGTGCCCGGAGCGCATACTCCACGCTTTTCACGAGCAAGAATTAAGCCGTTCTTTCTCCCATTACTAAACCCACTGGCTAATCCACCCTTAGAACTTATAGATTTAAGATGCCCACTTTCAACATTGCGACGACCGCCTTTCTTGCCACCTAAAGAAGACAGTTCCGATAATCCAAACTTACTAAAATATTTTTGATCAATAGGCGAAAAGAAATTAGACAATGGGCTGGAGCGATAGGTTCCCATCTTCACTATTTCTATGTGTTCAGAAGCAATTAAATGCCACAAAAAAGGACAATCAGAATCTTTAGGGTCATACCAATCTAAATCCGAACTTTCAATAGTTTTTGCTTCAATTAAAAAATGATTTATGTAATTCTTTTTATAGTCTGCTTGCTTAAACCTTTGATCTAAAGTACGAATCGTACTTCCGACTTTTATAACTTGTTTCGTTGTCTTATCTACGACGTGATAAATTATTCCTTTTACTATTTTATTCATTTTTACTCTCCTCGAAAGAGTCGGTTGGGAATACGTTCGAGGCATATCCCCAACCCACTTCATTACATTCTAGCACAGTTTGCATCCTGTGTCAAGAACTTTTTTAATTACTAACTAATACCTACTGAATGGCAGGTACCGAATCAGCATATCTGATCCTCTGGGAATTTACGCCCGTGGCCGGGGGGAGTGTTACTGTTTGGTGAAATTTGTAACTCGCCCATCCGCCAATCGTGGCTGTAGGATCAAATGAAGAAGGAGGAGCATCGGTTACAACCCGACACTCTATAGTTCTCCAATCGCCTTCATCCAAATCTGTGTCGCCCGGGACTTCTCAAATTTGTTACGTTATATTTTAAATAACGAGTTAGTCATTTCTGCTAACTTCTCATATTTTCATATGATGTTCAGAGCACCACTTCAACCCGAAGGTTGCTGTCTCGTTTGCTCGTTAACGGTGCGAGTGTTCGCTTCCGCGCTGTTAGCTTTTACTTTTCAGTAGTCAGCTTTCCAGTTCAATTAGAGTCAGTTATCTTCAGCGGATTACGCCGCGAAGGGCCAGATTAGTTTAGCCAAACCCCGATCAACGCATAATTTCCAAACACGTAAGTCCTATACGCGATCTTCCCGCCGCCTTGGTAGTTGGAGGTCTTGGTCACGAAAGGTGTCTGACGGAACACGATGTTGGTACCCGGCAATTCGATTTCCATCGTCTGGTCGGCACCACCCATCTTGTCAAACTTTTCCATGTTGGCATACTTCCACAAATCAACGATAGAGTTGTTCACTGTCGTTGCGTTGTAGATATCTCCCAACACGTTCGGGCTGATCGCGCCCATGAACTTACCCTTTTTGCAAGGAAGAACGTCTTCTGAAACTAGCTGCTGCTTCAGTTCACGGATTGTTCCAAGGTCAAGAGTATAGGGGCTGGATAGCAATGCGCTCTGGTTGACGTTGCTGTCAACAGTAGATGCGCTATCAGCCACTGCGGAATACAACTCGGAAATCGACTGCCCGGCTTGGTAACCAAGCTCAACAGCGGAATTTCCAACCAATTCATCAATAGACGCCGCAATAGCGAATGACGAGAAGTTGGTGTAGTTATTCCATTCACCGACCTGCGCCGGAGCGCTGATCTGTGTTACAAATTCAGGATTACCGACTGTTCCGTCGGCATTCTGAGTCGTATCCCCGGCCAGTGTGTTGTACTGGAAGAAGGTACGGTTGATACCGGCATGCAAAGGCTGCACGCGCCGTTCAGCGCATGCAACAAAGGCATCCGTTTCGCCTTTCAAGTTCGGGATCAGTTCTTTATCGAACAAGATCGCCTGAGCCGTCAAGACGTTAGATACGTTTGCTGCTGAGGGAGTAGGTCCACTCATATGTCACCTAAATGTCTAGACCCTAGAAGCACGCTCCTTGTTATAGGCCGCGATCACGCGGTCAACTTCTGCTTTACGTGCGGGATTCGCCCGCTCTTTTCGCATTTGTTCAGGAGTCCACTTCCAGATCTCTTTCATCGTTAGTCCTGCAGGACGAGCGACCGGACGTTGGCCTGAAGCCTGCCCCGGAATGATGCCTGCATTGACTCCCGGTCTCGCTGCTGGCAGTGTATTAGCCGCTAGAGGCGCTGCCGGTACGGTTACTGCTGGTGCTACTGGCGGCGGAGCCTGGACGGTTGGCGCTGGCGGATTATTCGCCGCTGCCTGCCGGACTGGTTCTACCACTTCTTCTGTTGACGCCTCGGGTGGATTATCCGCTCGTGGTGTCGGAACTTCTACAACAGCGCCTTTCACTGGTACCAGATCGGGTTCTGTTGCTGCGAATGCTAGCTCAAGATTATCTACAGTCCACGCTAAAGGATTGCCATCCGCGTCCGAATGTTCCTTCAGGTAGTCTGCGATAAGTTGGGCGTTAGCTTCGCATGGGTTAAAATCGTGTCGATGCTGACGTTTGAATTCCTGTGATACTTCGTCCTGTCGACGTAATTCTTTATTGATAGCTTCCTGGCGTTGATCACGAAGAATCTGATCGGCACGAAGCTTACGGTCAGCCTTGGTAACAACATTTTCGTCGTCACTATTCAAATCCATAGCCGCTTTGATTCTTTCTTCTTCAGAAAGCAGCGGGACGTCTGGTATTCCAGCCGGTTTCAAAGGCTTATTGAATGTCGTTTTCTGATTCTTCAGCCGAGTAAAACCCCGGGTAATCTGGATATGTGCCTCTTTTTCTTTTCTAGCCATTTCAGCCCAACTGCGTGCTTCAAGATGCGTCGGACGAGCGATAGGAGTCCCGTTATCGTCGGTTACTTGATACTCTTTAATAATCTTTATGATGTTTCCGGAATCATCACGATGAATAGTGATACCGGCTTCAGCCAGCGCTTGGGCTTCTTCCTCGGCGGCTTTCTTAACCGCTTCTTCCTGCAAAACTCTCGTGGCTTCCGCGATCTCGGCGTCTTTCGCTGCCTTGACGGCCGCCTCTTCTTCCGGTGTCGGGACAGGCAATATGACTTCTTCCTGTTCGTCTGGGACTTCCTGAGTCACTATTTCAGCGACTGCTCCACGGCCTTCCGGGGTCATCAGGAAAGCGTTGATTTCGGCTCTCTTGACCGGGTCATTAACTAATTTTGCTAACGTATCTGCAGACATCGACTTCAACAACGCCCTAGTAATAGGTTGCGTTTCTGTACTCATTGGATTCTCCGTATTGAATTACTATTAATTACTGGATTACTTCCGGGGTTTGTGTTTCTTGAGCTACTTGGACTTCTTCTGTCACTACAGAGCGTTGGACATGATAATTAATAGACTCACGAATTAACTGAGTGAACCGGTTAACCGCCCTAGCATAATGGTGCCGAGCTTGAAGAATCGTTTCATAGTTAACATCTTCAGTATCGACTCGAATCGTGTCGGCCGTTGCGGATTGACAGCCTGACTCAATCAACTTAATCAGGACTGGAAAACCTGGCGACATGGTTAACTGCTGGAGTGCTACCTTTTCTCCGAGAGTAAGTTCTCTCATAAGTAAAGGCTTTAATTTTTCTGCCATTGTGTATTCCTATTAGAGATTGGTTTCACTACCAAAGCCTGTGTTGCCGGGCTCGCCATTTACTTCTTCACTATCTAGTGCGTGCTGCGTAGTTTGCCGTAAAACCTCCGCCCCAGCTTTCCCGAGTTGCTTCTGATCTTCCAATACCTGGTCTTGCTGGAACTTCTGTAGCCCTGCCTGCTTCTGAGCTTGAATCTGTTGCTGTTGCAAAGCGGCAGGAGAGTTAGCGTCGTGTTTTGTTTTCTGTTCTTGCGTCATCGGCTTCAAAAAGTTCTGACTGAACTTCCAACCGGCGGCATCCGTGAACGCCTTGAACACAGCGACACCGTCCCAAATCATTCCGCTATCGTTGATGTTCTGAGTAAACGTCGGGTTATTAATTAACTGGATGATAATCGGAAGAGCTTGAGCCATTTCTTTCTTGGCTCCAAGATGACTTCCGGCTAATACTTCGTATTCAAACTTCGCTTCTCTAAAATCTATATGATCAACTTTATATTCCGCGGTATCTTTGCCGAGGTTCTCGCCGAGAATGTCTCGCAGAACAGATGTCGGCAACAATTGGTTGTTGAGATCATCCATAACGTACAACCAAGGGATGAATATCTGACGAATGAATCTGCTGTCCGGACCATCTAACCGGCTGGCATTAGCTTGAACTACGGCTGCCGCACCGGTTCCGCTCCGCATCCCGGTTGACTTAATACCTTGGCTGCTAACGCCCTGAACGGTCTGCTCGTTGGCACCGGACGACGCCGTTGCGCTTGTCTGGGCCTGCTGGATAGCTGCCCACGCGCCTGGCGGAATTGGTGGCATTTCGAGGAACTTGAATGCCTTATCGACGTCTTCATCTACTTCGATAATTCCGCCTTGTTTCCAACGTGTATTCTGCGTAGGCGCATTAAAACCGCTCTTACGAACAGCCGTAGGCTGCAGGCCATAAGCAAGAAGATCAAGTGCAAGGTTAGTAACCCCCTGTTCGACCAATTGCTCACTTCCGATTAGCACTCCTAACCCCTGGCCGTAAAAACAGTCAGGGATGTTACGCCAATTTGCCGAGAAGAAAGGAATCTTGCCGTAAGGATTTGCTTCATTACGAATCAAGATGTTATGTCCGTTAAAAGACAAAACAACAATGACTCGTTCCTTATCCCAACGCTCCAAAATTTCCATCGGGGCCTTGAACGGGTCCGCGGACGTTTTCTGGTTGGCTGGTACGGCGTGCTGCAAATAACCAAGCATGCCTTCAGGAATAGTTAACGAAATATTTTCCATCCCGGAAGTTATTCCGTTCAGAAAAATGTATTTCAAAATTTCTTCGCTTGGGATCTGGTAGCCTTCTACCCCACGAAGCGCGTCCAAATCGGAATAAGTCGCGTAATCTCGATATACAACCCAATTAGCGCGTTGGATATCGCCGTACCGACAATTCGGATCAACGAGTACTTTTCGGATGTCACAATACTTAATCCAAGGACGAGAAATCAATCTATCAAAATATTCAACAACAACTTCATCCGACTCCGGTGTATCGATTAACTGAGGCGGTCCACCTAATGGATTAGGGATTGCGGTCTTTTCTGCTTTACGCTTGTATCGTTTTTGTTTCTCTGTGTACTCTAAGTATCCCCATTTTGCAATACACGTTCCGAACAACGCCATCTGATCTAGCATCCGCTCGGCTTCTTCTTCAAACTTCATATCCCACAACTGCGCTGAAAACAAAGCCGTCTTAGCGCGTGTTAACTCTTGTGGCGTGTTTGGTCGCGGACGAAGAAGAAATGGAGGATCTTCATAAAAAATGCCGCCCATCAATTTCGGAACTATACTAGAAATGTGATTTGATAAAATAAACTTAGGCACATTCGCTTGTGCCACATTGCTGCCATCAAATGCGGATGCTGCGGCTGGTGATTGATAAAGTGTGTCGGCTAAAGTCCAGCCGCTGGCCCACTGCGTGATATTTATAAAATTATCGGCCGTGGCTGTATCGTCGATCACTAATTTCAACGCCGCTTCATTTTCAAACGACATTGTATTTGTTTCAGAATCTAAATGAACATTATCTTCTGTAATTTCCGCAGCAGGTAGAAGGTATAAATCTGCTGCTTTTACAGAAAGGTCTTCAGACATTAAATTCCTTATTGTTGTGACCGCGTGGGCCAACGAGGACGCCACCCGCTAGTAGGTTCCTCTGCCGGTGGAACAAATATCGACTGGTTCTGGGGCTTCCCAAAGATGCGCTCATACTGAGCCTTCTGCTGAGCCTTTTCTTTTTCTTCCTTTATTAGAACCTTGGCTTCTTCTGCGTCTTTCTGGTTCATGGAAGACAACGGAAAAAAGGCGACATGAAAGTAGCTCATGGCATCAGGGATGTCGTCTTTCCTGCCTTTATTTTTCTTTTCACCGGTGTAATCTTGTAATTGTTTAAACGTCTGGTCAATCCAATGCCCGATAACAAACCAGAGCAGGTCTTCTTTCAAAAGTGTTTCTAGACCCTTGACTCGGTTTCTCTTGGCATTTTCTTGAAGCGAAGGCGGTTTCCAAAAGACATCCAGCGTGACTCCGAATACAGGAGCCAATCTGTGAAGTTCACTCTTGAGCCATTCGGCCCCGGGTGAATTTTCAATCAACGTCTTTTTTGGATTCCATTTCTTGTTAAGGCTGATTATCTGCAGCGCAAGTTCAGACGAAGTCCATTTATCACACGCGACTTCCAAAATAACCAAACCATGTCGACCATCTGCTCGCTTGTAAACTCGACCAACAACTCCTGCGGAATAGTCCGACCGCTTGTTGGCTGTCAAGGCCCAATCCCAACAGATATAAACATCACCTTCTTGCGGCGCTGCTTCTTTCTGATAAAGATGCCTACGGAGAATGTCTTCGCCGAACTGAACCTTGAACGGGTTATCTTTGTCTGCGCCCGCGGGTTCGTTTAATTGCTGACAACGGAATTGCGTCTCATTCTGAAGAAGTTTCTTTCGAAGAGACTTAAATGTGGCTTTTTCTGGAAAAGTAAGAATAACCATATCTTCAGTAAGTTCTTTCAGAGGAACTTCTGAAAACTCCGGTCTGACTGTCCAGCACGCCCGACAAAAATACTTAACTCCGTTTCCCGGCTCTGATGCTTTCTTTAAACGATCCCCATACCAATCAGGAACAGGATCACCGTAATACCGAGTTCCGATATTGTCAGAAAAACCCCACTCATCTAAAAGATTATCTGCGCCGTCAATTTTAGTATTAAGAGCTTCTCGAACGTCCGTATCAATACAATTTTCATCATTAACGACGTCGTCGCTTTTCTTGATATCACAATGCCAACCAGACAATCCAGACTCAATAGAGTTAAACCACAATGATGGAAATCTTTGAAAATGCCCTCGGCAAGGCAACGTCAGAGGTGTTGACGAAGTTCCGTCTTTTCCACGAATTACGTATTCAGGAAACAAAAGATGAAAATCAGTAAAATCTCCGCCTTTCGGAACATGCAAATATCCCTTGATCTCTTTCATCAAAGAAGAACCGATTTTATGGTCGGCCGCCATGATCAGAATTCTGATATCCGGAACATTAATTAGCCACTGGACACAATCGACGCTATCAATCGTAGATTTATAAAATCCACGAGGGTCTAAAATTATGGCTTCCCGAGTGGGATTTCCTTCGGCGTCGAACCGCTCTTGTTTACCGATTGCTTCATGGACATTACCGATAGTGTATCCGGATGGAAAACAGCCATCGAATTTTTTCTGAACAAACTGGTCGCAAACCGGCTGGTGGACGTGTGGAATAAAGTCTTTTCTAAATACGTCCCGACCAAGCCAAAATAAATCTTTTCTAGCTTGGTCGCGCAACTGAAGCCACTCTTCAAATGACCTCGGCATTCCCAATATGTCTGTAGCAGACGGATTCGGAAGAACGACCTTTTTCTTTCTTCGTGGATCTTCGTCTTCATCATCGACGTCTTTATAAGGCTGACCATAATAGATCTTGCCCAAATCTTCATAAGACAAAGCCTCGGAAAGATATCTCTCGCCGTTTGCCTGCTTGTCTTTCTCAACTAATGAATCTAAAAACTCTGCTGCCTTCTTTAAATTTTCCCGATATTGTTTATTGTACTTATTTTTGGCCTCGCCTGTTAATGCCATTGAAACTCCAAACTATCTAATGATGAAAATGACTCATAGTTTTAGCAAAATTTTTCATATGCTTTACATGTTCTGAGTCATTCTCGTGAACCTTTAATTTTCCGGCAGGAATCTTAGTTCCGGGCGCAATTCCTAAAGCGTGGTGTAATCCCCCGGCCCTGAGATGCCTTAGTGCCCGATATAACGAAACGTTATGCTTTGCCATTACGCTACCGCTGGCCCCGGCATAGGAAGCTGAGTCGGTTGTGGCGTACCTTGAGCCGGTCCCGCATTGGCTTCCGCCTCTCCTTCATTGGGCGATCCGAGGTGGTCCTGAATCGAATCGTGAACTCCATCAAGATCTTCGACAGCGTGCTTTACATCTTTCTTAGGATCGCTCTCGTGAACATGATGAATAGTCGCCGAACCATCGTGGTGATATTCCGTATGTGTATGAGAAAAGTGATGCTTCTTTTTTGCCATATAAATCCTTTACTTCAAGTTATCCGAGTTAGGTGTATTGTTGTGGTGCATGATATGCGCCACCTCACCTAATTCATTAGACTGACTTGCTTCTGCTCGATTCCGTTGCGACCTACTTGCCTTGATGGCTGCCGGATTCTCTTTTATCTGGCCGCCGTGTCCTGTATAAGGCATAACTGAACCTTCGCCTTCTGGATTAGCGTTACCGGCCAACGCAGCATTACGCTGTGCGTGGCTAGCTGCATGGGGTTTACGATTATCCTTGGCTTCCTTGACTTGATGCTTCGTATGTGCAGGATGAACCGAACCAATCTCTAAACCGCTGCCTATAGAAATATCTCCGTCATACGATTTATTCGGAAGCTGTTTTGTGTGTTCTTTCATTTTCTTCTCCGTAAAATATCTTGAAACTTAAAATACTGGCTGGGGTCGTTCAATCAAACATGCTCTTCTGGGCATCTGTCAGGATGCTTAGGTAAGATTACTCGGAAAGGAGGGACGAGTAATGTCGTATCGTTCCGACGTGCGCTTCCCAGACCCCTCGGGAGGGAAGTTCTTCTGCTTGACGAACCCGATTCTAATCTTTTTTCTTGCGTGCTTGTCTTGCTATCTGGTATATTGGCTTATCCCAACCGACAGGAGGCTTTGGTGGTTCCGGTTTAGGCGGAGCAGGAACGTCGTTTTCCACCTTGACTAAATCCGTATTCTCGCCGGGTTTAACAACCAAACCTGCGAAGTCATTCGCCATTTTTCTTCCTTGCGTCGTGAGCAACCTTATACGGAATCTTCGAGTAATCCGTAGCGTGTTCCCACTCTTTTACTTTTTCTTTTCCGCCAAGAGCTTTTGTTCCCGCAGGAGTGTGGGCCCAGGCATTTTGTGCCTTACTTTCAAATGGCATTTATTTCCTCGTTCTTTTCTTTACTGGTTTAGAAGTTTCTCTAGACGCGGCTTCAAGATGCCTCAAAAAGGAATCACCGAGAGTATGTACACCTCGGCGTAAATCTTCTTGACGATCCTCGACGCCTTGCATCTTAGTTCCGATATCTCGAACGTCGGATGTTATATTAACCAACATGCCGCCGTGCTCATCGAGCGCTTTTTGTAAATGTGGAACATGGTTCGTAGCCAATAAAGTCACAGTATCATTTAACTGTTGGCGTTGTTTATAAACAGCCTTAAGATACTTGAATATCGCGACAACAGCAGTAATAAGAACGGTACTGGCTCCACCAACTTCGCCAATAATCTTCGACCAATAATAAATATGTGCTAGTGATTCCGGAGATACAGTCATTTTCTAATCGCCCCATAAAATTGCCGAGGCTATAACGGGGCTGCTATGATTTTCACATGTCGTTCTGTGGGGCCGCGGTTTTGTAGTGCGTGCCGCCAATTCAGGACGAAACTTGAAAGGGCGGCTAGACTACTAACCGCCCCTACTTAAGCGATTAGATGGCTGCCAACTGGAATTGATACATGTTAGCGGAGTTACCGGATTCGCTGACTGAGAACGTCACGCGAATGGCCAAACCGAAAACAGGATCTATTGCAAAACTCAAACCAGACAAGTTAGACAAAAGAACTTTCGGCGTGCTGTTCTGGAGAACGTTATCAACCACAGCCGAGAACTGGCCTTGGATAATACCGGAAGCGGTTGTTCCTTGAATCTGCGCTTCCAAATACCAAGGATAAAATACGCCGGTCAAAGGCTGGGTTGTTACCGCGCCGGTTGACGCAATAGCGGTCCAAATTGGGGCCGTTACGGTTCCGGTGTTAGCAACCATATCGATTGTGACGTTCGGGCAAGCACCGCCAGATCCTACTTCGAAATCTCCGGCTGCTGTGACTGTAAATTTCTGACCATTTAAAACGTTAAAACCTTGGGCGTTTAACTGACCTGCGCCGGAAGATGCGCTCGGGCCAATAGTCGTGCCGGACGTGAAGTTACCCGTTGGTCTTTGAAAGTACTTGGGCGAAGTGCCAGTTCCCCCGACTGTTACAGGTTGGATACCACTGATTTGATAATTATTGAATACTGACATCGTGTTTCCTCTTTATGTGTACGCCAGACTACGAGGTTCTCCCGGAGCCGACGCTTTTTATGAAGGAAACATTTGGATCAAACTATGTTTCCCTTCAAACTTTTTATTACTTGGGCCGCCAAGCGGGGCCGAGGTGCTGAATCTTTAAATCGGGTTGAACGATTGAATTGACTGCCAACAACTCATAAGGCATCCAGAAATCGCCACCAAGCCCCCAACCGGTTCCCCACGAATTACGAACCCTGACTGCGCCGGGCGCTTGTGCCCCCGGGCACTTCACGGTGTCATCGTAAGCAAATATAAGAATTTCATGACCACCAAGAAGTTGTTCTTTCGAGGCGTTCGGGATAGGCATCAAACCGTCAGACTTGATGTCTTCAAATGACTGATAGACGTCCATACCGATACGAACTCGGTATCCTGAGTTGATGCAAAGCTTGACGTCTTGGGTAGTGAATAACGAGTGATATGCGCCTGCCTTGAATGACAGAGCATCTTGTAACTGAGCGGCTGTCGGTGCGACTGAAAGATTCGCAACGTTATAAGGATCGCCTGATTCCTGACAAACACCAAACTGATTAATTGCTTTACAACTAGTCTCGCCGGTCGAACCACAGTCACCTTGATCTAACGTGCCATCAAGTTGACGTTCGATGTAATACAAAAACTGTGGACTGAGTTTAACAATCCGGCCTTCATACTGTGCCGCAATTGCTTCCCTGTCTTCCGTGCCTGCGTGAGCCGTACACGAACCTTCTTGGCCTTGGTCTTTCGTGGCCTGCATGAACTGATGAAGGTGATCGTCTATCGGGGGTGGTTCTGCCAACGTCAAATTAGGAACTGATATAATGCTATACGCGGTGTGCTTATGCGGCGCTCTAAACCAACCATACCTACGACCACCAGCACTAATTTGTAGTTCAGGCATTATTCCCCCGCCGTTTCGATAAGAGAATTAATTTCAGATATACTTTCAGCGACTAAAAACCACGTACCATTAAGCAAAGTAACTACCGTTCTATTTGCTTCGACTGGATCTGCCGATAAAGAAACTATTTGTTTAGGGTCAACTGCAAGGGAACGACGGTTTACGCCAATCGTCCCCAAGTCAGTCAAATTAATCATTATTAGTATGCTAGGCCGAGCGTGATAACTCGGACAAACTTACCGTGAACGTGGACTTCGTGAGACTTCGTGAAGGAATCAACGGCCGCGTTTCCGGTCTTGACCTTCAACGTGTCGTTATAGCTCTTAACAAAAGTCTTCAAAGGAAGAGGTACGGCCGTCTTTTCCAAGGTCGCCTTGAAGGACGCCGCCTGTTGACAACTCGGGATCACGGCCGTGATAGCCACAATTGTTCCGGAAATCAAAGCAGACAACGTTTCAATCTTAGTCTGGGTAGCGGGGTCAGAAACCTGTGCTAACGCCATGACCTGCGCTTGGTCGGCAGAGTACGTGTTAATAGCAGCTTGAAGCTGGGCACATGCTGTCGGGGCTGCTGCAGCGGAAGCCGCAGAGAAATCAGCGGCTAATGTCTTGACTCGTGCTGCGTCCGCGGTAATCTGGGATTCCAGCGCGGTATTGATTGGCTGGCCCTTTGCGATAGCCACGATATTCAAAATATTGATAAGTGCCGGTGCTGCCGCGATAAGAATATCATCCAGCGTGGTTACCCAGGCTGTAGAACATCCGTATGCGAACATGCTACAAAGCAACATACTAGCTAGAATCTTTTTTCCGTGTTTCATTTTATATCCTTTTTACTTAGTTATATTTGTATTCGAATCTAAACTTCCTGTGCTGAGCGTTAACGTCGAAGTCGCCGTCGATACCGGTGTCGGTGCTGGTGCCGGGGTTGGTGGGACTATCGGCGATTGTTTAAGATCTGCTATAATGACAGCCAAAGCTGCCGCGAGTATCGGATGACCTAACGTAGCTACCGTGACATAATGGATAAGCTGTGCTTGCGCTGCTGGGGTCATATACGACCAGATACCAATAGCCGCGGCGGAAATAGTCAACCAATATTTCCTAATGCTGTTTAAATCAATATTAATGACCATATTTACGAACCAGTCGCAACCCCGGCGTAGCTTAAGTAATAGCTAATGTTGCCGCCTTCTTGGATGGATTGGATTATGTCTTGTTGGGAAGGATTGGTAAAAGCTGTAGAGAAGAATAGTGCGGTAGAGCTACCACTAGGAGCGGTAGAATTGAATACTCCTAATCTGGTCCCATTAGTGGGAGCGGAGGCGGGATTGTGAACGGCTCCTGTAAAATCAACGTTGACCGCGACTGTAACCGTACCGTCGCCCGGTTGATCGCCCGGAATAACTATCTGCAGTAAATCAAGATTGGGCGCAGCAGAAGCCTGTGTCCCGGCTTGCGCAAATGCGTTCTGTAAAGACGAACCTTGAAAACGACCACGAAGGGCCGTTGTAGTTGCTGGCATAATTAATCCTTAAGATGTTTTGGATTTTTACTACTGACTTACTAGAATATTGGTAGTCGAGGTGTGAGTCGCACACACAACCTTAGAGTAATCGGCTCTCTGCTCCGCTGTTGAGCTACTCGACTATTAAAAGTATTCGTCTATTACTGCGTCCTTTTCTGGATGTGCCACGATGAACTTCGTCACCGTGTTATCAGAAAGGTCGTTCAAAAATTCTAATACGCGCTCGGACGGAATCGCGATGTTATAACTTCCTTCCGCGAATGTCCCGACAGCTACGCCAATCAACGCGTGTTGCGCTTGACTGAAAACACCGCTACCGCTTGAGCCGTGCGCAATCGTAAGATTCATCGGCATCGCGGATTGCCACATCGGGTATTGATTGAGTATCTCGGCTGGCAGCTTCGGGAAATAATCCCCGACATACTCGCCATGAAATACATGCTTCCCGGTTCCTAACGGAAACGAGACATTAAAAATCGAATCACCAGAACTGAGTCGACGATTATCCCGGATTCTGATTGTCGGGATGTTTGCGCCGTTCTTTAGGTACAAAAGAGCCAGATCGTCATTCAATGATATCGCGATTGGCGTGGCGTCATAAAATGGGCCTGCCTCATCTGCGCTGAATGACACGACAAACTTTTGGCTGATTTTATTCGTGTCGGCGTTTGCGACACAATGACGGGCGGTCAAGAAAATCCCGCCACCATCTTTCGTACTGCCTATCTCTGTCCCAGAGCAATGGAACGTCCTGTCAGCCTCGGTAAAAATCGCGCCGGACGACTGAATCGCATCTGATTCTAGAGATACAAAATGTCTCAGAGACGACCGCTGTGTATATCCGCCGATAAGTAGAAAAATTACCAAGAGCAATGCAAGAAACGTCTTCATCTTGTTACCTGCTTGCCGCAATACTTAACAGAGCATTGTGCGGACGTTGGCTGTTCGCTATTTGGCGAGCCCCTGTTCAGCCTTGTTAAATTGGTTCCCGGGGCTCGATTCGAACGAACATTCGCGCCTTCAGAGGGCGTTGGCCTGCCTGTTAGCCGACCTGGGAATAGAAACTTTGGCGGTTTCACCGCCGCGGCGACTCTCGTGCTTCATATCTGAAGCGCATCGCGTTACTTCGAGATTGGTTGCCTCGGTACGAATCGAACGTACATAACGAGTTTCAAAGACTCGCGAATTGCCGATTATTCGACAAGGCAATAGAAATGGCGCTGAACCGTGGAATCGAACCACGTACGACTCGGCGTTTCAAACCGACGCTCTACCGATGAGCTAGATCAGCGTAAAATGGAGGAGACCAATTGAGTTGAACAATCATCCTTTCGGATGGCCTAGTTTTCAAGGCTAGTTGGGAACCACTTCCCGCTGGACTCCATAAAATTAATTATTTCCTATAATAAACCACGACGTTCCGTTCGTTGTCACGGTGACGTATTTATACTGCGCCGACAACGCGTAGTTTGTCGCGCCGTCGATTGTACCGACTACGATACAAGTGTTTCCAGAACTATCAATTCTCTTGATAGTGAATTTACTTGCATTGAGTCCTGACAACGCCGAAGCGGCGGAAGGTAAAGTAAAAGTATAACTTCCTGTTGTGCAATCCGCAAAAACGACTTCGTCATTCAAAGTCAATACATAACTACCAGTCTTAGCAGCTATTTTATTCTGGACACCGG